TTCATCAAGAAGTAATGAGGTATCTGAGTATCTTGAATACATACAGTTTAAGCAGTTGTCATTCATTTTTATATGTTAAATTTACTTGTGTTTATTAAATAATCAAATTCTTTCTCTATTTTAGGATTTAAAATATTTTTGATGTGTTTTAAATTATCTATATCATATTCTAATATTATTTTCTGATAATCATATGATTTTAATATACTAAAATCAAGACATCTTAATTTTGATATTATAGATGGATTTTTTTTCATTTTATTGAGCCAAAACTTTTCATTGTAATTAGTTATGAATTCAGTAGTGAATGAATTTTCATATTTACCATCATAATTACTTATAATACGATATGCTAATTCTAAATATTTTGTATTTAAAATTTTATCTTTATTATAATACTCAAAAGGTAATCCTTGTAATATATTATAACCTTCATCTTTTTGTTTATCAAGTATTATTTTTACATATTTATTTAAATTCTTACTTAACATTAATGAAACTAAACTACTTAATGTATATTGATATTTATCTTCTGAATGTGTAGCATATGAAGAAAATGAATAATCTTCTACTAAATTTTTAGAATTTACTAAATAAGGTACTGCATCTAAATTTCCTTTTTGTATTACATTATAAATGTGTCTATATGTTACTGGAACACCTAAATCAACAAGATATTTTATTACATTATAATTATCATTATATTTTGTTGCATAATCCATACAATTTTCTGGTGCTCTTGAAAATGTAGCATCTTTCTTTTTGTTCGGATCTAATCCTGTGCTAATTAAAAACTTAACGATATCTAAACTACCTTTAAAACAAGCTGTCATTAATAAATCTTGATTGAATGTTGCTCCTAAATCTTTTAATAATTTAAAATTTTTTACATCTGAATTGTGATATACAAGATTACTAAAAAATTCTGAATTATTTATTAATGCGTTATAAATATTATCATTTTTTAATATAGATTTAAAATAATTATAAGGAAGTTCAGCAACTGCTGAGTTATTTTTTGAAAATGTTTTTGTAGGAATATAATCAACTAATTTAACTGATAATTCTGGAAGCTCTCTACAAGCAAAATATAATAATCTATCTTCTTCATATTCTGTTATATTCTTTGTTTTTAGAATATTTATATAGTGATTTACATCAAGTATAGATTTGAAATCTTCATAAAAACTATAATATTCTGGCGTTGCCTTTTTCTCGTATATTTTGAATTTAATTATCATAAATTATATATAAAAAAATTATTTAAAATTTTCTTTCAAGCTCCATTCGTTTTAATGTGTCATATGGAGTTTCACCTTTTTTCATTGTATAACTACATCCTGTTGTGCCACCTTTCCAGGTACCTTTTTTATTGCCTATATCATCACTAAATCTTATTGCAATGTCTTTCCTTATTAAACTATAATACTTCAACCAGGTGAGCCATTTCCATCTCCATTCTCTTTCTTCTACTCTAATTGTTGCATTACAATATTGTTCGTCTCCGTATTCTGTGGTATATTTATAAGGATATGTTTCAGAAAAAATAATATCTTTCCATTTTGGTTCATTCCAAAATTCCATATTTCTTTTTTTTCTTGTTTCACTGTACCAAGTTTTATCTTTAGCTAAACAACTAGTTCTTATCCAAGTATAATACCAAGGTAATTCAAAACATTTGTTTTCGTTTCCATGACATATCCAACATTGCTTATCAAAAAAATATATACCATATGTTGGAGCACTACATTGATCATATAGTTTCTTAATGTATTTTATTTCTATTTTTGTTTTTTTACCAGATAATGCGGATAGTTTATTTTTTCTAATGTCTTTAATGTTTTTCTCTATTTCTACTTTTTTATAATGTCTCCATGGAAAATATATAAATAATTTACCCCAAATAAAATATATTTGAAGAATTGGTTTTGGATCAAAATATCCTGCAATATGATATCTTATGCTAAATCCACTCCACTCAGGAGTAAATTCTAAATATTTGTTTTTAATTGCTCTCAACTCCAAGTCTTGTTAATTTTATTATTCTTTTAACTAATAATAGATTTTCTGGTAATTTCATATTATATAAATTGGTTAATGTTTCTTGATTAAATTTAACTCCGTGATCATAATCATATGAGATTTTTGTAAATTGATCACCTGCATCCATCCAATCCATCCATAATGGACCACAATTATCTAATCCATAAGAAATACATTGTTTATATAATTCACCCAATGCAGTCCTATTTTTCATGTATTTAGCTGTGCTAGTTTCTCTTTCATCGTATATCATTTTCATATTAGTAAAAAATATTAATTATGTTTTCAAAAAAAATATATATACTAAAAAATAATAGTTAAATATGAGAAACTTGATAAGTTTTCAAAAAATGTTTGAATATGCCACAGGTGAAAAATTAAAAACTAGATGGACAGAAAATGATGTTATTATAGCATTATATTATGAGAAATTTGGATTTAGTAAACTTGGTATTGAAGATGATAAAATTGAAAAATTCGTAAATGAATATATTGGTTCAAATGAACCATCATTAAAAATGGAAGCATTGAACATAAGATATGCGTTAGGATTAAAACATAATGAAGAACCAGAAGGATTATCTAGATTTTCAAAATTACATGTGAAAGTTACAAATGAATACGATAGTTTTTCTGAGCCAGAATTGAGAGAAGTTGTAGAGAATATTATAGATAATACAACTGAAGCTCAAATATTTAAGAATGTATCACAAGCAGAAAATCAAAGGGAAGAAGTTCTTAAAAGAAGAGAAGCTAAACGAAAGGCAAAAGAAATGAATCCAGGTAGAAGAAGAGGAAGACCAAGTGCGAGTGATATAGAAATGAAAAATATACCAGTAGATGATTCAACTGATTCATATGGCAGACCAATATCAAAACTTGATGATACAAAATCAGATGAACAATCATTTGTTCAAGTTGGTGATGTTCTTAATCATAAAAAATTTGGTAGAGGTGAAGTTATGTCTGTTAATGGAAATTTAATTGAAATAGATTTCTTTGAAAATGAATTAGGTACAAAAAAACTTGTATTTAAACCTGAATTGTTCAACTGGACTCCTGATACATTCTAAAATGAACCTTTATAAATAACTATATAAATAAAAATTCAAAAAACAAAAGAATTATTATGACTCAAATAATTAAACTAAACAATCAGCCTGATGACTTAATAAGTCAATTAAAAGATAAAGAATTGCTAATATATGAAGATATTCAAGGATCTCAAATTTTTGTAAAATGGGATGGAAATAAATTCTTAATTAGACCAAAATCAATAAGTAATACAGATCTAAATTTTGTAGATTTGGCTATTCAAAAATATTATAATAATGTTTTTCAATATATATATACTTTGCCCGATTTTGTAACTAACTTACTATCAAAAAATTGGTGGTTTTGTTTTGAGTACTTTCCAGATAATCAACCAGGTAATATAGAATATAAAAAAATTCCAAAGAACAATTTAATTTTAACTTGTATAGTTAAAGGTACAAAATATAAATATGATTATAATGAGATATTAGAATATGCTAAATTATTCAATGTTGATTCATTACCTGTCATATTTAAAGGTAAATTGAACGAGAAGCAGTTAGAAGTGATTAACTTGTTCCTACACACATCAGAAGAAGATTTAGAGTATGTGTATGGAGAATCTAACTTTGCATTTTTTTTCTATAAGATATTAAATCCACAATTGAATAATTCTTTTTTAATGGATGGATTCAATGACAATTTAGAAAAAATTATAGTTAGAATTAATAATAATGATGAATTTTCATTTGAAATATTAAATCCATCATATGAAAAAATGAATCTTGATAGTAAAACAGATTACTTAGAGAATTATTCATTAATATTATTAAATTTTTTAGAGTTTATACAACTTATTAGTTTTGAAAAAGTTAAGCTTAAAGAAATAACAAAAGAAGAATTGTATATTGAATTAATTTCAGCTATATTTAATGATTATGTAGAGAATATTACTAAAGAGATAAAGGATTGGAATTTATCAATTCCTACATTTTTCTCAGAAGATAAATTTAAAATTAATACGTTTTTATTGAAAAATGATAAAACTATTGAGTATATAAAATCTGATGATAAAATTGAATATATATTTAAGCTTATTTTGAGTTCATTTAATAAGAAATTAAAGAAACCAATCGGAATTTTTAATGATAAAACATTAGAAATGTTTAACCGTGATGTAGATAAAATGTCAATTTATTTAGATAATATATTAAAAGTTAATCGTGAGTATTTATTGAGAAATAATGACTTACTAAATTTCAAAGATTATTTCAATGTTAATTTTAATACTGATGCAGAAAATAATATTTATCCTGATGTTAAAAAATTAGGAGCAGAAATTCCATCAGGTGGGGAAAAGAAGAAAGAAAATTCAAAAGATATGTTGAAAGGTGGTAAGCCATTTGACTTAAAGAAAGGTAAATTCTAATATTTAATTGAGTATTATCATAATAAATTGCACCATTATCAATACGATTGATAATGGTGCATTTTTATATATTAAATTTGTTTGATGATGTTCTTATTTCTGAATTGAACCTACTAGCACACCAGTTTTTTAATATCATATCAGTTTTAATATTTTTAACATCAACATAAGTAGTGTTTATATTTAATTCTTTTACGAATTCTTGATCAATTTCATAAATATTGTAATTATTATCTTCATTTTCTATGTAAATTCTAATAACTAAATATTTCTCTCCTATTACTGGATAACCACTATCTCCATCTATCCAAGGTACATCATCAATACAAGTAACTTCATCACCTACTGAAAAATATGGAATATCATTAGTTTCAAATATTTTAAAATTTGTTATCATAAATTAAATTTGTTTGCAGTTTTATTCAATTTAAATTCGTCAAATTCTTCAGGAGTTAATACACCAGATGTTTGAAATATTACTTCTCCATTATTTTTTAATTCTTCTGTGAAATCCCTAATAGCAGAATCTCCATAATAAAAAACTTCAGACCAATCTTCATTTCCTTCATCTGTATATTCTCCATCATCGTTATAATAATATCCAATTGTGATTCCAGGAGCTTCCATCATAATACCAAGTTCTGATATATCATTAAAATATACCAATCCAGAATTTCCTGTTATATCTTCAAAATAATCCCAAAATTCTGAATCACTTATATCATCTTCAGCTATTTTTTCTTTGCCTTCTTCAGTTAATGATATTTTTAAATTACCATTTTCTAATCTTTCTAATGATAAATAACTGCCACTATGTAATTCATTTGTATCATGTGATATCATAGTTTCATTTAGAGTAAATTTATTAAATTTTGTTATCATATTATATGTTAAATTTTTTAGTATCTAAATACATTTTTAAATTTTCAATTATGTCAGATACTTTTATATCAGGATTTTTCTCTTTTTGTTCTGTGAATATATCATAAGAATCACTAATATCGTCTCTATCTACTGTATCACTACCATATTCATATATTTTATCTGGTAAGACTTCATTGAAAGTTTCAATTATATTTTTAATGTCTCCAGTATAACCATAGTAAGGTTGTGAATAATTAATCACATCATCTTGATAACTATCATCATATTTATTAATTATAAATTTTGCTTTGTATGCGTCAGTTGAATTTTCAAATTTTATCCATAGCATTTTTTCTTTACTATTATTATGATATTCCCATTTATTAGAATCTTTTAATATATTAAAGAATGAATATGCTTCTTTTATTATATCATTCCAAGCCTCATCAGCATCTGCAGATTCATGTCCTGAACGAATACAATTTAATAAAATATCTTTAAATTCTTCCATTTCATTCTCTTCTATTATATCAACAGCATCAGAATAATCATCAATATCATCAATATCATAATCATAACCATTATTAATTAGTTCAAGTGCTAGTATTATTTTAATTAAATCTAAATTATCTTTAGATAATTTCATGCTTTCAGTGATACTAAACTCTGTATTATGATAATCAAATATATCATAAGAATCACCAGATAAAACTGTTGATATTAAATCATTTGATGTGTTGCTATCTACCTTAAAATAGTCAACAAAGAATTTATAATCATCAATAACTAACCAATATTCATCATCATCTTTAACAATATTTTTGCAGTTAAGATTTTCTCCATAGAAATTTAGTAGTTCAGTATTATCTTCAATTGTTTCTTTCAAATCAATATTATCGTCATCTAATGTATAAAAATCACCTCTATCAAAATCAAATACTATTTTATCATCAGTTTTTTTGTTTGTATTTAAAAAAAGATTCTCAAAATTTCCTTTATATGAACTCATATTAATATTACCATCTTCTGACCACTCAGTTAATGCTTCAAATGAATTAGCTTTTTCAATTTTCCAATTTTCATTTTCAAATAATATAGTAAGATAATTTTTAGTTTGTTCTAAATTTGATTCATTTATTTCTTTGAATGAATATATATATTTCATGTTAGATATTATATTTTTTTGTTGTTTTATATATTTCTATTCCTCCAACTTGATAAATACAATTCAATAAATCATATATATCATTAGGAACACCAATAAATCCAGGATTTGAATCTTCATCAAGATTATTTATCGGAAATCCTTCAATATATAATGTATCTTCTGATCCTCCTGATTGAGCGCCAGTGTTCCATATAGTATATCTTACCCCAAATATTTTAACTAATGCATAAGCACCTTGATATAAATCATGTCCCCTGATATCATCAATTTTTAATATGTTATCGTCATCTAAATTTGAAATTATATAATCTAATCTTTCTTCTAAATATTTAATTAAACTTGCTTCTTCACTGTCATCATCTGGATTTTCTTTGACATATTCCCAATTAATCCCTCTGCTCCATTCTCCTGCCTCATATATTTTATACTGTTTTAAGTGCTTCATATTTTTATATATTATATTTTTTTATTGATTGGTATATTTCCATTCCGCCAGATTTATAAATCATATTTAATAATTCTGCTATTTCATTTGTATCTCCTATATATCCAGTTGTTTCATCTTCATTAGGATTATTTATTGGAAAATCTTCAATGCATAATTTATCTATTGAATATACTTCACTTATTTTATAGTTTTTATCAAATATACTAACTATCGCATAAGAACCATAATCTAAATCATTTCCTTTAATATTAACAATTTCGAATATGTTATAATTATCTAACATAGATATCACATCATCTAGTTTTTCCTGTAAATCTCTAATTAAACTTGCTTCATCACTTTTATCATCAGGATGTTCTATGACATATTTCCAGTCAACATCTTTATTCCATCCTTCTGATTCATATATTTTATATGATTTGATATGATTCATAAAATATTTTATATTTATATATAAAAAAACTTGCGCAATAAAAATATTTGTATTATCTTTGTTGTGCTTTTATAATGTCTACTACTTGTTGTGAAACAACTGACGTTTAATTTCTAATTTCATAATTTTTGAAAACCTCTCACTGATGAAAATTCAGTGAGAGTTTTAAAAATTAAAAAGTTATAATATAATAATAAATAATTTTATTTAATAATAATGAAAGAGTTAATAGATGATACATTAGTTCCAGGTAGAGGATATTATTATTTACTAGATTGGAATGAATCTGATAGATGGGAAACAATGTTCAGATTATTCGAAAAAAACAGACTGTGTGATTTAGAATTACATGAATATATACAGTTGCTTGAAATAGCAACAAAAAAAGATTTAGAAGCATTAAAAATAGAAAAAACTTAATATTTTTATATTACTATATACATTACAATAAAAATTAAAATTCTTATGAACAACAATATTTTAAATATGATTCAGCAACAACAACAAACTTACGTTTGATTGGGTTAGAATCATGTTTACTTTTTACCCAATCCTGAAATGGTTTGGGTTTTTTTATGCCCAACTTTTTAAGTTGGATTTTTTGTTTATATAATGCTCTATGTTTGTAATGATAGCAATCAGGAATCTGGATCCTGCAGTTTAGGTTTGAATCCTAATAGAGCAACAATAGAATGTCACTGCCTTGTGATGGAATTGGCTAAACATGTCAGTCTTTGAAACTGATGCTCATATGAGCTTGTGGGTTCGAACCCCACTAAGGCGACAAATTATATTGTTCATTGGTGTAAAGATAGCACACAAAAATTTGGATTTTGGAGAGAAAGTTTGATCCTTTCATGAACAACAATACATTCTCATATGGTATAAAGGCTATTACATTTGTTTTTGGAACAAATAATCCAGGTCCGATTCCTGGTGTGAGAACATAAAAAAACTCTGAAATTTAAATTTCAGAGTTTTTTTATGTGTTCATTGTACATTTTTAAGAATTCTTCATCAGATTGTTTTTTGAATTTCATTTGAAGTTGTAGAATTTTTCCTAAATCTACTCCAGTTAAATCTCCTTTCTGAATACCTAATTCATTTAAAACATCAAAGATGCTTTTATTTTTCTTATCTTCTTGATTAGATGTTCTAAATTTGAATTCTAATTCAAGTGCCAAATCATAGTTATCTATTTCTATATTATCTTTAAAATATTCATAAATCTTGATATGCTTCATGCTTCATTTTTCTTTTATATATAAAAAAAATAAGTGCTATTATTAGTGTTTCTATCTTCCCAGATATACTAACTTACCACTTATTACCAATAATCATTTATGACAACGTTATATTTTTATATTATACATTTCGAGTATAGTTTTTATGTCAAGTTTAAGAAATTCTTCAAAATCTTTTTCTATTGCATCATATTTTTTGCTTTTATTAACTATTGACTTATAAATGTCTATATTTATTTCATTTGAGTTTTCAGTTTTGTTAATATCTGATAATGATTTTATTAAACCTTGTAAGAAAATGACAATTTTTTCTTTTTCTGAATATTGTGTAAATTTTCTGATGTTTCCAGTTTCAATTTGAATTCCATTAATATTATTTAATTTTAATTTTCTTTGCTCACTTATAGAAATCTCATCAAATTGATATGCATATACATTTTTATTTATTCCACTTAATTTTAGATAGTAATAATCAAATGAATATCCAGTTCGGCGTTTATTGAATTGAGATTGTACATAATAAATTGATCCTTCTTTTGTGTGACTTGAGTCACTATGATTACATCTAACATATTGTCCAGTATAGTCAATATTCTCAGCATCTAATGATTTTGATGATACAATGAAAGTTTCTTGATTATCTAAACATTCTCCATTTTCTAATTTAAAATTAATAGCTGAATAATATGTTAATCCTTTTATAAGAACTCTTTTTTCACTATTTGTACCAGCGCCAGTATTATACAATTCAGTTGCATAATACACACCTCCTTTTAGTAATTTTGTAGATGCCTTTGGATTTACACAAATAATTTTTAATGGAGATTTTATAGTGATTTCGTGATCCATTTATTTAATTTTTTGGTTATTTTGATATTTCATTCCACTTAATATTCCTCTATGTAATCCAGATAAATAACTTTGAATAAGTTGATCTGTCACATCACCTTGGGTTGAATATATAAGTTTGTTGTCTATCAATATTATTCCAGTGTTACCAGTAATAATAACATTTAATGATGATATTACCTCTTTTATATCAGTTATTATTTTTTCAGTTTCTACGTTCATTTTTTAATATTTTGTGTGTTTAAGTCCTCCTATTATTCCTTCATATAATCCATATAGATAACATTGTATAAATTTTTCAGTCATAGGACCTTGTGTTGAATATATGAGATTATTTTCAATTAATATTATTCCAGTATCATAAGTAATGATGATATTTAATGTAGGAATAATTTTTTTTACTTCATTGAATATTTTTTCAGTCTCAATGTCCATAATTTATCAGAACATACTATTATAAATATTTGTTAATAATAGAAAATCAGATATATTATAAAATAACAAATTTACTATTATTATAGTTAATATTAAAATTGTTAAAAATGAGTCAAAAATCAAAAGAGATTTTCTAAAATATACATTTTTATAGTGCTTAAAAGAGCTTACCTTTAAAAATGATATTATTATTAATGATGAAAATAAATTGACATTTATAGTAAACATTCCAATGATTAATAAAATGCTATAAATAATATCTACTAATGCAATTTTAGCAAATAGTCTAATGATTTCAGGATTTAATCTTTTCATTATATTTTTTCCATAAAATGATGATATTACACTCATTCTATAAAACAAACTGAATTTTATCAATTTATGGAATTCAAATGCAAGAAATGTACCAATTGACAATAAAAATATTAAATTAATCATAAATTTTTTCCATTAAAAGGTTCAATGTTTGGTCCTGTGCTAATTCCACGTTCTAATATTGATCCCATGTACTTGTATTTGTCGTCATTGTACATATCATTGAAATTTTTTTCAGACGCACACCAAACTAAGGTATCTCCACATAAAAATAGGTAGTAATTCATATTATTTATTTATTTATTTTAGTGATTTTTCTTTTTCTTATATCTTGAATATCATCTAATTTTACTACAACAGAATCTTCTGTTGATGATTTTGAAATAGATGAGTCTACTGTCATATTGCTTTTATTTTTTTGATTTTTCCAAAATTCATGCCTTATAACTTGTATAATGTCATATGCTTCTCTGCATGTTTCATCAGTTTCTTTATTATGAATTCCAAAACTCGCACTATAAAAAGTAATATCACCAGTTATTAAATATTTAATTTCATTTAATTTAATCTTAATTTCATCTTTTCTTTGATGTAATTTAGACCAATCTGGAGCCAATTTTACCTTTTCAATATCTTTCCAGGTTTTTACTTCTTTCTCTTTACCCCAGCTTCCTTCGGTTTTTATAAAATTCTTACCAATTTGTACTATTTTACCTCTCATGGTTTCATCACCAACATCAAGAGGTTTTTTATCTGTGAATTGATTAGTTATACTATTGTCAATGGTTGGATGTTCTAATATTTCATCCAGTTGTAGCATTCCAATTCTTGAATATAAATCCAAAGATTTTTGAATTAAAAGTAGTTGTTTATTTGTTAATATTATGCTTGCCATACATTATTTATAGAAGCTAAAAAAGGAATTTTTTTGTCTTTAAATGGAGAATTTATGTGTCTGAACCTTGGATCAGTTTTTGTTTCTTCGACTGTTATAAATAAATAGTGATCAGAGTTAATATTTTCCCATTTTTCAAATTGCTCTTTTGTTTCAAATTCAGGCTCCATTCCACCGTGAAATTCATCTGAAATTGCATTTTTAATTGCAATAAAATAATCTTCTGGAATAGGATTAATTTTTTCTACTCCTGCCCTATCCAATATTGTGCCTATGACACCTGTCATTTGATTAAAGTAAAGATATTTACTTTTTGATACTTCATCAAGTGCAATAGCACTCACTTTTTCGAAACTTACTTTCATGACTTTAATAATTTATGAATAATGAATAAACTGTTTTATTTCCTATTTCTTCTTTATAATCTTCTATAAATTTTTCAACCCAATATTGAAAAGTTGTTATATCTTTTTCTCCTAATTCAATTAATGGATAAGCATCTGAGGTTTCAAATTCACCAGAATGCCTGTATTCTCTTTCCATGCAGCAAACATCATCCCACTCACATCCAGAATTTTGTGAAACATAATCTATTAATATCGCACTGTCAATACACAAATCAAATTTAAAATCTATTTTCATGATAATAACATGATATTGTTATAGATAGTGGTAATATCAATATTCCTTAAATTTATATATGATTTAATACTATCAAGCCTTCCTGATGTGACTTCTGTTTTTTTAGATATATTAAATAAAATGTGAGATTTATTAAATCCCATATCAAACCTTACTAAGTCGTATTTTTTCTGTTCATATATAACAGACTCTTTCAACTCTTTTAATAATGTTGTTTTTTGTTCTGATAAATCAATTACTTGCTGTATTTTATCTTTTTTTTTCATATTGCAAAGATATACATAATTATTGGTATAAAAAAAAAGTCAATCAAAAATGATTGACTTTTATACTTTTTTAATGATTATATAAAAATAATTATAATTTATTTTTATTTTATTAATTTATTATAATAAGTCCAAAAAGAATCTTTATCACGAGCTAGTATTAACATACATTCCTCCCATGCATAATGTTCATCATCATCGTCTTCATATTCATTTTCTATTGTATTATTTAATCTGTCTAATGATGATTTATATAAATAATCAAAAAAATTACATTTTTCAAAATCTGTAAATTCAGATAAATCTTTAATTGATAATCCTTTAACTCCTAATTTTTCTTGTAATTCTAATTGTTCAAGTTCTTCTTTCTTTCTTTCAATTTCTGCTCTAAGACTTTCTATTTCTGTTTTCATTTTTTATTCGTCTCCTTCAAATATATTATTATAATAAGTCCAAAATGACTCAGTATCTCTTGCTAATGTTTCCATCATTTTCTCCCATGAATCACGATCAGTGTCTTCTTCATCTGATTCTTCTTCAGCTAACTTTAACACTAGTTCTGCACGATTGTATATTTTATCAAAATAATCACATTTTTCTTGTGTTGTATATTCAGATAAATCTTTAATAACTGAGTGTCGTAATTCTAATTTTTCCTCTTTTTCTAATTGTTCAAGTTCTTTTTTCTTTAATTCAATTTCTTCTTTAATTATTTCTGATTTTGTTTTCATATTTTATTTTATTTATTTATTTATTTTAAAATGGAGTAGGAAGAGAAAACATTAAATATTTAATATATTCCTCATCTGTCCATATTTTATAATCGTATTCAAATTCTAATTCTAATAAAATTATTTTCATCATTCTTTGATATTTTAATTTTATTTTATTTCTTTTAATTTTATTTGATGCTGAATAATATATATCAGGATTTAAATTAATCCATCCTCTTCTGATTAACTTATCTTCTCTGAAATTTGTTCTATCACTATTATATAAAGTTGCCCATTTATTAATTTCAAATGTTTTTGATATACATTGAACAATAGAATTTTTGCATGATTCTTTGAGTGATATTATATTATTTTTTTTTTCAATAAAAACTCCACAACAAGATAAATCAACATTTTTAATTAGAGAATAATACGCAGTTTTATAAAGTTCATCAGCATTCTGAAATCGTGCGTCCCCAAATTTTGGTCTAATTATTTGAATTATTTTATTATTTTTATTTATTAATGTCCATGGATTTTGAATTATTGAAATTCCTTTGTACATGTTTAATGTATCAATATCATAGAAATCTAGAATTTTATAATTTTTATAATCAATTAAAAAATTTCTCAATTTCTCTGATGATTTTGGCATACAAAGTATGTCTATATCATGTATTTCAAGTTCTGCTATACTATCTCTAACTGCTCCTCCATATATGGTGATACAATCTGACTGATCAAATATTTCATTTACGTCAAAATCTATATATTCTGATATTCTTTTTATTATTTTATTAGTAATTTCTTGTAATTTCATTTTTAATTTTCAATAATAATAGCCATTATTCCATTTAAATATGTTTTTTGAATTGAATTCTACGATCGGATTCAATTCAATTTTATAATTTTCAATAACTAAATCAATAAATAAATCATTATCTATATTTTCTGCTATTGTTTTAGCAAATTTTTCATTTGAATCATCAATATCTTTCAAACAACAACTTATACAATTATCTATAGCTTCATCATATTCAGAAATTATCATTCCTGTACATGCGTATGGAATTTTATATTTTCTGAAAAATTGGTCAGCATAACACCATATTCCAATACACTGTTTATCTCTAAGAAATTGAACCATGCTTGAATCAATAATAAGTCTTTTTTTATCAGCAGACAATAATCCATTAGGACAACCATGTCCCATCATAATAATTCTATCATGAGATTTTATTAATCTCTTGAGTTCAGATTTTGACGGTATTGATCTAATGATTTTCCAATCTTTTCCTTTGTAAATTTCAGATAAAGAATCAGTCGTTCTGTCGATTGGATGTACTACCAATGTTTTCATATTCTTCATATAGTTTTTCTCCATGAGTTATGCATTTTAACATTTCCATAAAAATAAAATCTAATACTACACCTAATAAAAATCCTAATAATGCACCTGTAAATGAATACATTAATGCGCCAATTAAACAACCAATGATAGGATATCCAATCATAACCGAGATTAAAATTATTGCCTTCTTTTTCATGATATTATTATTTAGTGATTTAAGTACTATATTTTAAACAAATATACAACAATATTTTGGAATAAAAAAACAATACTACAAAAATTATATATATGTTATGAAAATTTTTAAATTTTATGAAAATATAGAAGATGAATTAACAGTTGGAGATTATGTATTAGTTAAAATTAATATATCTAAGTATACTCAAAAACTGACAGATATAGAAAATTTTATAAATAGTACGATTGGAAAAATATACAGTATTGATAATAGGCATAAAAATACTGATATTTATGTATTATATGATGACGTACCTGAAAGTATAAAAAGTTATTTTAATATTAAAAATGATTTATGTACAAGAAATTTTGATATTCGTAGAATAGTTGAACATAGTAAAACAATTGAGGAATTAAAAATGAAGTTAGAAACAAAAAAATTTAATATATGAAATATTTAAAAACATTTGAAGGAAGAGAGTCATCTGATTACAATAAACGCTCAGAATATAAATATTTAACTACAGAAGAAGATAATTTACTCACTGATTTTATGACTGATTATATAAAAAAATTGAACATTTTAGATAAAATTGATATCTTAACTTTATCTGAACTAGAATACGATAGATTTGAATATAGAACAATTTTCAATAATCTTATTGGAATAAATAATTCATATTCTGATAAAAATAGTTTTTACAATAATATAGATAAATTTATTAAAGAAAAAAATATTAATTCTTCTACACAAGTTAATAGAAATTCAATATTTAAGATAGAGGATAAAATTTATAAATATTATAAACCTGATTTGATTGATAAATTGGATAATAAAATAATTGAAGTAGTATCTAATTTCACAGATTTATCAAAATTTAAAGAATATTATAAAAAATATTCAGACAATTTTAGTTCTAATGTAAAAAAAGAATTATCATATATATTAAATGCTGATAAATTCAATATATAAAATTTATATATAGGTTATAAAATAAAAATAAAATAAGAATTATGAAAAAAATTAAATATTTTGATTCATTTGTATCAGAAGAAAACAAAGAAAACAAAGAAAACAAAGATAAAATAAATGAAAATGTATGGGCTGAATTATTTACTCATGCGTCATCATTAAGTTCATTAGAGCAAGTTTATTATTGGCTAGGGATTTCAATTGATGCATTAGCGGTAGGCTTAATTGGAAGAAACATTGCTTCTGTAGCAACTAGTGGAGCAATAGAATTACTTAGAAATTATAAATTAGGTGAGCGTGGTAAGGAATTTGCAGATTTAATAACAAGATTAGGACAAAAAAGTGCATCATTATTTAAAAGAAAAGATGTTGATGAAGAAGTTGTTGATGAAGTTAACATTGAGTTAAAACATTACAACGATATTATTGATAAATTGAATAATGGAGAATTAGGTGAAGAAGGTATTAATCTTGCTAAGAAATTAGAAAATGCTCAAGAAGCAGCAGAAGAAGTATAATACAATTAAATTATATGGAAAAAGTCATTCTTATATTTAAGAATGACTTTTTTTTCATTTTTGCTTTTTTGGCTTTATCTATTATATTTTATATTTTATATTTTATATCTATTACCTTGGCGGTGAGTTGCAACTAGTTTTCATATTTTCTATATTTTCTATATTTTCTATATTATCTATTATTTATCTATAATTTTGCTTTTTTGGCTTTATCTATTAGTTTATTATAATTTATAGTTTATTGCCTTGGCGGTGAATTACAACTTTTTATCATATTAAATAATTTTTTAGAGTTTATATATTGAGTTTTAATTACAATGCAAAGATACATGTTTTTTGTGATATATGAAAATTAAGAGATAAATATATAAATCATTTAGTATCTTTTAACATCAGAACAGGACTTATGTCACTAATAAATTCATTTACATTTCCTTTAGCTATAATAAATGCGTCATCAAGAGCTTCATTTTTAATACTGTATGTAATCTTATTTATAAATAAATCATCTTTTTCGTCATCTGTCATAAAATCAGCACTCATGATAAGTTCTTCAAGTTTATCATTATGTTTATCTAATATTTCATTGTTCATGATAACTTCAGATTTTTCTACTATAAAATCATCACCATATTTTTCACGAAGTTCTTCCGCTCTTTCTTCATCAATTGTGCCTGAATATTTTTTCATAGCTAAAAACATAATTTTTTTACCATCGTCACTTTGTAACTTGATAGTTTCTGGATTACATTTCATTGAATTATATAGATTTATATATTCTTTAAGCCCAATTTCTTTAATATAATTATCTATTAATTTTTGTTCTGATGTTTTTGTTTTAATTTCATCTTTGAGTGTGATAAAATTATTTAATTTTTTTGAGAAATCTTCACCTTTGACTAATACTATTGGTGCGTCATCTTTTTTTGAGGTTTTATTTTTATCCACAACTTTTTTCCCTAATGCCATAATATAATTTTTTATAATATTGTATTATTATAAAAATCAAAAGTTGTTAAATAAAAAAGAGTAATAATTAATTATTACTCTTTTTATATTTATCAGGATTACATCTTTTATCATTAGAAATATAATTACTTATTTTTATTAATTCTGTATTTATATTAATAGAATCTTGTGATTTCTTATATTCTATTCTATCAGTTTCATTTATTAGTATGCTACCTCCAACTAAACTCATTGTAATTGATATGCAAAATAAATGAAGATCCCTAATATCTTCATCTGAATTTTCAGGCTGAGTTCCATAATTGTATATTATTGGATCTTTATTTATATTCGTACCATTAATATTCTCAAGTTTTATTTGTCTGATTATATTATTAGGTATAATTCCTTTTTTAATAGTTATTTTCATATTCAGTTGAGTTTAACTCTCCAATTTTTAGCATTCTAGTTAATAATTTTGAATCTTTATATGTGTGAGTAGAATATCTAACATTTTTATTTATAAATGTTTTATTAGATGTAAAATAAGATATACCAGAACAACTAACATGCATTTTCATTCCACATTTTTTGTTGATTGAGTATAATCCTGGTGATTTAAAAAAATTATTTTCTGGTTTTGAAAAAATACATTTTCTATATAATGAATAGTTCTCAGTTCTGAATTTTTGCTGCCATGCAATATAAATTTCATCATCTTGATTATTAAAATTTATATTCTTTAATAATGATTCCATTGCATGATCTGTTGTAGCAATTAAATCAAATCCGCTTTCAGTTTGATTAATCATTTTAAAAAAATCTTTTTCATTTTGAGAGATGGTTATAAATCTTTTCATTACAATATATTTTAAAATTGACTGTAAAGATAATACAATTATTTAGATAATCAAAATAAAATTATATTTATTATTTATAATGCCATTATTGGTGTATTAAATAATGCATATGATAGTGCGGTTAAAATTAATACTGATATTATTATTATTCCAAATATTTTAAATATTGGTGATTTATCTCCATATTTTATGTTTAATGATACTAAAGTCATCATTACTATCAGAAAAAGAATATTTAATATAAATATAAGTGTGTTCATGTCTTTAATTGTTTGTTGTTTATATTTTAGTTATTATTAAAAGTTTATAATTTATTTAAAAATATACATTGAAATAAATAAATATTTAATAAAACAAAAATGCTCAAATCTTCTATATTAAAGAAAAAATTACATTCAGTGGTTTCAAAATCTAGTGATTATATTTGGCAATTTGTTTCAAAGGACTTTCAGTATTTAACTCAGCAAAAAAAATTAGAATATAAAGGTATAAATTTAAAATGCTCATATCTTATTAATATTGTACATGAGCTTATTATCAAATATTATTTTAGTAATAATACTGATTCTAAGTTTAAATTATCATCAATCATATTAAAAAAAAGATATGGAGAACATTATAATTATTATATAAATTATTTATGTGAGCAAGGATTTATGAGCATGGTATCTAATTATTGTGTAGGTAAGAAAACTAAGACATATAAATTAAATATTGAGTATACATATGATGTATTAAGATGGAAAAACTATGATAATATGTTATTGAAAAAAATCAATAATAGGTATGAAACATCTATCACAGAGATGAGTTTTAGCTCTATCCAAGTAGATATAAGAGTAAAAATAATAGAATCATTAACTAAGGTTGATATTGATTATGATGGTGCATTGAAGCTTCTTAATGATAGAAGAAAAAGCGGAGAAATGTGTGAGCCTAAATATCAGAAAAATTTAATATCAATTGAAAATATAAATTCCAAAAGTATTTATTTTAATTTTGATGATTATGGTAGATTTCATACAAATTTTACAATTCTTAAAAAAGAAATTAGAACACAATATTTGAGTATTGAGAATGAGATGATTTCTGAAATTGACATTAAAAACTCTCAGCCATTATTCTTTGCAGTTCTATTAAAAAAAGATTTATCTGAAATAAATGGTGACACGAAAAGATATTTTGAGTTAGTAAAAGAAGGATTAATATATGAAGATATTATTAAGAATTCTAAGTTAACTGAAAGATATGAAGCTAAAGAACTTATGTATAAAGTATTGTTTGGTAATAATTTAAAAACAAACAAAAAATTGAATAAGATATTTCAGAAATTATATCCATCTGTTTATGAATATATTTTAGAATTCAAAGAAAATAAAAAAAATTATAAAGAATTATCTCATGAACTACAAAAAATGGAAAGTAATTTCATATTTAATGTGGTATTAAAAGAAATATATGAAACGTATCCTAATATTGTATTATTTACTGTTCATGATTCAATAGTATGCTCTAAGTCTAATTATGATAAAGTTAAAGTTATATTTGATAAACATTTTAAAGAATTGATTAAAAATTTATAAAGATTAGTAATTTATTACTAATCTTTATTTTTTAATCTAATAAATCTTCATGATTAATTGGCCGAATATAATCTAATAATTCATATACATTAAGAAATTCATCAGTAAAGTATATTTTAGAATATCCACATTCATCTATAGTTGGAGTGCCGTTTGGAAAAGTTATTCTAGTCCTATTAACTCCTCTCCATTCTACTTTAACTTTAAATTGTTCATCAGGATATTGTTTTAGAACACAAAAATAAAATCCATTTTCCATATTATCTATTAATGTTATTTTTTAATATACTAACTTTCACTTCTTTAAACATATCTAAATCGTGATGATACCAAACAATATCAAATGTTTTAGTATTTTCATACATTATAGCAAGAGGCTCTTTTACATTACTATCAAAAGGTGGATTTAATGTATAACCAAGTATAGTCCAATTTCTATCATTTCCGCTTTCAATTTTATAAAAATCTGGAAATTGACATCCTATGTTTCTACAACTATTTTCATATGTAAATTTACTGGATGATAATTTTGGATATTTTTCAAATGTGTATTGTTCTTTATCTGATATATTTATATTTTCCATAAATTCAGTGATTTGAATACAAAGATAATAATTTATTATTGATTAAAAATAAAAAAAGCATAAAGTAAATTATCTTTATGCTTTTTTTGTATTATTAAATATTTTTTATATATTAAATTTTTTAGATTTATATAATAAATCAACACTATTAAATTCATTACTTAATTCTTCAATAATATCATAATTTGATTTTCTAATCAAATGATCTATAAAGTCATAATCTTTATTATCTTTTATACTCAAATTTGGTTTTTCTTTCAGAAAATTTTTCATTAATTTTAAACCAACTTCAGTATTTATTCTAATTCCTATATTTTCTGCAACTATAATTAATGGAGTTCTTTTGAAAATTTCTGTCTGTTTATCTAAATCTGTAAATGGAATTAATGTATCTAAAAAATTCCAATACTCATTTATAAAATCATTAGATTGATGATCTAATTCATGTGCAGTATCTATCATTTTTTTCATTACTGAGTCATTATCAAATGGAAATTTTCCAAGTTCTGGTGTATTAGAAAAAATATTTGGATCTGCTCCTCTATCAAGAAGCATTTTAGCAAATTCAAATCCATTATTATTAACCGCAATTAATAAAGGAGTCCAACCACGATCAGCATTTTGAACATTAATATTAATGTTTTTATGTTCATCAAGAAATTTTTTAAATATAGGTAAAGTTAATTCATTTTCATGATAGCTTAAAGTTAAAAGTCTATTTTCATCTTTATTTATATCATATATATTCTCAAAATATTTTATGTGTTTCATATTATAAATTAAATTTACTAGATGTGTTTACTATTTCAAAATCTATTATCCATTTTTCAAGTTCAATGTTTTCATTTAATTCACAATAAATTAGCATAACTTTTATATCTCTATTTCTAGACATATAAATTTCATATAAGTCATTAAGATTTTCTGCACTACTATATTCAATTAGCATTGATTTGTAAAAATCTATATCAATTTGATTATGATATGAATTATAAATTAAATTTTTAAGATATATAAATCCTTGATTTTCATTATCACAAAGATAAACATCTGGATCTTCACCATCATCTACATTAGAATAACTTATAATTATACAATAATTATCCCATTTTTCCTTTTTAATATCTTCATATATTTTAGTGTATTTTTCCATTATTATATGTTGAATTTTTTTGTTTTATTCCTAATTATTTTATCTATTAGATATTCTTTGTATCTATTAGGAGTTAGATTCATTGGGGCATAAACAGTCGAACCACAATTATCACACTCGTAACTTGGAGTTTGAAATCCTCCTTTTTTTATCATTCTTAATTTATTACTATAGCATTCATTACAAATATAATAAATACCTTCTTCAGTAAATGGAGATACATATAAATATTTATCTTTTACCCCATTAAATTTTTTAATTTTCATATATTAAATTTTGATAAATCTTTTCTTCTTTGAATTGCATCATTATAAACTTTTTTACCATGCTCATCTCCTCCTCTTTTTTTATTCTTATCTATCATTTTGATTAACCAAGGTTCCATTGTACTTGAACTTTTGCCTTCAATATCTTCTCTTTCTTCTTTTGGTAACCATATATGATACATTTTTGTGTCTGGTTGAAATCTTTCTCTCATTTCTATTCCAGCCATTGACATTACGCTGTTATAGTCAGGTGTTATTCTAACCATATTTTCAATGTTTAACTCCTTTTTAAATAACCCACTTTTTGTTTCTTTGAAAACATCTGATGCAAGAAATACATAAAAATCATGTGTTTCATTATTTGGATTTTCATTCAACAAATCTCCTAGTAAATCAACTTTTTCTTGATCTTTTTTCATTTGTTCTTCATCTTTAGACTCATATACTTTAACGTGTTTCATATTTTTTATCTTCTTTGTTTTTGCCAAACTGGTAAATTTAAGTTGTCAATTACTTCATCAAACTCTTTTCTATCATCTATACTAAGTCTGTTGATATATGATTGATTTGATTTTATATAATTATCTAATGTTAATGTTTTGTCTTGCAGTAAATTGTTAATTATTATTTTTCTCAATTCATCTTTGCTTTCCCAAAATGCTTGTGCTGATATGCCAGGTCTGAAATCTTCTGTTATTTTATTGAAATTTTCGAATTTTTTTAACATTTTATATTTATTTATTTATTTTATATATTAAATTTATTTATATTTATAAACATAGATATGTCTATATCATCTAATAATGAATTATAAATATTTTTTATCAAATTTAAACTATTTCCATTTTCTTTACCAGAAAATTCATGCTTTTTTATAGATTCAATTGTTTTAAGTACTACGTTATTTTTAATAATATAGTCTTTAATATCAATATTAAGAGGAGTAAATTTTAACCAATTTACCCATTCAATGAAAAAATAATTATCTATTGTTTTGTCATAATGAAATAATAAAAATACCAAATTATATTTTGACATATTATTGTTACCTATGTAACAGCAAATTGTACCATCTTCCATATACATTTGTCCTGGTATCAAATTTGGATATCCAACCATATTATCATCAGTATTTTCATCCTCTTTAATATATATCATATATTGAATTTTTTTGTCATTAATATTCCTTCGACATCTTCTTTATTTATAGAGTTTGCTACTATTCTTCCATATCTAACTTTTTTGAATATTTTATCATTTATTTCATCATATCTAAACCATGGATGACGTATATCTTCAGGTACATTTTTATATTCTATTGATACATTATCAAACTTTTTATCAGGATTTTCTATTTCTATAATTATTCCAATATTATTATTTATAAAATGCATAAATTCTTTAGCATCCATCCCACTATATCCTTGAATATATGCTAATACATAATCTCCTATTTTTATTTCATAATTACTAATATTTTCATATGTTTTGATATGTTTCATTTTATAAATTGAATTTTTCAGAATTTATTGTTGCATAAAAACTTTTTTCTAAATTAGTCAATCCGTCAATAATTTTATCTGACGGTATTATATAAGTACCAAAATTATTATTACTATTGTATATCATATAAATATTAAAAATTGAATTTATTAAATCATATAGAATTTGATTATATACCGATTTTACTTGAATAACAGTATCTAATCTATAGTTATAATCAAAATCTAAATATAATACAATTTCAAATAAGCAATCTGAGTAATAATTATAATCTATAATAATCTTTTCATATGAATCAATTCTCATATTAAGAGTAGTTTTATTTTCCTCTGTTATTTCTAATTTTTTAATTTCTGATAAAAGGTTTTTAAATCTATTAGCTATGGTATATAATGTGTTATTAGATTTTTTTAAATCACTAATCTTCATTGTCTTTTTTTCATATGTTTTAATATATTTCATATTATAGATTGAATTTATTTGTATCAAGATAAACTTTTAATTCATCTTCGTTATCAGACCAATATTTCAATTCTGACATTGGAAATTCTGCAGTATATCCTATTGACTTACAATATATAAAAAAATGATAATCATCTTCGATAGAATCAATTTTAAAAATTTTATTCTTTGATTCTTCGTAAAATTCTGGGTTTTTGGTTATATATTGTTCAGATTTAATTATTACATAATCTCCTTCTTTTGGATATGTATGAACCATTTCATATGTTTTAAGGTGTTTCATTTATAAATTGAATTTTTTTGATGATAATATAGATTTCAATTCATCTTGATTTTCATTTGTTATTTCGTAATTTTTAACTAAATATGTATTATCTTTACCTAATATTACATTAAAAGGAATTATATCTTTATCGTATTCTACTTTTATTAAGTTCTCTTTTCCAATTGGATTTATATTTATTCCTACTATTTTACCAATATTATTATTAAAAAATTTTCTTTCATTAGGAGTAGCATGTATAGGATTTATTATAACATAATGTCCTATTCTGTCTTTTTCTTCTAAAGTTAATTTTTTTTCAAATGATTTAATATATTTCATTTATAGATTCATCAATTTTTTGGTGTAAAGATAATACATAAAAGCGGTAAATATCTTATCTCTGCTATAATTTTCTATCATAATAGGTATATTTAGATATTCTTTGTACTTATCTGACATTTCGTCTTCAAAATTTATTAAATACTCATCAAATATGGTGAGTGAATTGTCCATTATAATCTTAGAATAAATTTTATATGGATCTTTATCTTTTGATTTTTTCTTAAATTCATCTACATTTTTTGCTCGTTCTACATTTATAAATAAAATTTCACGAATTTCTTCATCACTTATATTAGATTGTACATTTTTTAAATGATTAACAATAATGTCTGAAACAATATCTGCTTTTTTTCCATACATATTTTTAACAATTCTTGTGAAGTTCTCAGCAAAATCTATTTTGAATTGATTTGTTAATGAGTCAAATTCTATTTCAGATTTTTTTATTTTTCTTTCTGATGAATATTCAGGTAACCAACCTCCTGATATGATAACATAAGATTTGCATCCTCTTTTAATTTTACTTAAAATATCAGTTATTGTTGTTTTTACTCTGTCTAATTTTTTCCAATCTTCGTTTCCAAAATCATCTTTTTCAATTAATTCAAATGTTTCTATATAATACTCTGATTCATAAGAGAATGATACAAATATACTATCTTTACAAATAGATATTATTAAATTGTTAGTTGGCTCTGTTAAATATTTTATAATATCTCTTTTTGCTTTTAATAATTTCCATTCTGCATCACTTGAAATCTCATAGTTTTTTTGCATACTTTTCATTACAGAATTTGGTACTCCTATATTAATAAGAGATGTTTTTTCAAATATTTTAAAAATGGTTATCATAAAATTATTGTTTTTAATTTAATATATATATTAATTTTTAAAGTGAAATTTAAAATTAAATTAAAAATGAGTTTTTTAATTTAATATATAAGAGAAATAGAATTAAAAAAATAAATTAAAAATATGAAAAGAACTAAAATTATAGATGGAGCATTTTTTAGCTATCAACCAACTGGAAGTACCACACCTTGGGGTGAAGGATATAAATTTCATGAAAACCAATCAGAAATTTTAAATTATCCAGGATTTCAAATTACTGGAATGAGAACTATAGATGATCAAATGATTACAGGAACTACATTACCAGTTGATAATGATGTTTATGTTGATTATAGTTATTTATCTGGTAATACAGTAGTAACAGGAACAGTTAGTATTTATGCATATCCAACTACTACTAATACAACAACTTTAGCACCAGCTACAACTACAACAACTTTAGCGCCAATTACAACTACTACAACAACTGCAGTTGCATAATTGATATAAACAAAAAAGACAATATATTCTAATGTTAAATTAACATTGGATTATATTGTCTTTTTTTGTTTATTATAAATTTAACATTATTTATTATAAATTTAATATTTTTAATAAAAAAAAGTCACTATTAATAGTGACTTTTTTTATTTATATGTTATACATTTTATTCTTCACTGTCAATGTCAAAGAAATTATTTGCATCATCATCATCTCCACCAAAAGTATCTTCATTGCTTTTAACATTTTTTGATTCTTTTGTAGAAACATTATCATGTGATGAGTTTTCAGCTTCTTTCTTTGCAAATGATGTTTCATTGCCAGAAATTATATCAAGTATTTGAGATACTTTATATTTATCTTCAGCTTGCCATTCTTTTGGTTGATGATCTTCAAGATCAACAGTACGTTCTTTCAAAAATGACATTACTTTTTCTTTAACTTTAGGATTAGTAATTCTATTTTTTCCTGTTTTTTCATCAACTTCAACTGGAACCTTAGCTAATCCTTTTGGAGTCATAATTTTGATAGGAGATACTTCCAAGAAAGTACTAGAATCATAATTAGGATATTCACCAAGTTGTTTCATAACTAATTTGAAGTCTTTACCATTCGCCAAATCAAATACATTGCAAGGATCACCTGAGATACCATCTTTTTGATCTTTGATTTTTTCTTTGATTTTGTAACCATAAGGATAGATTAAAATCTTACCTTCTGAATCACGATTTTGTTCATCTTCAATTACTAAAATATATGAATAATACTTAGTACTTCTACTAATCAATTCAGCTTTTTCAACTTCAGATGCGTTTTTTGAGTTTTTCAACTTCCAATACATAGTACAAATATCACATTTATCTGTGAAATTTTTCATACAATCATAGTAACCTTGAAGTTCTGGATGATTTTTAAAATCAACATAATGCTGATGTTTTTCAATTGCAGATAAAGATACTTTACCATCTTTTGTTAAATTAGGTAAAAACCTAATAGTAGCAACATAACCTTTCTTTTTGTCAGTAATTTTTGGACGATAAATACCATCTAAACTACCGCCTTTTTTTTCTAGAAAATCTAGAGTTTCGCTTTGTGCGTCAATTGCGTCGAATAAATCGACATTTTCAAATTCTTTCATGCCTTTAATTTTTTTTTATAGCCTTTTAGCTTTAAATATTCCAAACCTATTAAAGTTTGAAACATTTATAATTTATATATGATAATATATAAAAAGTTTGATTTAATTTTTAAAAATATATTTAATCCAAGAAAAATGTTTTCTATTTATTAAATAATTTGAATTTTTACTATTTGAATAAGCTTCTCTTTCAAATGATATATTTCTGTATGCATCTTTATAAAAAAATATTTTTATGAACCATTCAATTAAATATAACAAATAGAATATAATAATTAACATTTCTAATTGTTGCTTCCAATGAATTTTTTCATGATAAATTGTATTTTCATCTTTAATGTTTTTAACATAAATACCAAATGGACAAAGTGTAATTCCAATAACATTGTTTCCTATTATATGTATTAGAAATTTTGTAAATAGTTTGATTTTTGGATCAAAATTCATAATTTTTTATTAAATTAAAAAAATGTCCCTATTAACATCGTTATTATAAACATCATCATATTTATAACCAAGAGTATCAAGTTTAATTGATAACATATTTTTTAGATTGTATAGATTAAATACCCAAAAGTTTGAATAAAATGATTCAGATTCATCAAAATCAAAGATATCAACATTTTCAATTTCTTTTAGTGTTTGATCTAAGAAATCAACGCAAAACTCATCATAAGTGTATTGATATATTATTTCATTATCACATAATTCCTTATTGATAAAACTTATAGTGTTTTTATATGCATCATGTTCTTCAACAAAAGAATTAACTAAAGCTTCTTTTATTACCTTTTTTCTTTCATATATTCTCATACTTTTATATATAATTATTTTTTTTTGTAAGTTATTAATTTTTATATATAATAATGAAAAAAGTAACATAAATAAATGAACGTAACTCAAGGAGTTTTTAAAAATACTAGTATCTATGGAATGACATTTATAGATAAATATTCAGGAATAAAATCTATTATCACTAGTGAAGGATATACTTCTAAATTTTTAGATAAAGCCAACACTAATACATCTCAAACCTCTACTGTTCTATCAGATGATAATACATATTATAATATTGTTGAAGATTGCTCTTTAAATAATTGTAATATTGAAACTGGTAGATTTATTAATTGCTTTATAACTGGAAATGTAGATGGCTCAAATTATATTAAAAATGGATATTTTAGTGGTTGTACATTTTATAATTATATTATTGATGACGGAAAATTTATTGACTGTTCTATAGATAATACAAATGTTTTTAATAATGGATTTTGGGATAATGAGAATTCTGATTTTGAATGGACAAAGCCATGGACAAGTGGAGTATGGAATAGTGGAACATTTAATAATCCGTATGGATGGTATGGCGGAACATTTAATGGAGGAACATTTGAAAATAGTTTTTGGTCAGGCGGTACAGTAAATGGTGGTACTTTTATAGGTATAATATTTTCTGATGGATTAGTTCGTTCTGCTGATTTTATTGATGGTTGCGTGTTTGAAGATGGTGTTTTTAATAATGGTACATTTACAGATAGTTCATTTAATGGAGGATATTTTAATGGAGGAACAATGAAAAATTCAAATATTTCTGGTACATCAGTAAAATCTGTTATAAATGGTGGAATAATTTTTGATTGTAATATTGACGGAGATGTTGATATTAATGGGGGACATATTGAAAATGATTCGATTATATATTCAATTAATAATGCAAATGTATATAATGGTAATTTTTCAAATTTGAATGTTGTAGGAGGTAATTTCTATAATGGTAAATATAAAAATATAAATTTTTATGGTGGTGATATATACAATGGTTTTTATTCTAATATAACATCATCAATATTTGGTATGTTGAGTGAAAATTATAACATGTTAATAATGGAAAATGGTAGTACTGCATTATTTGAAAAAAATTCAAATCATTTATCTTTTGGATTAACTATTCATAATGGTACATTTAGAAATAGTTTTTTTAAAGATACAAATATTAAAAATGGTAATTTTACTAATTGTGATTCAAAAGATAGTCTTTTTGAATATGGAGTGTATACAGATGGAAATATGCTTGATTGCGGTTGGAATGATGGATATTGGAATGATGGCTCATTTATTACTACTGTAGTAAATTCTGGTGTATCTAATTCATTATCAATAATTGTAAATTCAGCATTAATTCCTACTACTACAACTACTACAACAGCATCATCTATTACTACTACAACAACTTCATCTAGTACTACAACAACATCATCTAGTACTACAACTACAACTACAATCGCTCCATTCACAATTAATAGTGTTGTTAATAGAATAACAGAACCTGGATATGTTGATGTATCATTCAGTGGAGTTCCAATAGGAACAAACCAAATAATAATTTGGTGTTCTTCAGGTGATGTATTTATATATAACTCTGGACTACCAGTTATATTTTCAACACCTGAAATGGCATATAATTCTTCACCTATACAATTTTATATTTCAACACAACCAAAAGGTATATTGAAATTTAAATTAGAAGCTGATATTCCAGGAACATTCGTTTATTCAAATATTTATGAATATGATAATTCTGCACCTGCTACTACAACTACTACAACTACAACTAGTCCAATTCAACACGTTACTTATAGTGGTCCTGGAAATCCAACTCAAACATCAAGTTTAAGTTCATGTTCATTAGATGCAAAAATTAGACCTTATTATACTAATTCAAGTGGAGTTATAAAAGATAACATAGTATATAATGATTATAATTTGACAATGCCATGCTCTGGATATGCAGGTAAATTTTTAGGGTTATCAAAAGATAGTTCTAAAGTTTGGTGTCAATTAGATGCTAATGGAAAAATTTTAGTAGCTGGAAATTGTTAAAAAAAAAATAAATAAATAATGCCAACATCAACAGTAATTATAGATAGATTTCCATCAGGAGATATTATATCTGGACAAACAATTAATTTTTTTGTAACTAGTGGTTCTACTTCATACTCTACATATAAATGGTATTTAATATCAGATAGTAATAGAACATTGATTAGTACTGAAAGTGGCTGTACAGTATTATTTAGTAATATAGGAAATTTTTCAGTCGATTTAGAATTGTCTAATTATCCAGAATATTGGACAGGAGGACATTTTTATGGTGGAATTTTTGAGGGATTTTTTGGAGGTGGTACTTTTAATTATGGTTCATTGAATGGCTATGATATTAATAAATCTACAATAAATAATAAAACTTTTATTGAAAAATTGATTTAACTTAAACTTATTATTTTTTAAATAATAGATTAAAATAAAATAAAACAATATGGAAAAAATTTTAGTGTTTATAAAAAAATACTATCCTTTATTATTTTTTGCTGTAATTATTTTGTTATCAATATTTCTTTTTCAGACTTGTTCAAATCTTAGTAAAGAAAAAGCAAATAGTGAATTTCAATCAAAATTATACACTCAAAATGTTAAAGCAATGACTGATAGTATAACAAAAGTATTCAATACAAAACTAAGTGCGTATGAGTTTACAAAAGACAATTTAGTTTTAAATAAATTATCAGAATTAGAGCAATATAATAAATCATTTTCTGATCAACTTAAGAATGTTAAGGGTGCAGTATTATCTGCAATTCAAACAAATGTTGAAGGAAATCTTGGAGGAATACAAGGATCAAATGATTTGACAGTTTTAGATAGTGCGTCAAATCATTACGGATTGAAGTTTTCAACTAATTATGTAGATAGTGGATTTCAACAAAAAATTGTTGGCACAAGCAAATTTTATGCAATTCCAAATGAAGATACAAAGAAATGGACATTAAAACCTGATGTTACTGTTCTTGATACAAATTTAACTAGTATTAGTGTAACTTATGGATTTAAAGAACTAGATAATAAATATCAAGTATTTGCGGTATCAAAATCAGATAAAGTTAAAATAAATGATTTGACAGGAGGATATTTTATTGATAAGCAAATTCAAAAACCAATTAAAGTAAAAAAATGGGGAATTGGACCTTATGGTGGATTTGGATTGAACACTGCTCCAAATTTAGGAAATCCTCAATTTGGATGGAGTATAGGTTTTGGACTTCATTATAGTATTTTACAATGGTAATATGGAATTAAATTTACAAATAGATAATAAGCATACTATAACTATAACAGTTGAAGATTTGCCAAATAATAGAAAAATCATTTCTGTACCATTAGATGTATTTGGTTGTAAAAAAACAAAAAAAGCTATAGATATATTAAGAAATATTGATAATGATTGGTTAAATAACCTAATCTGTGTTAAAAAACGTGAAGATAGAAAAAATAAATTATTTGAAATATGGAAGTCAATATGATACCTAATAAAAATGGTAGGATTTATCCTAATGAATTGCTTAGAAAATCTTGTGAAGATTTTTATATAAAAATGGCGAATAAGAAAAGAAAAGAAGATAGAAAAACTAAATTAGAAAAAATTGAACAAGTACAATTTAGAAATGACAGAATGGTATAATATCAAAGAATTTGTTAATTCACATGAAAAATTCACCAGAAAAGAATTATATGAATATGGACTTTCTACAACAGGAGAACAATATTTACTTTTAATTAGACGGGTTGGATTTGTAAATAAGTTTGATATAGCTAAATATGAAAGATTATATAAAATTCCTGATTCATTAACTTCAACTAAAATATCAAATTTAGTGAATAACAAATTAGATTGTTTAAAATATATTAGAAAATTAAAATTAATAAATATAAAAACTCTTTACAATTTGTAAAGAGTTTTTTATTGAATTATAGTTATTGAATTATAGTTATTTTTATTGGATTACTAGTAATATTACCCATTAAACATAATACAGTTGAATCCTTTGAAATTTTTGTTTTGTATTCATTGTTATTTGTTCCTACTGATTCTGCATTTATAGTCCATTGGAAGGATGGATTTTTATAACATTGATTAACTGCAGTAAAAGTAACAATATCATCTTCTGTAATAGTAGTTTTATCAGCATAAATATAAACTGATGGTAATAAAACATCTATAGTAAAATTGTTACTTCTGCTATTAATATTAAAATCCTTATCTGTAACAATGCAATATACAATATCATTCATGTTAAAGTTATTATAAGATAATTTTATATTATTAGTTCCTACTAAAATTTCATTTTCATTTCTAATAATATACCATTGATAGGTGGTATTAGTTGAATATCCTATTGTTGTTGATGTGAAATTGATGTAATAATTTAAACAAACTGAAACTTTACCATCAAATAAATTAGGTAATATATCAGAATATATAGTTATTTTATTTTCTCCTTGATTTATTGGTATATTTTGAGTTATTTTATCTTCTGAGTTTATAAGTACACTTGTAGTATTTATAATATATCCATTCATATAACTTTTTATTATATTTTCACCTTTTATAGCATTTAAAATATAATATCCATTTGAATCTGTTATGTGAATTTTTTTTGTCCCTGATAGTGTAATCATTACTCCTGAAATTGGAACTCCTCCAACACTGACAATTCCACTTATTGTTGAAAATCCAATGTTAAGAATATTACAATTATAAAAAACGGCACCATCAGATATAGATTTATATAAATATCCTCCTCTGCATGATATTTTACTTATTTGTTGATTTTTCAAAGAATATCCAGTAGGAATATCGTTATAATGTCTATTTATTACAATTTCATTTTTTGATTGATTAATATATAATATTTTATATCCTAAATAAAATCTATTTCTACCCTCATCAGGCACAGAAGGATTTTCAAGGTTAAATATTGTATTTCCCGATAATGTTGAAGTATATGTAATGTATGCAGTATCACCTATTACAAAGTTACTTTGAACTTCAGTATAAATTTTTATGTAGCCATTCCAATTTGAATATATCTCTAATATATTAACTGCGTTTTTAATGTTAATATAATCATTAGTTTTTTGAGCTATTTGTGATTTTATCAAATTAATATTACCATTCAATGATGATGACACATTTGATGATGTAACACCTGATGTATTTATAGTTATTCTATTTGTAGCTAATTTTATTGTTGGCACGATATGATATATTATTTATCTTATATATAAAAAATATTAATTTCAATTAATAATAGTACATATATTTGGTGTATAATTTATAATTAACTATTTTTGTACTATTAATCAATTAAAACTTAAATATTATGTGGATAAAAATTAATGATGTGCCTTTACATATGAGTTTAATCTTAAACGTTAGTAAAATTGAAAAAATTACTAGTGATGATATTAATAATTTTTATGATGCGTATCACAAATTTAATTTATCAGATATGCGTTATAGAAATTCTGCTGATAATACTGAACTTGGTTTAAGATTAGAACGTGTATATAAACACGCCAAACAAAACAGTACAGGTGATCTATGGCATATTGAAAAAGAAGAATTGACTGAAAATATAATTAGGAAAAATTCAAATATAAAAATGGATAGTGACAAATTTTTATTTGAAGTTAATTATAAAAAAATGAATGATGATGAAATATATAAAATATCATCAGAAATATATGATACTTTTGAAGATTCTGAAAAATCACAAGACTTTTTATTATCAAAAATGAACTATATTGAAATGTCAGTAAGTAATATTAAAATATAACAATATAACAATATGTGGATAAAAATTAATGGGGAACCTTTACATACTAGTTCAATTAAAAATATTAGTAAAATTGAAAAAATAACAACTGATAATATTATAAAATTTTTTAATTGTAATCATGATTATAATTGGTTTAGTGGTGATATGAATCAAAAAGTTAAAATGAATATGGTTTATAATTATGTTATTAGTAATAACAAATCAACAGGAAATGTTGTCAATTATTTAAAAAATGAAGACGGAACAAATAATATTGATCATATTATTAAATCAAATTTTAATATGGATAGTGATAAATTTTTATTTACTATTTCTATTGAATATGTTTCATATTCAGGAGAAAATAATAAAATTGATATTAAATATATGAATTCTAAGATTTTTGATACTATTGAAGAAGCAACAGAAGTTCATAATAATTTAATATCAAAATTAAATGTAATTGAAATGTCACTGATTAATATTGAAATTTGATGAATTATGATAAGATTTATAAAATTCCAGGAATATCCGAGTTAGACAATTTAGCATATAGATTATATTGGAATGAAAATAAAAATAATCGTAGATTTGTATATGAAGCAAGTTGTAATTTTTTTAAAAATAGGGATAAATATGTTAATTATTACTCAGAATCAAAATCAATATTAAGAAAAGAAAAAATAAAAAAACTCAGTAAAAAATAATTTTTTACTGAGTTTTTTTTAATAGTTCATTACTATTATTTCAATTGAGTTCTTTTCTCCATTTTTAGATATTTTATTATAATCAAACATTAATTCTTTATATCTGAAACCATCTCTTATTAATTGATTTAATATCCATGATTTTTTATTGTTATGTTCTAATAATCCACTAATCATAAAAGTTGATCCATTATTGCTCAAATTTAAAAGATAATCATGTAATTGAATATCCATCTCTTGCTTATATACAACGTTGTACCCAGCCTCTGATATTTGATTTTTTGTGATGTTTCCGTCTGTATCTTCACAATATCCATATGGTGGATCAGCATAAACAAATGAAGGCTTTAATATTTTAATATCATTGAAATTTTTATTACTAAAACTAATATTATTTTTATATTGCCTGATATAATTTGTAAACTCAAATACTTTTTTTTCTGTACTCTTATTCCAGGATCGATTTCCCCAAGTTTGATTAAAATCTCCTGACTTATTAAATCTCATAAGATTTGAATTACAGCATAACATCAAAGCCCATAGTCCTTCAGGAGTTTTGTTATTATTATAATTTTCTCTAAGATTTAGATAATCATTTTGAATTTCTTTATCTGGACATAATTTTTTAGTTTTTACAATTATATCATCAGATTCAAGCAATCCTTTGTGAATTCCTACCAAATCTGATATTATATCATTTGCTAATACTTTTTTATATTTATCAACAACATTTGTATAAATAGATCCACCTCCACAAAATAAGTCAATAAAATAATCTTTAGTATAATCCATTTCTGGTAATATTTGTTCAAGAAGTTTATATTTACTTCCAGTATAAGAAAAAGGAGTGTTTATGTAGCTATTCATTATTGGATATTTCGTTTAATCTTTTTAATCTTTTATTTCTTATGAAAGCTTTAATATTTATTTCTTCAATAACGGTTACATCTGACCAACAAATTGAGCACATATATTCATCCTCCAATTCATAACAACTTTTGTGAATTTTATTGCATTCTTCACAATAATAAACATTTCTTTCTCTTATTTCTCCAAACATATTAATTTATAAATTTTTTATTGATGTGCTCTTATTAGTTTTTGATGATGCGCTCTTATTAGTTTTTGATGATTTTTTATCATTAAAATCATTGATATTTAACAACTTACGTTTTCTTTCTTTTTTCAGAAAAGATTCTTTAATAAGTTTTGCTATTTTAACAGTTGTGATAATATAAGATGAGTCATTAGAAACTATCATTTTATTATCTTCCATATATTGATCACAATATATGATAACACCTTGCAAAGTAAAATATTCATTCACCATTAGATTTTAGTATTTCTTTGATTTTATTTTTTCTCTGTTCTTTAATATTTATAAAATATTCATTTATGTCATTTTCGAACCAAATAGAGCATTCTTTTATTATCTTTTTTTGATTTTCTTCATAAGTAAGATATGATTTTTTGTTTAAAAAATCTCTTGTATTTGAAGTCTCATCATTTTCAATGTAATACAATGTATCTTTAATAAATAAAATTTTATATTTATTATTAAGTGTATACTTATTATATGAGTTGTTATATGATTCAAAATCTTTTATTAAAAGTAAGCTGACTCCGACATCGTACATATCAATTTTTAATTAAAAATAATTCAAATTTGCTTGCTACATCTTTTAACCTATTTTCAATGTCATCAATAACATCATCATATTTATCAATAGTATTTTTATTGTCCATGAAATATACTTCCCAAAGCCAACCTCTTAATTCTTGTAATTCATCAAAAGTTTCTATTAATTCTGTTGCTTTATTTTTATCATCTGAATATGTTCTTAGTAGTAAGTCAGAATATGGTTCTATGCAAACCACTGAATCAATTTCTATATAATTATCTTTTTTATATACTTCAATATCAACTATTGTTGTTTTTTTATATTTTAATCTAAAATTCATTTTATAATTTGTTTTTTATTTATATCTAATTATTAAAATAATGTTTTAATTTTCTTTTCTATGATAAATACTACAATTTATCATTTTATACATTTATCAATCAGTTCAATCATATTTAATATTTATTTTAGAATCTTCATAAAAATTTGAAACTCTTTCACTTCCAATAAAATTACATTTTTTATTAATACAGCCTTTTGCAGTCGTACCAATTCCCATGAATGGATCATAAATTAATGAATTTTCAGGAAAATAGATATTAATTAATTTCTCTACAAATTCACTTGAGTATGATGCTTTAAGAACAGATTTAAAACCGTCATTATTTTTAGCCTCTATAAGATTAGTATAATTTTTATAAAATTTTTGTCCAGTTCTTTCATTTATAGAACTTACTTCTTTATTCGCTTTAAATGTATTTAGATAATCTTTATGTACAATTATATAAACCAATTCGCACAATCTTGTAACTTTATTTGAGCTTGTTTGAAATGGGCTGGCTGAGTTCTTTTTCCATATTACAATATCTGTAAGGGTTAAGTTAGTTTCTTCATTAATCTTACTTAAAAGAAGAGTTGGTAAAATAGGATTATCACCTGAGTATGACATATTATAGCAAATTACCCCATCAGGTTTAAGTATTCTATCAAATTCTTTAAATTCATTTAATCTCAATTCTAAATATTCTTCAGTTGTAAGATTATCAACATTATTTTCATATAAGTTAAAATCATCTTGATCTTTTCTTCTATGATTAGGATTTTTACCCATATTATAGGGCGGACTGCAAATTATTCCGTTTAATAAATCATTAGACATATTAGACATAGTAATCAAATTATCTTCATTGTAAATTTTATTTATTTCTATATTTTCCATTTTCTTATTTTATTTATTCTTTTTAATTTATTCAAACGAATAGTATTATCATTATATCTATATTCACAATTATAATCCCAATTTGTGTAAGATAAAAACAGACCAAAGAAATTAATCGTTGAATCAAAACATGTATCTTCTTTTCTACCTTTAATTGCTCCATTTGTATAACACTGAAAAAGTTTCCAATGCCTTATATGATAATTTATTGATATTGATTTGCTACAAAATCTTTTTTTACCATTGAATTTTTTATTGAACCAGATTGTCATTTTATATTATTTAGTATTTTAATTGCTTTATCAGCAGATTTTTCCCATGTGAATTCATTTCTTATTATTTCTGACTCTTTTATCGATTTTTCTTTATATTTCCAATAATTTACATATACATCTCTCATAACTTTTGATAAATCATCAAAATCTGGTTCATAATAATTACCAGAGCAATAAGGAGATTTTTTTTCACCTAAAATCTTAACAGGATGTCCTTTTCCTTCTGCAAATTCTAATTGACCACTACAATTAGAATATATTGATGGAGTTCCACAAGCCATAGATTCTATTAATGGAAGATTCCAACCTTCTGACCTTGCACAAGATAAGAATACATGACCATTTTTCAAATAATTTATATAATCATTTCTATCTACAAAATGTAAAACTTTCAATCTATCATCATTAAGATTAAAATATGATAACCTATCTTCTGTTGATTTGAGTCCATCAGTTGAATTGTTATTATCATCAACCGATAATATTAAATCTACTGGTTCATCTTTTTTAAATGTATTTAAAAATGTTTCTATTATTTCAATTGTAGATTTTCTATATTCCCATTTACCAAACATTACAAATTTAAATCTATTGTCTTTGTACAAATCTAAATTTGAATTGAAATAATCAGGATTGAATATTGTACCATCCACAGCTTCAGGTACAACAAACACTTTATCTTCTGGATATCCTTGATTTATTATACATTTACGTTGCCATTCTGATGGACACCAAAATTGATCATATTTCTTCAATAATTCAAAAAAAACATCATCATATGTTGTTGATTCCCAAGCATTATATACTATTTTAAATCCTTTATATTTATCAATACAATGAAAATATGGATGATCATTTCCATTAAGTACAATATTTATAATATCATTAGATTTATATTTATTTAAGTAATCAAGTCCATCATTTATTTCATAATCGCACAAGCCATTATAATATCCTTCTGTTTTTGGTTCTGAATGTAATGATTGCTCAGATATTAATTTTCTTTGATAATTATTTAAATATTTTTCTTTTGTGTGAGGATCTCCATATTTACCATTTGACATTTTTGAACCTAATCCACTCCAACTACTTCCTACTGTAAAATTTCTAATAGTCAAAGGATTTTTTTTGCTTAGTGCTGTAAAGAAATCTCTTGAATGGGCATTATATCCAGTTTGTCCAATGAAACTTGTATTTGCTTTTATTAAATAATTATTCATTTATTCTAATTAATTTTTTCTTTCTAATTTGTTTATAATAATTTATATCTTCTAATAATATTATAGACATAGTATTATCTTTATGATATTTAACTCTATTGTGTTTGTGATATATTTTCAAATAAAAATCATCTATAATATCAAAGCATAAACAATCATATTTTTTTGCAATATTTTTTTCATACCATACCTCATTATTAAAAGAACTTGTATCTAAATCAATTGTAATGTATTTTCCTACCAAACTATGATACCACCATAATTCATTTCCTGAACATTTAATTATTTTAAATTCTATCAGATTCATAGTTTAAGTTATCTATTTTTTTCTTTCTAATAATTTTTTTACGTAATTCAATCTCATTTAAAAACAACTTATCTGGATTATTTATATCTGATGCATAAGTAGCAAGTTTCTCATCATTAAAAAATATACATTTAAATGTGTATGGATTGATTGTACCTTTATAATAAAGTATTTCAAGTCTTAATATGTCTTTTGTGTAAGTATTGATATCATATTCAAAACTATCTTTTTTCTTAATTAATAAATAATTATATTTTTTACCAACAATAACAATTTTATTATTATTTGCATCTATACCATAACAATTTTCTCTACCCTTTCTACATTTAGAATTATTATATATTCTAAATGTATATCCAGAACCGTTTAATATGTAAGATTCATAAATATAATATTCTTTGTTTTCTATTATAATGGAAAAATTATTTTCTACAATATGAATTTTATAATCTTTCTCCATATGATTTATTAATTTTTCTTAATTTAAATTTTCTTATTTTTTTGTTATATTTTGGATCCCATCTTTCCCAATGCTTATGAAATATATTCAATGTTTTTTGTAATTCAATTTTATGATTATTCTTTTTTTGATGATAATATAATAATATAATACATGATATGTCATCAGGATGATCAATAAAATAATTGTCAATAAACCAATTTTTCAACTCATTTTTATCTTCCCATAATTTAAAATTATTTCGTATCCAAATTCCTAATCCCATATGTGAAATTGAAATGGAATCTTCTTCATTTTTACTTAGCCATTCAGATTTTCCAGTAATTTCTAAATCATCAATAACTTTATATGTTTCTTCTAAGTTGGTTGGAATTTCAAAATTATTCATATATACTTTCATTTATTTTTTTAATCTTTTCAAGCCGATATTGAGATATACTTTTTGTGTGAAGTGATAAATATTGATTTTCTGAAGAACTTCCAATCGATTCAATAGAATAATAAAAAGAATAATCTGTGCTATATGGAGTTTCAGTTTTATCAAATATTATATTTTTTTTATTATCTGAATATATAAAACAATGAACTCCATTATTGTCAATTGTATTCTTTCTCCCTATAATGATACAACTTTCTTTAATTGAATTATCTATTTCATATTTAACTTTATTACCATCATATAGATATTTATTTAAAAAATTATGAGTTTTACTGTTTGATAAATAAAAATTTGCTGGACCAATTCTACCGTTAATTGCTATATAACTACTAGAAATATTAATTTTACTACAAATATCATTTCTTATTTTATCATTTTTTTTATTGCCTATTTCTTGACTATGTTTTTTTTCTATTTTATCTATAATAATATCAAAATTGTCTATTTTTTTTGTATCTGAGTTTATATTAAATATATTTTTATTTCCTAATTCTAAAATTATAGGAATGAATTTACTTCTTAACTCAGTTTTTACAATAGATTTCACATAACTATTTATTTGATCTTCTGTATAATTTCTATTTATTGAAAAACTAATTCTTTTAAGACTTATAATTTTACTGTTCAAATTAATAGATAATTGTGATGGATATGTATTGGAACTTGGAATAATATGTTGAGTTGCATTTGAATTGTAACTCATATAACTTATTTGACACCTTAATTCATTAACAGGTGATATTGTGAACATGTCATTATCTAATTCTAATATATTAATTGTTGGATTCATTAATATTATTTATTTTTGTTAATTTGTATTTTCTTATATTGGTACTGATTTTATTGTTTTTCAATAGATATTCAGCATATTCTACTATACTATTATAATAATCAGATTTATTCAAAATAATGTATTTTATGTCATATAAATATTCATTATATTTTGATTCTGAAAAATTTTCAAAGTTGTTTTCTATACAGTTATTCATATAATTTGCATATTCTTCTAATTTTTCGCTAATTTTTCCTTTTTTTGATTCTTCTGTTATAGTTAATAAATATTTTGAATAATTAATAGATCCAATATCTCCCATAATTATTACATAATTAAAAAATTGTATCATATTACAATAATCTAATTGAGATAATCCATATTGAATCAAATTAAAATTATCATTCATAGTTTTTGCATATCTTTCTAATTTTGTTGTTAATTTGATATTGTTTATTGATATGTCAGTATTCATTTTAAAAAATTATTTTTATTTTTATAGATTAAAAAAAGATTTTAGTTTTTTAATATATAAAGAAAAAAGAATTTTAATGGAAAAATTTACACAGATAAAAGATAAGCCAGTTATACCAGATGAAGAAATTTTATTTAATGGTAAATATTTAGATGTGGTTGAATATAAAGAAACTGAAATACTAAAAGGACATGATTGTGTTGCTATATTACCATATTTTAGGGATGAGGCAACATTTCTTATGAGATTAGAATATCTTCCTGCATATCAATATAAAAATAGAGAAGCGCCAAATCTAAGAAATGTTACAAATTATTTAACAGTAATAACTGGAGGTATAGAAAAAAGTGAAACACCAGAGCAAACAATAAGAAGAGAATTATATGAAGAAGGTGGAATAGTATTAAATAATTTATATCCATTTGAAATTGAAGGACCTTTCTTCACTGACAAGTATAGTACAAATCAGTTATATATATGTTTTTTAGAATTGCCAGTAAATACTTACCGTCAAATGAAGCCTCCAACAGATGGCTCAAAAAACGAAAAATTGTCTAAATGTATAAGAGTTTCCATTGCAGATGTTAATCAAATAGTAAATAATGATTTAGTTACTAAATGTCTAATAACAAAATTATTAAAAAGAATTGAATCAATGTGACACATTTAAAATTGTATGAGGAATATGAAAATTCAATTGAACCAGAAGTTGGTGATTACATATTTGCAAAATGGAAACATGCTGAGGATGAACATCCTGCTAATATTTTTGCTACAAATAATATAGGAGAATTAATTAAAATTGAAACTGATAAATACGATGAAACATCTTTTTTAGTAAAATATAATAATATACCAGATGAGTTAAAATTATATAAGTCTATGAATAATGATACATCTTTTAGATTCAAAAAAGAGGATTTGATAAAATGGACTAAAAACAAAGAAGAATTAGAAACTATTTTACAAGCAAATAAATTTAACTTATGATTACAAAATTTAGAATATATGAAAAAATGAATGTGAATGATCCAGAAGTTGGTGATTATGTGATAGCAGAATCAAATGATTTTCTTACTGATTTAAATGAATTCACTAAAAATAGAATTGGTAAATTATATAATATATTTAAACCTTTATATGCAGATGATTTATCATATACAATAATATATGATAATATACCAAAAGAGTTAGATTTTTATAAATTTAAGATATATGATGAAGAAGCGATATCATTAAATATTGAAGATATAAAATATTGGTCTAAAAATAAAGAAGATTTAGAAAAAGTATTGATGACAAATAAATATAATATATGAAATACATTAAAGATTATAAAATATTCGAAGAAGAATATTATACTGAAGAAGATCTAGAAGAATTTAAAAATAAATTACCTATATTTGCAAAATTCATTAGAAATTTTATAACTCAATTTGGATACGAGTGTTCTGATATGAGTGAAGGAGATGATGTCATGTTTTCATTTTATGTTAAGAATACAGATAAAATATTATTTTCTATAATGACAGGAGATGATGAATATATAGTATTAGATTCTTTTAATAATAGTAATAATATTATGGTATCAGAAATTCCTGAGTATTTAAAAACAATAAAAGGAATTAGATTTAATAAACAAATATTAGATGAATATGAATTTTATATTACAGGAGATATTAATGACGTTATTGATCAAATAGATAAAGATAAATTGACTATGTTTGCTAGTGCAAAAAAATATAATGTATAATGAAGCATATAAAAACATTTGAAAAAATAACTGATTTTTTTGATGATAGTGATGTAACCGATGTTAAAAAATTAATTAGTCATTTAACAAAGATTTTTTCTTATTATGGTATAGAATATTCAAATTATTATGACAATAGAAAATATGAAACTGAATTTTCTACTTCTGGTGAAGCATTATTTGATATATCAGTTGATACAATTCTTGGTAAGCACTTATCTATTCATATATTTAAAAATGAAATTTTCTATAAATATATGTTACAATATTTCAAAACTATAAAAGGATTAAAGTATAATTTTGAAAGTACAACTAAAATAGTATATGATATAATTGGTAATATTGATGATATTATTAATCAAATATCAAATGAAGATTTTGACTCTAAATATAATTTGATTACTGATGTAAATAAATTTAACATATGAAATATATAAAGAAATACGAAAAAATAACTAATTCTGATGACATTGAAATTATAGCAGGATCATATTGGATAATTTATGGAGATGTTTCTAATATAATGTCAGTTATTTCAAAATTTAAGAAATATTTTCCTAGTAATGATCATGAGATAGAATTAAATAGAACAATAAATAGAATATTTAGAGATAAAGATATTAATGATGATATTAATGATGATATTATAGGAGTATATTTATATTTTAGTTTGTTTGGATTTTCTTATTCGATATTACATAATGAAGATGATAAATTCAGAATATATAAAAATCAGTTAAACGCAAATATTTATGATTTCAAAGGTGAGCTAAAAATAGATATCAATAAATTAGTTCTTGATGATTCTGAAAAAATATTTCTTGATAATACAAATAAATTTAATGTATGAAGTATATAAAAACATTTGAAAAACAATTTGAGCCATTAAAATATAATGATGGAGATTATGTTGTATTAGATATAGAAAAATTCACAAAAAATAATAAAATAGATAATAAAATAGATGAATTACCTAACAAATTTGGAATTGTCACCAATAGAGAATATTATGATGATCTTCCATACCCTTATATTGTTAAAACATATACCCCTGGAGAAGATGATGAAGGATTATTCATTAAATTTGATGAGATAGAAAGACTAATGACTCCAGAAGAGATTGAATTTTTTAATATGAAACTAAAGGCAAATAAATTTAATATATGAAATACATTAAAACATTTGAAAGTAGAAAAAAAGTTTTTAAAGTAGGACAATATGTAATATCAGAATATGTTCCATTTAAGCCTGATATTAAGAATTTCTTGGAAAATAACATAGGTCAAATTATTGGCATAAGCAAAAACTTTGGATATAATGATAAACCATATACTGCATATAATGTAAAATATACAAATATTCCTTCAGATTTAAAATGGGTATTTAAAAATGATATTCATGATTTTTATCCAGAGAATATCAGATTAGCAACAAAAGAAGAAATAAAAAAATATAAATTATATAATATAACAAATAAATTTAATATATAAAAACAAAAAATTAAGATGAAATATCTAAAAGAATTTACTGATTATAGTACCAGAATAAAAGATTGGGCTGATAGTGAAAATCATCCTAATTCTAATTTGGATGATTCATTAGGACATAATGAATTTCAAACAGCATTTAACTGGATAGAACAATTCGGTGGTAGAGAATTATTATCAAGTAAATATATAAAAAATGGTGAATCATTATTAAAAGCGTTAGAAAATAATGAAATAACAATTGAGGAAATTGATGAAGTTACAAAAGGTGATCATGGACAAGTAGGTGATATTTCATTTAGTGAAACATATATAGCTAGTCATATAGTAATTCCTCACATAGAAGATTATAAAATGAAATCAAAATCAAACAAATACAATATATAAATGAAATATTTAAAAAAATATGAATCAACAGAACAAGTAATATCAATTGATCTTTTTGGATTCTGTGATTTTTTTGGTATGTTCAAATCAATTCAAAAATTAATTGATTTGAAAGATAATTCTGATGCAATTGGATTTATTATTTCAGAAACTCAAAATGAACATTATTATAAAAAATCTGATAATATAGAAATGCGTGAAAAAATTGTACAGGATGAATTTTATATTAATAAAGGTGATGATTTTGCATTAAGAATAGGTAACTATGTTTTTAGTTATGGATATTTAAAAGCATCTAATGATCAAAACGTAAAAGGAGTCACAATAAATTTTTATAATGTAAATATTGAAGATGAAAATATTTTATTTTATATTAGAACTAAAAAATTCAACATATAATATGAAATTTTTAAAATCATATGAGGAAATTGATATAGATAAAAAATACAAATATAAAGTAGGAGATACTGTTATTTGTGTAGAAACTGTTAAAGGCTTACCATCTATGCATAATAAAGATAATGAAAAATTCAATCCTATGTTACTTGATTTAATAACAAAAGGAGAAAAATATATTGTAAAAGAAATTAATTTAAATAAAGTTAATGTAGTTAATGTAGAAACTGGAAAAGAAACAGTAAATTGGCATCCATCTGTTTTTATATCTGAAACAGAATATAATGCAAAAAAATTCAATATATGAAATATTTAAAGTTGTATGAAAATATAACTGAACTTAAAAATTTAATAGAACATTTATCAAAAATGTTCAGCGATATTGGAGTAAGATGTTCAACTATATATAATGAATATAATAAAATTAAAGAATATACATTACGTTGTAGATCAATAAATTTAATAACTGATGAATATGGTTGCTCAAGATTTCAAGATTTATTTGAAATAGAGTTAACTCAAAATATAGATTATTCTACAACTAGTTATATTATAAGTATTAAGATAATTGATGACTATGATTCGTTGTCAAATTTTGTTATTGATTATTTTAAAGAAATAGAAGGATTGAAAATAATTGACGATTTCATAAAATTTTCAAGATATATTATAAATGAAGATATTAATATATTAATTAAAAAAATATCAAAAAATGATTTTGAATTAAAATACAATACAAATAAATTTAATATATGAAAAACTTAAAAACTTTTGAAGAATACGTTGGAGTTGAATATGTGCCATATAAACCACAACACAAATCATATAAAAATGAGGAGAAAAAGAAAAAGAAAAAGAAAAATGGTGGAGGAACACTTGAACCAGTTGATGTAATGTCTAATAAAACTAAAGATATGGTATCATTTCAAACAAAATTTTAAAATATGAAATATATAAAAAAATTTGAAAGTAATGATTATATTGTTTATTCATTAAATGATATTGTGATTTGTTCTACAAAATTCGACGCATATCGTGACTATACAGGTAGAATAACTCAGGATGGTGAATTAGAATATGGTAATGAAAAAGAAATTAAATATGGTAGAGAATATAAAGTTATACAAATATATTGGAGTGGAAGAGGTTATAGGAATGTAACAACTAATTTATTATATAATGCTTATGTAGATGTTCAAGATATTAAAACTGATGAAATAATAACTATGAAAAAAGCATATATGTTTACATTGAAATCTGAATGGAAGATTCCAGATGAACCAATGATAGGAGATTATGTATTGTGCGAAATAAAAAGTAATAAATATAGTGATGATGACAATATTTTTGATGAGTATATAAATAATAACATTGGAAGAGTTACTAGCCAAAACGAGAAAAATGCATATGTAATTGAATATAGAGATATACCTAAAGAAATGATAGGAGAAATAAATCAGTTTTATAATGATACAAATCCTATTATTAAAGATTTAGGAAAACATGAATTTAGAATTAAAGATATTAAATTATATTCTAAAAGTAAAAAAGAAGTTGAAGATTATTTAAAGATAAAAAAATCTATCAACAAATTTAATTTATAAAAATCTATAATTTAATTATAGATTTTTTAATTTTAATAACTTATAATTACGAAATTTATTTTTCCATTTTTCATAATTTAATTCAACTCCATTTAAATAATAATATTCATTTTTAATCTCTCCATTTTTTGATGTTTTTATTATAGATGGACCAAAATCATTATGTATTGAATTATTCTTATAATATGATATACCAGATAATCCACAAGAATTGTTATGTATAATTTTAACATATTTATAATTCTTTATAAATTTTTCTATTATTTTAAAATCGTTTTTATCTATATAATTGAATTTTAATGAATGATATTCAATTTCATTCTCAATTATTATTTCTGACTTGTGATTATTCATAAATTAAATTTATTTGCTATTAAATCAAATTCATATTTTTCTATTTCATATTTATCTAATTCTCTTTCAATTCTATCATCAGGCATCCAAAGCTTATTATTATCAGGAGTCACACAAAAATAATAAATACAGCTATTAAGTGTAGGTGGATCAATAGATGTTATTTTAGCATATCTTGGTAATTTATCAACAAATCCTGATGATTTTAATTTAACATAATCATTTTTTCTATATTTTTGAATCTCATCATCTGATATGTCATTTATTTCAAATTTCTTGATATGTTTCATAAATTAAATTTATTTGCATTAGACTTTAGTTTATCAATAGTAATAATATTATTACACATTGAATTTTCGTATTTTAACTCATCTATTCCAACTAATTCTGCAGAAACAAGAGCACTTTCATTAACATATTGAAAGTTTAATCCTTTTATTATACCATAATATTTTATATCAGTCATAAAATCAATTACTCCATCTGATATATATTTGCCTATAATTTCTTCTCTTAGAAATTTTGAATAATGCTTATTAGGATTATATATTGACATAATAAAATCATGATACAATTTTGATATATTTATTTTTATTTCATTTTTTGTTTCTTTGAAATTTCTTTCCTTTGTTACTATTTTGAATTTCTCATATAGTTCTTTTTCACTAAGTTCATTGAAGTCAGAATGTAAATTGTGATATACTTCATCATCCTCTGGATCTATTGTACCGCTTTCAAATCCTGGTACATCTTGAGGCATATCTTCTTCTTTCATAGGTTCAAAAATATCACCATATTCTCCTCTTAAATCATAGTTTTCGAATTCTTTAAATTTTTTAATCATAATAATATATATAAAAAAAAGTTAGTAAAAATTACTAACTTTTTATAAATTCGATAATTGTATTATTTTATTTTTTCTTTCTTTTTTTAATGAATAAAAGAAATCATAAAAATAATATTCATTGACCCCTATGTAATCATCAACATATTCATTAGAAGTATTTAATCTAAATCTATATAAATTATTGTCACATTCAAGAGTTATAAAATCATCTTTCTCAAATACTGAATTAATACCAAAAATAGTATAATATTCATTATTTTTAAAACAATTGAAATTTTTTTTACAATGAGCTATCATTTATTTCATTTATTTTTTCTTTTCTTAAAAAACTATTAATACCGTAAATTTTACTTATCTCTTTTGCTGTTATACATTTTAATTCTGATGTATCTTCATCACCCCATTCTTCTACACATATATAATATCTCACCCAACTAGATTTAAATATGAATAATACCAACAAATTATCGTTATCTACATATTTATGAATATTTGGAGTATCATCAACTTCGTTAAAATTATATTTTAAAAATTTTTGACTCATTTCTTTTTCTTTTCGTGCCTTTTTGGTTTAGATCTATCAAAATTTATTCCACTAATACTTGGCTTTGATCGACTAAAATCTAAACCACTTGATGATGGTTTGAAATCTTTTTTTATATTTTCAGATTTTTCAATTTCCTCAGTTATTTTAATAACTTGATTAACTTCTTTAATTTCTTTAATAAAATCAAGTTGTTTTTCGCTCGGTGAAGTACATCCATCATCAAACATTATATATTTATTATCAATACTTATATATTTCAAATAATCACTCATATTAAAAATGAAATTAGATGTTTCTCCAAATATTAAATCATTATACTCAGTTATATTCCAAGATTTTGATTCATAATTTTTAAATTTTTCAATATCATCTTCATAATTTTTAAATATGTCAATCCAATATACATAATCAATAATCATTTCTTTTTGTTTTTTGCTTAAATATTTTTTTAAAACAACAAAACTACTTGATTCAATACTCATTTATTTAATATTCTTTTTTATTTTTTGAACATATATTCTTCTACTATTTCACATATAATATGTCCAATCATAATATGTGATTCCTGTACCCTTGGTGTATTATCAGACGGTACATTAATCATGGCATCACACATTCCTTTGAGATTTCCACCATCCTTACCAGTGAATGCAATAGTTAACATTCCTAAATCATTGGCTTCTTTAAATGCATTTAAAACATTTTTTGAGTTGCCTGATGTTGATATTCCTATTAGAATATCGTTTTTTCTGCCCATTCCTTTTACTAATCTTGAGTATATATCATCAAATGAATAATCATTTGCAACAGAAGTCAAATATGAAGAATTTACATGTAATGCCTCTGCAAATAATGGATCTCTATCTATATAAAATCTGCCTGATAATTCTGCAGCAATATGCTGAGCATCAGCAGCACTACCTCCGTTTCCACACAAAAGAACTTTACCTCCATTCTTAAAGCAAACAATCAATAAATCTGAGATATCTTTAATTGTGCTAATTAAAGTGTCATTAGAATATATTAGTTCTTTTACATTTATTGATTCTCTTATTATATCTTTAATTCTATTCATTTTTTACTATACATAAATTTTTGCATTATATCAGCGAATACATCTAATTCAGATTCTTCTATATCTTCAAATTCTCTGTTATAAAAATCATAGAATATTTTTTGAATTTTTTCTTTTTCCATACAGTTATTTGAAGATTTACATCTCCATTCAAATTTATAATTCAAGTATCTTAAATATCCATCTTTTTTATCATATTTAACTTGCTTTATACAATCATCTATTAATAACTTTAAAATAGTTAGTTCATTATCATCAATTAATTCTGATAAATTAAAATTATCAAACATTGAAACTATTTTATCTTTTAAAATAGTTTGACGCCATGACATCTCTGTTCTATCTAAATGAGTTGTATTCTCACCATAATATTTTCTTAATTCTTTTAATTTTTCTTTGCTATCTTCAATCATAAAAAATAATTATTTTTCTTTAATAGTCTTTTTAGTTGTCTTTTTAGTAGTTGTTTTCTTTTTTTCTACTTTTTTTTCAGTTCCAATGTCTTTAACTAAAATATAAGGACCTTTAAATGTGTTACTTGTGTATGCTCTACACTTATCAATTTCTAATTCGATTAAGCATTTTTTGCAATAATTTGTGTAGTATTCCCTATTAGGTACTAATGCAACAAATACTTCTTTGGATGTAAATTCATTCAAACACTCTGAACAAACATGAGCATCTTTTTTCTTAGCCATATATATTTTATTTTTTAATTTATCAAATGTAGTAATTAAATAGCATATGTACAAATGATTTTATATTTTTTATATATAATATAATATCAAAATAAAGTTTATATATGAAATATTTAAAAAAATACGAGAGAGTTATAAGTGAAAATGATACTGATTATTATGAATTAATAAACAAACTACATGAATTGATACATGCTGTTGAAGTTAATAACATAAATAAAATTAAAATAATTTTAAGTAGATATAAAAACTTAATTAATCTTTCTGATGGAAATGACGATAATCCTAAAACACCATTAATAAAATCAATTAATAATAGTATTAGACTTGATAATGTAACGAAATTATTAATTGATTTAGGAGCAGATGTGAATATTCCAGATGGTAAAGATATTACTCCATTATTTTATGCAATAAGTAAAGGTTATGTGAATATCGTTGAATTATTGATAAATGCTGGTGCTGATGTTAATTATATAATGAAAAATGATTATGCTATTAGGTCAATTAATATATATCATAATTCACCATTATTAAAAGCAATAGATTTGTATAATATGTGGTATAATGACAAGGATAAAAAACATGATGGAGAATACATTAAAATTATAGAATTATTGATACATGCTGGTGCTGATTTGGAATATAAAATCAGAGATATAACACCATTATTAGTATCAATATCAACTAAAAGTAAAGAAATAACATTCTTGTTAATTGAAGGAGGAGCAAATTTAAATGCTAAAAATAAAGATAGAGTTGATGCATTTTCTTTATTATCAAAATTGGATCAGAAATACGTTATTAAAAATTATCCAATACAATATGAAAAATATTCATTGATTAAAAAAACAGAGAAATTCAATTTATGAAATATTTAAAATATTATGAAGATAGCAATACTTTATTATATAGAAAAAATGATATAATAATTTGTGAATGGTATAAAACTAGTGAAATATTTTTAGTTTTAAAGGATGCTTATGTGTCTGATGAAAAATTCACAGGCATTTATATTGGATGTATTACTAAATATTCAGATCCATACTATAATATTGCATTTAATGAAAGTGCAGTATGTATAGAAAAAAAGATATTAAATACTGATAGTTATAGAAAAGTAAATGATATAGATAAAAATTTAATGTGTAATGTACTATTTGGGCATACAGATATAAAAACAACACATTATTTAAATAAAATAAAAGAAATTTGTGGAATTAATTTAATAGATTTACCAGAATTGAAAGAACATGAATTGAAAATGTCATCAGACAAATTCAACATATAAAAAAATATTAAAATGAAATATTTAGAGAGTTATAAAGAAATAAATCCTGATGATATTAAAGTTGGAGGAGGGTATGGAAAATTACCAGGAGTTATTATTAGTGATAAATTTTTTGAAAAAATACCATATATTATAAATTTTTTAAAATCAAAAAATATAAAATTTGAGTTATTCACGAATAGTGTATATTTTTTTATTATATTAAATTCTACTAATTCTATTGATTTATTGCCATATGGTTTTAATAATACTGAACATGTAATTCCACTTTCTGATGAATATAATGATAGAAATAAAGATAATATATTAAATAGATTACCATTAAATTGGTACGAAAATAAATTCAGGACATATAATAATATTGGCACTAAATGGACAAAATTTACTATAAAAACATCAGATGATATGATAGAGTTAAAAGAATATATTAATAATCTTTTAATTAAAAAAAGTGCGAATAAATTTAATCTATAAAAAATTATATATATCAATATGAGATACATTAAGACATATGAATATTACACTCCTATTAAAATAAATAATGAAAGACCTTTCAAAATTGATGATAAAATTGCAGATAAAATTGCATATATTCAAGATAGTCTTAAAAAACTTAGAAAGAGAGTTCAAAATGAAAAAGATAGAAAAACTCAAGCAGAATTAAATAAAGAGATAAGTGAAAAAGTAAAAAGACTTAGTGATTTGACTTTTAAACAAACTAAACAAGTTGCATATTTAAAATATAATCCAATAAAAGAAAGTTCTGATATTGAAGATAATTCACCTAATTTAATTGAAGTTCTATCTTCAGATAATTTCAAACCAGAAGACATTGAAAAATATATTGGATTTGATGAAAATGATGCAGTTATAAATTCAGATAAAGAATATCAATATCCGTATGAATCAAATCCAACATATGATGATGAAGGATTCACATTAATAATAAATTCTAAAGTTCTTGAAGATTTATTCGATATTGAACATAATTCATTACAATTTTCATTACAGTTTGGTCATTATAATAGTTATGAATATGATGTTGATAAAAGTGAATTAGAGTATTTGGGTCTTTATACAAAAAAAGAAGTCAATAGCAAAATAGTAAAATTAGCTAGACTGTTTGGATTTAAGTCTAAAATAAATCCATCAGATCAAGGTAAAATAGTTGAGATATTTGAATATTTAGATTTGACTGATGATTTAGAAACATTTCAAGGTGAAATGAGTATGGCTCATGAACGTGCAGTTGAAGAAGCAGCAGGAGATGCGTTGAAAAAATTACCTTTTAATATTAATGATAATAGCAATAGTGATAGTGATAGACAAAAATATAACATAGAATTAATTTTTGAGTATAAAACTATCATTGAGTATATGAAAAAATATAAATTGGAGGTTAAAACAATTAAAGAATTTTTATCAAACATTTCTGATGCTGATGAGTTGAGACCAGAAACAATTGAGTATGAAGATAGTTATAGTTATATTAATTATGATGATTTATCAAAATCTATTGATGATACTGTTGATAAATATTTAGACGATCCTGATAAAATATTTCCAATTTGGATTGAAAAAGACAACTTAGATATGTTTAAAAAGAATGAACATATTTATTTAAAATTTTCAGAATATGATTTGGTTTATGATTTTTGGTTTATTTCAAATAGAAAAAGAGAAAATTTATTAGTGATGGCTAAACTTTATAATGGAAAAATTTTAGAATGGTTTAAAACATATGATTTTCAGAAAAAATTAATTATGAATGATATGGATAATTATAAAGTAATAAAAAACTCAGGTATACTAAACTCAAAAATTGAAAATGAATTTAGTTATATTGTAGATGTAGATAAATTTAATATATAAAAAATGAAACACATGAAAATATTTGAAGAATTTGAAGATGAAGATGATGATGAAGAAATAGATCATCATACTAGTCAAGATTTAGGTGATTATGTTAAATTAGATGATTCTGAAAGTGAATGGAATGTTGTAGGATCATTTGTTAAAATAATTGAAGTGAATAATAAAAAATATGATGAATATGACAATGAAATGTTTGAACCAAGGTATAAAGTCGTATCAATTCACAAAATAACCAGAGAATTAGAAGAGTTTTGGATCGGTGAGAGTGAGATTGATAGAGATTTAGAATCATCTGAAATTACAGAACTTGAACTATTGTTAACAGCAAGTAAATTTAATTTATAAAAAATGAAACACATAAAAATATTTGAAGAATTTGATGAAGAATATGAAGATATTGATGAATTTGAAACTGATCATGATTTAGATGTTATTGTAGATGGATATTTAGACGCATTATTTTTTACAGAAGAAGGTGTTCATGAAGATGAATATGGCAATGATACAATGGAGGATAAAACATTATCTGATATTGATACTGATACAAAAGTTGAGATTGAAAAAGAAGTAGAATGGTTTATTAATTCCGCAGGTGATGTATTTGAAGAACTAACAGATGACCAAATTGGACATGATTTTTGGTTAACAAGAAATGGACATGGTTCTGGTTTTTTTGAAAGAATAAATGACAGTGAAAAATTAGAAACAATTGAAGAATTGTGTAATATACTTGGAACTGTTGAAACTTATGTAGGAGGCGATGGTAAAATACATTGTGAATCTAATGATAGATATAAAACTTTTGATTTAGAAGAACATAGAAAGAAAAAGAAATTTGATAAAACAGTAAAGAAATTTAATTTGTAATATATTTAAAAAAATAATGTCTTATGAGAAACATTAAATCAGCAGAAACAAAGCCTAAATATAAAATAGGTGATTATGTTAAATTAATTGATGATAATTGGGAGATTGAAAAATTAGTACGTATTTTAGATATAAATAATGAGATAGAACATCCAGATTATTATGTCGAAGCATTTAATAATAAAACTCAGGAAAGAATCAAAATTTGGATTGATGAAGAAGAAATAGATAAGAAAACTAATGCAAAAGAAAAAATAAAATTTAAATAAATTGAAGTATATTAAAGAATTTGAAAACTTGAATTATTTTGAAATTAAAAAACTTGCTGATCATATACAAGAATTCATAAGTCATTATCATGATAATGTTGATTATACAACATATAATGGGGATTATGCATTTAATTATACAATTAAAGAAGTTCAAAAGAAATATTTTTTAAATTTAAGATTATCAACAAATGAAGATTATATGCTATTTGATATTAATACAATAATACAAAATCCAGGATGGGTAAATGATAAAATTGAAATTTTATCAAAATTTATAACATTTATAATGAATAAATATAATGAATTTGGTAGAATAAATTGTTCAAATATAAATAATATTATAACAGATATCACAAAAGAAAATTATGAAATTTATTTAAATACATTAAAATATAATTTATAAACAAATGAAATATATTAAAGATTTTAAAAGTAAGAATAGTAGTGATATAAAAAAGTTAGCTAATCATTTGAAAGAATTTTTTAACAATAATCAAAACGAAAAAATTTATGTATCATCATACGAATATGATTATTGCTTTGGCTATAACGTGGATGAAACAGATGTAAATTATTTTTTAAATCTAAAATTAAATAATGATGAAATATTATTTGATATATATCCAATAATGCACAATCCAGATTGGATACCAGAAAAAATTGAAAATTTATCAAGATTTATGAAATATGTAATGGATAAATATACTGAATTTGGTATAATAAACTGCTCAAATGTAGATAAAATAACAAAAGATATTACACAAGAAAAATATGAACTTTATTTACAAGCATTAAAATTTAATGTATAAAAAGAGAGAGAATCATTTGATTCTCTCTTTTGCTATTTAAGGTTCATTAAATCTCACATTATTATTTATTTTTGAAAAAGATTATCCTTTACATCATTTGAGGAGTAATAAATTGTAGCTGCAGATATATTTGAGTATGCAGCAGTTATTCCATCGTCAGTAGCGTCATAATTAAACGCATTACTTCTACTCATTCCCATTGATTCTGCAACAAAGCAAGAATCTTGATTTGCACCAAGGTATATATATTCAACATCAAATTCTTCTCTCATTTCTGTTACCATATTTTTAATTAATTCTCTATGATATACTCTTGATGAATTTTCTTCACCATCAGTTAGAATAACAAATAATGTTTTATCACTTCTTTTACTTTTTTTAGTTGATCCTAACAAGTCTAAATAATTATCAATACAAGTACCAATTGAATCATACAAACTAGTTCCGCCGTTAGCATAATAAGTATCTTCATTAAGTTCTTCTACATCATTAATATCTACATTTTTATATGGCATATAAAAATCAGTATCAAAAAACATCAATGAAAAATTTATTTTATTTCCGCTTTCCTTCTGTTCCATTAAGAATTTATTAAATCCTTCTCTCGCTTTCACTATTATCGAACTCATTGAGCCAGACATATCTAATATGCATACTATATCTATCTTATTCATATTATAAAATTTTATTTCCGCATTTTGGACAAAATTTCCAAGTAGATTTTCTTAATCTATAACCGCAATCACCACAATATTCTCTTATCTCATTGATGCTCTGGGATTTAGTAGAGTTTGGCATAAGTTTATAAGCTATAGAATAGAATGAAGTATTTGAAAATTCAACATTAACATTCTTTAATTTTTGATCTGATAATTCTCCTTTTTCAATCCTTCCAGTTTCAATTGAATTTATACTTGTTGTTGATGATGTTGGAGTAGAATTAATATTTAAACTTGATGTAGATATTGAACCTAATCCAACATTACCAGTAGTGTTAAATGTTGAATTGTTAAAAGAATTACAACTTTGAGTATATGCATAATTAATATCATTAGTAGAATATATTCTTGAATTTGAATTACTATTACCAAATTGAGAAAATCCATTAGAATTTCCTGCAGATAATGAAAAATTATTATAGTATATACCGTTAAATGATCCATTTTTGTCAGGTTTAGGCGGAAACTCATATTTTACATTGACTTCATTATTTGTATTACTTCTAAAATATTCTTTATAAAAATTAAAAGTAATTAATCCATTATTTTCAACTGCTTCAACTGCTTCTTTATTATTACCGTCAATGTTATAAGTTTCAAATACCATTTTACGTTGTTCATCTAAAAATCTATCTAAGAATATATCTTGTCCTGGATTTAAAATTAAATAAGAATCTCCTTTTTTTACTGAATTGAAAATTACTTCTACCCCTATTTTTTCTTTTAATGGGTTAAAAAATCTAAGTTCAAAGTTATCACCATCATTCAGGTAAATGATGTTATCCTGATAAACTTTTAATTCGTTTCTTTTGCTAGTGATTTGAACAGACGGTTGTCTATCCAACAATTTGTTGTTTTTCATATTTTTTTATTTTTTTTTATATTTTTAGTTTGCTAATTCATTTATTGCTTTTCAACAATTCCAAAGTCATAATGACTCTAAACTAACACAACCCAAAAAAATGAACCTTGCCCCTTTAAGTGCGACATTACTATATATAATTTTTAATTGAGCCCATAGTATTAAATAATATTAAAATTTATATCATATTCATTTTTATTTTTGTATCTTTGTAAATTAAATAAATAAAAAAGAATTATATGAAAGCGGAAGAGACTGTTTGGTCTGATTATTATGATGATTATATAAATAAATCTGATTCAATTTTTATTGATAACTTAGAAAAATTTGGGTGTGATTATAGATATGAAGGAGATGATACATACTGGTATTCAGAAAAGTATGATGAATATTATGATAATGATATAACTAAGGAAGAAGTTGATAATTTTAAGAACAAAATAATTTAAAAAATTATGTATAAAGAAAAAATTACACCTGATAATATGATTATACCACTTGGATATCATCAAAAAAGACTTTTAAAAAAACAAGAAGAATATGATTCTATTCAATTAAGATTGAAAAATTATGAGAAATCTCAAATTGAACTTGATTCATTAAAGTCTGAATTGGATGATATTCATTTAAAAAATGAAATAAGTAAAGTTGATAAAATTTCGGACGAAGAATATCATGAGATTTACAAAAAATTGATAGAAATGGAAACAAAAACAAAAAAATTATGGAAAATTACAAAACATACATTATAAGTTTTATTATTGGACTTATTATAGGACAAGTCGCAATTTGGCTAAAAATAGAATATGTATCATTTGAATGGTGGATATTCGTTTTAATATCTGCCATTATATCAGCTTTAATTTTAGCAGTTATAAATAAAAAAATAAGAAACAAAAAATTAAAATCTTAAAAGCTAAATAGTTAAAAATATCATAAAATATATTATGGAAAATTATTTTATTGACACAGACATTGATTGGAAAAGTGTAGTTTTAGAACTTGGATTTAATATTATACAGATAAAAACAACAAGGCAAGGTTTATCTTATGAAATACATAAAAATTGCACAGAAGAAACTATAATTGAGAATTTTTATTATATTCTATCTAATGATGATTTATTAAAACTAAATTTAGATTCATTAGTTGATTATTCATTAGTCATGGAAAATAGAACTGATATCTGGTGGAGAAGATTTTATTCTGAAAAAATGACAGCACTATTAAAATTAAAACTATAAAAATCTTAAAAATGAAAGATTTAAAAGATATCACTGAAGAAGAAGTTAAAATAATATGTGAAATATATGGTGAGCCATATCTAAGTTATATGGCTGGTAGTTGGACTCATGGATTAGCAGTTCAAATTGAAACTACATCAACAATAAACAATAGCAATTATGATTCATATATTGCAATAGATTATAATGGTACTATTTCATTATCTAGAAATGATGGAAATTGGGGTGGAATGAATTATGAAAAAATTTGTCCATTAATAGCAATTGACTATTTGAGAAGTATAGGATATGAATTTAAGTATGAAATTCCTATAAAGTTAGAAAGAAAGTTTAAATTGAATGAATTGAATAAAATAACTATCCTATGAAATTTGATAATAAAAAACAATGGACATCAGAAGAGAAAGCTATTCATAAAAATAATGGACAACCATTATACAAAGGAATTGCGTCAGAACATGTTGGTAAGATAGTTAAAAGATATAATGAATATGGTGTTATACTTTGTAGTGATATTTTCAATTTTAACGGAGAACCTGTCATAAAATATGATAATAAAAAAGAATATGATGCTGAACAATTACTTGGATTACCATTTGAAGAAGTAAAAAATTATACTCTTAAATATATAAATATTGATGGTACATTAAAAAAATAATAAACTTATTGTTTTTTCATACTATATAAGATGTGGAAATTTATCCACAATAATAAAAATAACGTTGATAATGAGTAAGTTAAAGGGTTCCGTAAAATTTTATAATTCGGAAAAAGGATTTGGTTTCGTCTCTGAAAAAGAAACAGGTAAAGAATATTTTGTACACGCTACATCTTTGGTAGATAAAATCTATGAAAATGATGAAGTGAGTTTTGATTTAGTTGAAGGTAAAAAAGGTTTGGCATGTTCAAACGTAGAAGTTATAGGTTAACATATATTCTTACAGATTTTAAAAAAGCTCTCAATTTTATTGAGAGCTTTTTTTGTCACATATTTTTTATTATTGAATAAAATCTATTAATTTTTATATATAATTATGTAAAAAATAATAATAAAATATGATAATAGATGAATCACACAAAAAATGTGGAATTTGTGAAGAAATTAAAAATATAACTGAATTTCACAAGAAGAAAGGTGCTCCGCTTGGTTGTACAAATAAATGTAAAATATGTTCTAATAAAATTAGTAAAGAACATAGGGCTAATACTGATAGTCAAAAAAGAAATGATAATTGCAAAGAATGGAGAAAAAATAATAAGGGGTATGAATCAACACCTGAAAGAAAAGAATATAGAGCTAAATGGAGGGAATTAAATTCAGAAAAAATAGCCAAGCAAACCAGTGATTATGTTAAAAAAAATAAAAAGCATTTAAGAGAAGTTGACAAACCAAAAAGAAAGATTAGATATAAAAAAAAATTAGAAGATCCATTATTTAAAATTCGTGAAAGTGTAAGATGTTCAATTAGAAGAACAATTAAAAATAAGGGATTTAAAAAGACTATTAAAACTGACAAAATATTAGGATGTTCATATTTAGAATTTAAAATATATTTAGAATCGAAATTTGAGCCTTGGATGAATTATGACAATTATGGAAAATATAATGGAGAATTAAATTTTGGATGGGATATTGATCATATAATACCAGCATCAAAAGCAAAAACAGAAGATGAGATAATAAAATTGAATCATTATACAAACTTGCAGCCGTTATGCAGTAAAATTAATAGAGATATTAAAAGAGATAATATATAAATTCTTTATAAGTTAAATTTATCAGCAGTTTGACACAATAAATAATCTTTATATTTATCTGGATAATCTCTCATTATTTTTTTCTTAATTTCTGGTTTTAAATAATCAAAAAATGTAATTTTAACTGTTCTGCCTTTAATATTCCAATTTGCATTTGAGTCTATTAACAATTTCAAAATATTATAATATTCAACATCATTCAATTCAATAATGGAAGAATAGAACCCTGATAATAATAATGGAGTCCAACCTTGAGTAGTATTATCTTGAAAATTTACATCAGCTCCGTTATTAATCAAAAAATTAACAATTTTTATATCAGATTCTTTATTAATAGAATATATTAAAGGAGTATATCCATCTTTATTAAAAAAATTCACATCAGCGCCTTTATTAACTAAGATTTTAACTTTTTCAAAGTCATTAGTTAAGCAAGCAGCAATTAATTGATCATTTAAATCTGGTTGATTAGAATTCTGCTCAAAATTCTTTATATGTTTCATATGTTAAATTTATCTGAGTTTTTTTTAGTTAAATATATTTCATATTGATTAGGATATTTCTTTAATATAAATTTTTTAATTTCTTCATTTTTATTTAAATAATAAATAAAATCACGAATTATATTATTACCATAATTTTGTTTAATGTTCCAATCTGAACCTGCTTTTATTAATTTTTGAATTATTGATACGAAATAATTAATGCTTGAACCAGTAAGTCCCATAGATGATAATATCAAAGCTGTTGTTCCATTTTCATCTTGAATATCTAAATTTGCTCCTGATTTTATTAATTCATCAAACACATTTTCATATCTATTTATAATAGCGAAATGCAATGCAGGTTTTCCATTTAATTGATTTGGTAAATCTAAATCTATTTGTCCAGATTTTATCATATTAATCATTTCATTTTGGCCTTTCTGATTTAAATCTTTTTGTCTTATAAGATTTAATAAATCATAAGTATGATATTGATTTTCATTAATTTTTAATTCTTCGTATAATTTGATATGTTTCATATATTTATATATTAATAAATTAATATTAATTTATTTTAATCAAGTTAAAAAAATACCTTATAGATTTTATATATAGTTGAAATTAATTTTTTAGTATGGAAATAAAAAAATTCAATGAAAATTCAAATAATATAGGAATATATGCAATAGTTACTATACCAGAAGATAAACGTCAAATAAATTTAATTGAATTGATTGCGGATGACTATTATTTAAACAATGAATTACATTCATCAAGTGTAAATGAAAAAGAATCATTAATAAATTATACTATTGAGCATTATCTTTATGATAAAGGATTATTCAAATATACATATAAATTAGTTGATGAATCTGGAGCTGAAGTAAAAATTGAAGATTTGGAAAAAAGGATAGAACTTAATAATAATACAAATAAATTTAATATATGAAATACATAAAGACATTTGAATCGAATAAGAAATTACATATGATTAATATTATTAATTTGGATAATGATTCTAAAATTATAAAAGTTACTCAAGAAGAACTTGACAAATTAATAGAATCAGAATTTACAATTCTGTATGATGATGAAGAAATAGGATATGATTCAAACCATCCAGATGAATGGAGATATGATTCTGATGAAGAAGATGATATAAAAAATTGGTTAAAGTCATATAGAAGTATGATAAAAATATATGCATTAGGTAGCAGAAATATAATAAGAGTCACAAAAGAAGAACTTAATGTATTAATAGAAGAAGATTTTCAAATATTGTATGATGATGAAGAAATAGCTCATGATCCAACATTACCAAATGAATGGAGATATGATGACGACGAAGAAGAAGAAATAAATAATTGGTTAAAATTATATAGAATATTAAAAGATCCAGAAAAAGTAAATCAAGCAATTAAATTTAACTTATGAAATATATAAAAAAATTTGAAATGAATAATAATACTGATACAGATTTTTATTTAGAAGTTACATCAGAAGTCGCATTTAGTTATTGTAATGGTAATCCGTTACCATCTACTGATCCAATTCCATTAAATACTCAAGTATTAGAATATGCATTTGGAATACCTAGTGATGGCGCAACAGACAGAGATTATGAAGAGGTAGCTGAAGATGCTTGTGAATGGTTTGATGGAACAATAGAATCAATAAAAAATAGTGTTAATGCAGTCAATGAATTTGATTATGCAAGTGAAGGTCCAGATTTTGTATTAGGAGTTAATTATGATGGTGAATCAGCAGAATTTGGTAATCTTCATGTATTTTTAAAAGATTGTAAACAAGTAAAAGTTGTTTTTGTTTATGATTGTAAAAAGGAAAAATTTTATAAACCAAATTTTTTTAAAAAACTTTATAGTACGCCTGGATTATATAATAATATAGATAAATTTAACTTATGAAATACATAAAAAAATATAAAGGGGAACCAAAAGTTGGTGATTATGTTTTGTGTATATCAAATGCTAATGATGAAGCTTTCACTCTTTATATTAATAATTCAATAGGAAAAATTATTAATATAACACCAGTTTATTCTGATGATAAAAAGACTAAATTTTATGATAACATTAAAATTAGGTATTATGATGTACCCCCAGACGAAGAAGTTGATTTATTTACAATAGATAAAAAAGACAAATCATATAAAATAACATTTCCTTCTTTTATGATTTATAATTTTTCAGAAAACAAGGAAGACATACAAATTGATATAAGAACAAATAAATTTAACATATGAAATATATAAAGAAATTTGAAAAAAAAATATTATTTAACCCAAATGATTGCAAGGTAGATGAATATATAAGATATAGACAGAATTTTTATACATTCAATGCTAAAATAATTAAAAAGGATGACTCAGTTTATTTAGTTCAAAATGATAGACACATTGTAACTATTGTGAAAGAACAAATTATGAGATATCTAACTGATTTAGAAATTGAAGAATTTACATTATCTTTAGCTGCAAATAAATTTAACATATGAAATATATAAAGAAATTTGAAAAAAAAATAGATTTACCAGATGTTGGAGATTATGTATTAATGAATAGTTATGGAATTCCTAAAGTTGTAGAATTCATAACAAATAATTATGGAATATTTATTAATTCTTATGTTGATAAACTATCTGTTAAACAAAAAATTATAGTAAGATATGAAAATATACCAGGAGACATAGATTTGTTTTTTCATGATGGTACAAGAACATTTGATCTTGATTTATTAGTGTCCTATGGTAGTACAATAGAAGAATTAAAAATGAGAATAGAATCAAACAAATTTAACTTATGAAATATATAAAGAATTTTGAATCAATTAAAGATAATCCAGAAGTAGGAGATTATATATTAGCAAAATATAACAGTAAAAATGACTTCAATACTTCTATTAATAATTTGAAAAACTTTATAAATAATACTATTGGAATTGTTCATAGTTTAGATCATATTAGAAATAGCTGTTATTTTAATATAAAATATGAAAACATACCAAAAAATATAATAAATTTTTTTGATGATGATATTAAAAGATTTAATATTGAGAGTATAGTGGAATTTGATAAAGATTTAGAACATTTAAAATTTAAAATTGAAGCAAAAAAATTTAACATATGAAATATATCAAAAAATTTGAAGATAAAAAATATGATCCAAAAGAAGGTTATTATGTATTAATGAAATCATCAATGATGAATCCTGAACTGAATGAATTTATTGATAATACTATTGGTAAAATTTTAAAAATAGAAAACAATAGAAATTATGCATCATTGACTGTTGAATATGAAAATATTCCAATGGAAATAGCAAGCTTGTTTGGATATAATAATTATGGATTTGATGAAAATAAAGGATTCAAAGATTTTTTATATAGCAGTATTGTTGATTATTCAGAAAATAAAATAGATTTAGAATATAAAATTAATGCAAGAAAATTTAACTTATGAAACACATAAAAATATTTGAAAAATACAACTCTTGGGAAGAGGATAAAAATATGTATTGGGAAGTTATATTAAAAAGACCATATTTTAATTTATCGTTAAAAAAAATAGGAGTACCAACTGATTTGATTGACGAATGGAATGATACATATGTAGATGAAGATCACATTGTGTATGTATATAAAGAAGATGTTAAACTATATGATAGGTTACGTGATGACTATGATATTATGACTCAATGGAGATTACAAACAGAAAAGGATAATAGAGACATTTCAAAATTTATGGGAAGAATTAAACTTCAGGATTTTGAGATAAATGCTGATAAATTTAATTTATAAAAAGTAAAATTTAAAATTTAATATATAATAACAGTCGTATCAACTGATTATCAATAATTAATTATTGATATAATAAATAATGATATAATTATGAAAGTTAAAGTATTAGATTTAAGCCAAATTACTAAAGAAGTAGTATTAGAAAAACTTTCTGAATCAAACACATTAGATTTAGATCAAATAGATGAATATCTTGATATATTATCTGCTATAAAGGATGGAATGATTGTTTATAATATATCAACAACTGCAGGTGATTATATATTATTTATCACAGCTAGTCAATCTAAAAAATTATTATAAATATGAAATATTTAAAAACTTTTGAAAAGAGTAAAGAAAAAGAAGATACTATATTATACAAAAATAAGGATTTTACAATTATAATAAATAATAAAAATGATAATATGACATATTACACAAATTATAGATCATGTTCTCCTATTTATGGTATGATAGATCAAATAAGAGAAAAATCAATTTTTTTAAATGATACAGAGTTAAGAAGAATTAAATTAACTGGTTATGAAAAATCTTTTGCTATGCTATCATTAGATCCACAATATTTTAAAAATAAGCTTAAATATCATTCATCTGTAATTAATGGATTTATAGGAGATGCATCAAAAGTTGAAGTTTCTAAATTACCAGATAAAGTATATTCTGAGTTAAGTGAATTTTATTTGCCTCTAATAGAAGATGTCATAAAAAAATCTGAAACAATTGGAGATATAATTGATTCTTTTAAAATTTTATATGATGATATAACTGAAAAATTGCCTATGTATATAATTGGTTCAAAATTTAACTTATAAAAAAGCATCAATTAAATTGATGCTTTTATTTATTTCCATTTTTTTATGAAATCAATTTCAGATTTTCTAAATAATATATCTAGTCTATATCCATCACAGCTAAGTATTTTTCCAACTGAATACCTAAAAATAACATTTTTGTAATGTCCTTCTGACTCAAACATTTTTTTTGCACATATTTTTAATATTTTCTTACGTTTTCTTGGTAATCTTTTTCTAATCATTTCCCAATGAGAAGGATTTGGATTTTTTGGTTTTGTATAAGAATGTTTTTTACAATAATAATTATCCTTATAATCAGTAGTATATGAAGTAGGCTTACCACATTTACAGCATTTTGTCAAAGGTTCAAATACCGTAGATGAATATGAACAATGTTTACAGTATGCATATCCATCAGTTCTATTTCTACGTTCCATTTCATGATTACAAGTTAAAATTTTTTGATATTTTTTCCAAGCATTTTCTTCAGATTCTTCCATTGTTTTTCCTTCACCTCTAATAAAGCATTCTGGATTTTTTGGAAATGCTTCAAAAAATGCTGTTTCATAACATTTCTTGCTTGACATTCCTTCTGATAATTCTTTTAAAGGATCACCAGAAAATACTTTATCAAAACTACCTGATGGTAAAACAATTCCAGATTCTCCTCCTTGACAAAAACAATTCCAATCATACTTAGAATCATATTCATTACTGCTTGACATTCTTACTTTCATATGTTTGTATATTTTAATTTATCTAATTTTTTTCTTCTAATTTCTTTTGTTGTATCAAAATAATCATTTATATTAGACATTTTTATTTCAGGAAAATCATAAAACATATGTCCATTAATTTTAATAAATCCATCATTTACATAGTTATCATCATTTTCAGTATTATAGTATTTACCTACAATAAAATAATCATTTTTTGCCTTTTTACATAGATATTTCATTATGAATTTTTTATATGAGGCAAAGATACAATAAATTATTTAATATCAAGCAATTTTTTTAATTTTATTTTTCTAATTTCTTTTACAGTATAAAAATATTTATATATTTTTGGTTCTGATGGATTATTTGTATTCATAACAAAAAATAATTTTTCAATTTTAACATAATCTTTATTATTTGTTAAATAACTATTATAATATTCACCAGAAATAATTTCTTTTGAATATGTTCTTTTACATAAATATTTCATTTGCACTTATTCATTATTGTTGTAATTTCATCTTTATCAGTAATATTATATTTCTTCAAATCTTTCATAATATTAAAAGAGAATGTATCATCAAATAATACTACATCACTTTTAAAATATTTAAAAAAACTTAAATAATCTCCACTATTTGCAATATTTTTAAGTGAATCTTTTGATATATATCTTTTGTTGAATCCCATGATTTTTATTTTTATTTTATATAATTATTAATTTATTATGTTTGATATTTAATAATATTTAACTACAATATAATGATATTAATTCTTATATATTTTTGTATATCAGATTTTTGTTGTACTTTTGTATATCATTAATTTAAAATATAAACAATATGGAATTAATTGGATTTGCAAATAAATTTTACACTCTTTGGAGTTATTCAGAAGAACCTTTGTATAGCACAGTTAATAATCAATCATATCAATATGGTATCAGACAGATATATAATTACATTAAGAATATATCTTTTGATTTAGATAAAGTTAAAGAACTTTATCCTGATGTTGTAATTGATGATGAATTAAAAGGTAAAAGTGCAAGTTGGACAACAGAGCCAAAATTTGAATACCCTGCTGAATGTTTTCATTTTGGTAAATACCAGGGACAACTTATCAGTGAGTGTAAAGACCAATCTTATCTGATTTGGTACTATGAAAATGGTTTGTATGATGAACGTCTTACTATAACAAAAAATAGATTAGTTGAATTAGGATGTGGTTTTTATGATGATATGATATTTTCATCTATAGAATTACTTAATCAGTATACTGAAAGAATAACTAAACAAGCGGAACTTTCAAAGATTATTTGTGAAACTTATGATAAATATAAAACACCTGGTATTTTTTCATATGATTTTAATCATTCTTTAAACAGTGAAGGAAATTATGCAGATGCTTCATTTGATTTTCATTTCAATGAATATTCTGAACAATATTATTCTGGATATAATTTTGGATTACCTTTAATGAATGGTAAGGCTAAAAGAATTAAAAACAAAGTTCTTGAAATGGAGGTTGTTACAGTAGAAAATGATGAACTTGACTATAAATATTTTAAAGTATTAAGCCTTAAATCAGTAAAAAATATATAAATGAATATAATTAAAAAAGTAATAAAAAATATTATCAGAGAATTTAAACCAGTGTATACTCAAGTGGTAACTGATGTTCCTGATGAACAATATTATGAATATAAATGTTATAAAAACGACAAATATACTCATACTGTGAATATGCATTATTTCACAAATGAACAGATTAATGAATTTAAAGATATTCAAGAACAAATAAGTAATCAGCAAAAAGAAACATTAAACAAAAAAATACAGAATATAAAAAATAATAATCATTATGAAAATTAATAATGAAGAGGAATATATTGAAGCAAAAGAATCAATTAGAGAATATGAAAAAATAAATGATATTATATTTCCATATAATATCCATGTAGGCGATACAGTTGCTTATGTTTCTAACAGTAAAAGATTTGGAAATGAACTTATAAACGTAAAAGTAACTGAAAGTTTTCTTAGCGATCTTATTAAATATGAAGGTATTGAAAATTTTCATCAATTTAGAATAGTAAAAAAATACGATGAATGATCCTAAATTTAAAAAAGGTGATAAATGTATATATGTATATCGAATTTTAGAAGATGATAAATTTTTATCTATTCTTGATTATGATATGACAATTTCAGATAATCCATGGTTTTATGAACAATATAATATATGGTATTATCCTATAAAAGGAAAGGCGAATGATTGTCCTGAATATTTTCTTAGAATTTGGGAAAATGATATTGATATGTTTTATGATGAATAAAAAAATATAAAATGAATAAAGAAGAATTAATACAAGTGTTTGAAGACACAAAATTACACAGTGAATGTATGTTGAAATCAGAAACTACTATACATTCATTTGATGATAGATTAATGCCAGATATTAGCATTCCTTGTCATGAAAACATACAAGTTATAAATTCTGATAGTGTATCTGCAGTTACAGAATATAGTAAATTAGGAAAAACTTGTGTTCTTAATATGGCATCATTTAAACGTCCAGGTGGAGGAGTTGCAAAAGGGTCCAAAGCACAGGAAGAATGCTTATTTAGATGCTCAAATTTGATTCATTTAATTAATACTGATAATTATCCATTGAATGATGATAACGCATTATACACTAAAGATGCCACATTTTTCAAGGATGTATATTATAATTATATGAATGACGTTCAATCTGATGTTGTAACTATTGCAGCATTAAATCTTAGAAATGTTGATATTAATAGTCATTCTGATACAATAACAAGTGAAAATATATCATCAATAAATTCTGATGGAATAACAATATCAAATTGGGATTATGAACAACTTACTAAGGAAAAAATAAGATTGATGTTATCACTTGCAATTAAAAATGATGTTGATATTATAATTTTAGGCTCATTCGGATGTGGAGTTTTCAAAAATGATCCTGAAAAAATGGCTAAAATATTCAAGAAATTATTAGTAAATGAAGGATATTCTAAATATTTTGAAAAAGTAATATTTGCGATTATCAATGACAATAACTCAGTAGGTAATAATTATGAAATTTTCAAAAATGTTTTTAGTGATTATAATTTAATTTAATTTAATATTATGAAAAATGCATTAAGTTTATTGCAGTCAAAAGCATTAGTAGACACTATTAACATGTTATATGATGATGGTGATTTAGCTATAATTTTACCAGAATTATATAACTTATACACAACTAATGATGGTCATAAAAATAATTATTACCACACATTAGGAGTACTTAATAATGTAATTAAATATGACAATGATAACTTAAAAATGAAAATTGTTGCATTATTACATGATATTGGAAAGATTTCTGTTAGATCTAAAAATGATGATGGAAATTGGACATTTCATGATCATGAAAATGTAGGAGCAAAAATGGTTAAAAAAATCTTGAAAAGATTTAATATAACCAATAAGAAAACTATTGATTATGTTTACAGAATGGTTAAATATCATGGTAGAGTAAAAATGCACAGAGATGTAACAGAATCAGCTATAAGAAGGCTTGACGTGGAAGTTGGACCTGATATAGTATTAGAGTTGATTGAGTTCTGTAAGTGTGACATAACCACTAAATATGAAGATAAAAGACAACGTATTGTTTCAGGATTAGATGAAATAAAAAAAAGAATATTAGAAGTTCGTAACAAAGACAATGAATCTAAATGGCGTTCTCCAATAACAGGAATTATAATAATGAAAATGTTAGGAATAACTACTGGTAGAATGGTTGGAGATATAAAGAAAGTAACTGATGAAAAAATAAAATCAGGTGAATGGACTGAAGATGATGCTATTAAATACATTGAAACATTTAAGATATAATATGTAGTGCAAAATAGCACGCTTGATACCCAAAAAAGGATAAACAATTAAACTCAAGAGGTCCTGTAAAATCAGGCATATTTAGAAAAAGATAATACTTATGTATTATCTTTTTTGTTTTTGTATAATTAAATAATAATATATAAAAATAAAAAATGCATAAAGTATTAATAACAGGAGGTGCTGGATTTGTAGGAACTAATCTTATTAAATATTTAAAGAAAAATTATAAAGACATAGAAATATCATCATTAGATAATTACTTCACAGGAAAAAAAGAAAACCATGTAGATGAAGTCATATATTACGAAGGTAATACATGGAATGCACCTGAAATATTTAAAGATAAAAAATTTGATACAGTATTTCATTTTGGAGAATATTCAAGAATTGTAAAATCATTTGATGATATTAAATATGTAGAAAAAACAATTTTATATGGCACTCCAATAATAATGGAATTATGTAGAGAATGGAATGCAAAATTAATATATTCTGCTTCATCATCAAAATTTGGAAATAATGGAGAAAATGAAAATTTAGCTCCATATTCATGGATGAAATCAAAGATTGTTGAACTTATCAAAAATTATAATAATTGGTATAATTTACAATATGAAATTTGCTATTTTTTTAACGTGTATGGTGAATGTCAAATAATGACAGGTGATTATGCTACTGTAATAGGTATATTTGAGCATCAATATATAGAAGGTAGCAAATGTACAGTTGTTGAACCAGGTACTCAGAGCAGAGACTTTACACACATTGAGGACATTGTTAGAGGAGTAGTATTATCATCATTTACAAATATGAATCATGAATGGTATTTAAGGTCTGGAATAAATACTAACATTATTGATGTCGCTAAAATGTTTGGAGAATTTAAATTTGTATCTAAAAGAAAAGGTGAGAGATATACATCAGAAGAATTTGAGAATGATACTGAAAGTGAATTAAAATGGATACCAGAACATAAATTAGAAGATTGGATAGAATTAATAAAAAACAAAAAGAGAGATTAAAAATCTCTCTTTTTGTTATAATGCACCTTCTGATTTCATATCATCTTCTAATTTTAAAATTCTTTCTTCAAGAGCTTCTTTTTTATCTTTCCACATAAATGACACTTCATTGTAGAATGCTAAATTCCATAGTCTATCTGGATATTTCCATTCTGAATGACGTTTTAGTCTATCAATTAGAGAATAATAATCAGAACTATACGTTTCTGATACATTTTTGTTTGAATTATTTTCCATTATTTTCAATTATTATTTAGTTACTCTAACAATTGTATATTTCTCAGAAAAATCTCCGTTATCATGTTTAGTTTTTTCAACTTCAAATTCTCCTTTATTCAAAGAATTTAAGTATTTATGAAAATTTGATTCACTACCTTTTGAATTTTTACCTGTATAGCCAATAAGGTTAAATTCTTTTCTTTCTTCTTCATTTAAAAAGTTTAAATTATCGTAAAATGAAGATAAATATCCACTATTTGTAACTATTTTATGAATTTCTATTGCCATAATAATATTAATTAATTTCACATATATTTAATTCAGAATTTACCTTTTCAACAAAAATAAGAATTTTTTCAACTACTTTATTCATTGATTTTACATTACATTTACGAAATTTAGAATTTAATCTTTCTCTGTTTGATGAATCTTTTTGATGTAAAGAGCATTCAAATACTTCGACTTCACCAGATTGTTCAATATTAAATCTTAAATAATTGGAATTTTGAAGATATCCATAATGCCAATTTTCATTTTTATCAAATGATATAGTCAATATAATAGTATCATTTCCCATGCAAGCATTTGATACATTAAGATATTCTACCTTATCAGTTAATTCTTTACGTAAAAATTCAATCGCATCAATTTGTTTTAAATTTTCATTATTGAAGATTCTCATATCTTTATAAATTTTAATGATTAATTTGTACTACAAAAGTACAAATAATTATTCATTATACCAAATATATTTAATTTTTTTCTTTTGTTAAATCAATTTTTAATTTGATTTTTTTATTATACATAGCATTAAATATTTCCTCATGTGAAAAATTCATTAGGCAAATATTCATACTATCATCAGATAATTCATTATCTTTTACTATAATATCTTCTCCTAATTTATTTTTTCCAATTTTTTTAACTTCAATTTTAGGACGTGGATAAATAAGAGTTTCCGGTTTTTTATATTCATGTAATCCGACAACTATCTCTCTTGATCTTATTTTATCAGTAAATATTTCATCATTCATAACTGAAATACCATCATTTATTTTAGATAAAAATTCTTTATCATTTTCATGAACATAAATATGAAAAATATTAACCATAGTTGATATAACATCTTTATCTGTTGCCTCATATTTCATTGTCTTACAATTCATCAGAAATTTCTTATAACCTTTTTCAATCAAAAAATTTTCAAATGCTATCATCTTCTATTATATTACCTAAATTATCTAATTTTGTTTTTCTAACATATTGAACACACTCATCATAATATCTTTTACAATCACGATTATAATAAGTTTCTACGTTCTGCTGTCCTTTCTCATTTGCATCTTTAACAACAGATTGTAAGCATTCACCACAACAATAGCTCCACAATGTACTCATTCTAGTATCATCTCCAAGAAAAACTGAAAATTCTTGATTATTTACTTTGCAGTTATTACATAATGTTGAACCTTTCCCTGTATAGCCTACTATGACATGACTGAAAAGTTTATAATATTCATTTTTGTCTGGCTTTTTCATTTTATTTTTTTAATAATTTTAATTTTTTCTTTCTCAAAAAATTTTCAATATTTTTATCAAGTTTTTCTTTACTTACTAAAATACTACCTTTACCTTGAGTATAATCACAACAATCAATCCAATATTCAAATGTTATACCATCATCGTAAATATCAGTATGAGTAATAACTGAATAATTACCAAAATTACTATATTTATCTAATAATTCTGTAGCTAATTCTAAATATTGTTCTGTGATAGAATCAGCTTTATCTATTAAAACTTCTCTTTTTTTGTATATTACGTCATAAATCATGATTCTGATATTTCTGAAATTAGCCAATTCATAAAATCTAACTCAGTTAAAAAAACTAAAATGGAATTCTCATCATAAGGAAAATCACACATAACACTTGAGCCAGAGATATTTTTTTCTATTTTTATATCATCTGATGTAAAAATAATTTTTATTTGTGTAGTCTCACCTTCTTCATAATCATTCCATCCATATGTTGCTTCAATAATATTATCATATATCACATCATATTCCAATATTGGTCCAGTTTCACTACCATTATGATAATATTCTGAATTGACTTTTTCTTCTTTATCAAATAAAGCAATAGAGTTTAACATTACATCTGTTACATTCATAATATATAATATTTTAAAATTATAAGAATACAAAGATAGTTATTTAAAATGATGTAGCCTAATATAGTATTAATTTTTAGAAAATCAATTTAATATATATAGTCATATGAAATACTTGAAATGCTTTGAAGATTTATCAAATAGTGATTATAAGAAAGGTGATTATGTTTTATTAGATTTAGATAAAATTAGATATAATAATAATGAGAGTGGTGACGTAGATGTAGATGAAAATGGTGATCCTACGCCATTTGATAAATATGCATTAATAAATGAAATTACAGTTGAATTGAATAATGGTCAATTTCTATATAATGTCATATTTTATAATTATAATAAAGAAATAAATAATTCATATGGAGTTCAATCAGATGAAATAATAAGAAAACTAAACTCAAGTGAGATAGAAGTTTTTAATAGAAAAAAAGATGCATTAAAATATAACATATGAAATATATCAAAAAATTTGAAAATAGATTTACTAACATATTTAAATCTTCTGATGTGAATATGTGGGATGAATATTTAGAAAACGAATTGGAAAATGATCATAGATTTAGTAAACTTTTTCAATCTGTACATATTGGAAATCTTAAAAGATTTGAATATTTATTACCAAAATATCTAGATAAAATAAATGATATTTATGATGGACAAAATATATTAATTAAGGTTATAATAGAAGATGTTGATTTATATGAACAAAAGAAGATGATTGAATTATTGTTAGATAACGGAATTGATTATAATTTTAAGTTTGAAGGTAAAACATTTTATGATTTTATGATTGATGAAAAATTAAAAAAATGGTTTGATAAAAAATATCCAGAAATAGTAAAAGAACTTAATTTAAATAAAAATGCAAATAAATTTAATTTATGAAATATATAAAAAAATTTGAAAAAACAAATAGAGATATAAAAAAAGGAGATTATGCTAAGTTAAATTTTCAAACACTTAATTCAGAATTAAATAGTTTTTTTAGAAATAATTTTTGTAAAATTATTGAAACAAATGGATATAGTCCAATATGGTTTAAATTTGGATTTCAATACATACCAGATGAACTTGTAGAATTTTTTAATAAGCAAGGTAAATATTATGTATATCATATACAATTGAGTACTGATGATGTAGTAGATTATGCTAGAACAATTGAAGATTTAGAACTAAAATTATCAACAAAAAAATTTAATTTATGAAATATTTAAAACAATTTGAATTGATAAATTTTTATGATGAAAAAGACATATTTAGATATCTTTATCACTCAGATTTACCAAAAATAAAAGAATTAGTATCTGAGATACCTAATATTAATCTTAATATTAAAGATAAAAATGGCGATACTCCTTTGATATATTCTATAAGATTTAGTTTATTTACAATATTTAAATTTTTAATTGAATCAGGAGCAGATATTAATTATACTGATACATTTGGAAATACACCACTAATACTAGCTGGAAGAAATAAAAAAGAAGAAATGACACAATATTTAATTGAATCAGGCGCTGATTTAGATATCAGAAATAATGATGGTGAAACAGTATTAATTATGTGTTCTAACTATAAAGATAAAAAGGCATTTAAAATAATTAAAATGCTGATTGAAAATGACGCTGATTGGAATGTATCTGATGATTTAGGTAATACATTTATTGAATATTTATATCCTTTGTATAAAAAAGAAATCATAGAAAAATATCCTGATAAATATAGTAATTTTTTAATGATTAAAAATGCAAATAAATTTAACATATGAAATATATAAAAGAAATGAATACTTGGTTTAATAAATCAAAAGAAGGAGATTCAATAGTTTCAAGAATTTTTGATATTGTAAAAGAAGAAAATATTAAAATTTCACATAACGGAGGATATACAATAGAAATAGATGATTATATATATTCTTTTTCACATATAGGCATTTACTCTGTTGGTAAATATAATAAATCACAGAGAATAATATCAGGTGAATATAAAGGAATTATAACTGGACATCCTATATCAAATCATGAGTTTTCTAATAAATTATGGAAAGAATTGATAAAAATATATGACAATCAACAAAAAAATGTAGATGAAGATTTAGATATTCTTAATCCTGTGACACGTTCTTCAAAAAAATTTAACATATGAAATACATAAAGAAATTTGAAAGTGAAAGAGACGATTATATAAGAGATGTTAGAAATATTCAAAAAAAGGCTGATAACGATATAAAAAAAGCATATAAGGTCATGAAGAAATATATATTATTTCATGATGTGAAGAAATTTATTGAATCTGGTATATATTTCATATTAGAAAAAGATAGAATAGAAGCTTGCTATGATCACACAAATCTTTTTATAGTAACAAAGAAATTATATACATATAATTTAAATACAGATAAATTAAAAAATAATAAAAAACAAGGAATGTATTATAATTTATCAGAAACTAGTCTTAGTTATATAATGAAAGATTCGGATGATTTACAAGAATTATTAGATTGCCTGCCTTCACTAAAAAATGTAAATAAATTTAACTTATGAAATATATAAAATCATTTGAAAATAATTTTACTGACATATTTAAAAAAAGAAAAAAATTACCTATTGAGGTTATTAATTTTAGTGAAATATTAACTAAAACTATAGAAAAAGCTATAGATAATGATTGGGATGTTTATTCAAATATATATGGAATTAATAATAAAAAGTATTACGATATAATAAGTATTTTTGTTGATCCACATGATTTAGATGACGCAGCAGAAGTTGTAGAGTTACATTATAATCTTAGTAGAAATGCAATTCTTTATTGTTATCATCCAAAAATGAATTTCATGGAAAATATTCAAAATTTTTTATCTGATATTATACGCAATAGTTCATGTGAAGATATATCGGTAAAGAATGATAATAGATATTGGATTCCATTAGATAAATTACCTGAAATAATAAATAAAATAAATGATACAAATTTCGAATTGTTTAAAATGACAAATAAATTTAACTTATGAAATACTTAAAACGGTTTGAAAGTATAGTAGAAGTACTAAAGTATAATGATAAAGGACTTAGCTTACTACCAGAGTTACCAGATACAGCAAAAGAATTATATTGTTATCATAATCACTTGGTCAGGTTACCAAAATTACCAAGTTCATTAGAAATATTGTCATGTTTTGGTAATGATTTGCGTGAACTACCTACTTTACCATATACAATAAAAAAAATATTTTGTTATTCAAATAATTTATCTGAATTGCCAGTATTACCTTATTCATTAGAAATTTTGAATTGTTGTGATAATAATTTAACTGAGTTACCAATTCTTCCAGAGTCACTAACACTATTAGTATGCACTGGAAATAAATTACCCTATAATAATTTGTATGAATACAAAAAATGGCAAGAAATAAATATGCCTGATGTTTCGATGTCTAAAAAATTCAACTTATAATATGAAATACATAAAAACTTTTGAATATAAAAAGAAAAAATATTATACTATTGAAAATGAATTAATTGATGCTGTATATAATAATCAGTATTCTAAAGTTAAAAGATTATTAGATTCTGGATTTGATATTAATAGTACAGTAGTTGGAGAAAAAAATAATGCATTATTATATGCTTCGTATAAAGGATATTGGAGTATTTTATATCTATTATTAAAATATAATCCTGATTGGTATGTAAAAGATGATAGTAAAACAGATTTTATTCAATTGATAGAGGAACATTTATATGGAGATAAAGTAATAGAAAAAATAAGAAAAAAATATTCAGAAAAATATGAAGAGTATTTAATGAAAAAAAACATAGAAAAATTTAATTTATAATTATGAAAATTCAAAAATTCGATGAGCATCATTTTACTACATTTAATGGAGAAATGTTATTAGCAGGTAAATCTAAATATCCAGTAGGCACTAAAATCAAATTTAAAGATGAAGGTGAATACTTAACTGGCACTTTGACACATCCATTTGGTTATTGTAATGGTGATGTTGGAGTGTATTTAGATCAAAAAGGAAAGTATGTGGATGATAGATTGTGCTTAAAAAATAGAGAATATATAGTAATTGATGATGATGTTGAAGAATATATGAAAGATAATACATTTAAAACAGATATAAAAAAATTCAATTTATAAGTGAAATAGCTTATAATGCGTATTTATAAGTGAAATAGCTTATAACAAAAAAATCCTATCTGATTTTTCAATTAGATAGGATTTTTTTTATATTGCTTGAGAATACAGCATTATAGAGAAGAACTTTAGAAACTATTATTTTTTCTGCTTCTTTTCCACCAATCTTTTGAATTGGTACTCCTCCAATGACGGTCAATTAGATTCACCACTCCTTTTGTTGTTAGATACTCTCTTAATAATCATTACTCATCTAGAATGCCTTCCAGATTAAATCTTGCGGATTTAGAGAACTTTCTTAAAAATCATGTTAGACTTGGGGTCTTTCACGGCTATAACGAATTTCTTCTCATAACTAGTAGTCACCTATCTCCAACAACAGTCGAACTCTTTTCCTTTATTTGTTTATTTTAATTTTGCATTAAATTTGCAGTTAAAGTTTGTTTTGTGGATGATGAAAGTAGTGGTTCGACAACCAGATTCTCCATCTTTTGAACGGAGCTATACTAAACTACTCTCTGAGATATCCCTACCTCCATATTTTAAGTTAACTAAGACACTCTCATATCCTTTGGTAAAGATAGGGTAACCTTAATAACAGCACCACCTGTACATTGGATTACAATCTTATTTACCTTTCGGTTTTAAGCCAACTTTTATATTGGATAACGCAATTACACAACTGGAAATCGTGTTTCTTGCAATAATCCTTCAGGTTATTCTTATTGATGTTCCCATCTCACTTAGACTACCCACATAGCCCTTGCATTAAACCACTTTCTCTATAGTGTTACCCTCGATAATTAAGGTTTAATGATATCCTGATTGTCTGCTCGAACACTAAATGAATATTACTAACAAATTTTTATAACTAATAACTATTATTCACATAATTGAATGTTTTATATAAACTCACCGAAGTAAGTTTATTTACGAACAATTATATGTCAAACTATTAGCCTAATAATCTGTTAAATAATAAATCATTTGATGTCGCAAATATATAGAAACAACTACATATTCACTTTATCCTACTTTCGTAGTTTATTTAATGACTACAGACAGCCAAATATTTTCAATTTTACAAAGAACGCTTTTAAATAAAAAACAAACATTTAGATTATAGTAAATTTTTATACTATCATTTCTTAACTAAAAGAATTTAGATCTAATAAAAGGAACTAACCTCTTAAACTTGTAAATTAACCATTTTCATAGTTATATTTACTAATAAATCTAAATGTATTGTTTCTTGTTGTTTTTCAAGTACTTTTACTTGAAAATGACACAAATCTATTTCAGTCCTTTTGTTCTTCACAGAACTTTTTTCAGTGGAACAATAAACATTATTATGTTCATTATATTTACTTTTGTAATATCAATCCTTGAATCTTTATTACTTCTGCAATATTTACTTCTGCAATATTAATCATACACTTTTGCAAGCTTCAAGTTGGCTTTTGCCTTTGATTATTTTTATTGCTTTTTCAATTATTAATGTCTAAGTGTGTTTATTTGCACTATCTCCTTTTGCAAGCTTCAAGGTGGTTTCTGTACCATTAGATTTTTAGTTGGTTATACAACATTTACTGTCATGATATTAATAATTACTCATACCATCAATAAAGTTGGTTATCATAGATTATTTTTCACTTTTTCAATTATTAATATCTAAGTATGATCAATTACACTTAATCCTTTTGCAAGCTTCAAGGTGGTTTTTATCTAATTAGATATTAAATTGTATAAGCAAGATAATTAATATATAAGTTGTGTTCATTTGCACTATCATCCTCTTGCAAGCTTCAAGGTGGTTTTTGTACCATTATATTTTCATTGCTTCAATCTGAAATTTGATTTGTTTCATTATTGTAGTTCAAAATTACAAAAAGTTTTTTGTTTTACCAAATATTTAATGTTAAAGTTTTGAACTTTTTTTATCAAGTACTCTTACTTGAATGAGTATTAAAAAATAAAATCATTTATAAGTTCTTTTATCTTCTCAGATTAGAAAAAATAAACTTTAAATCATATTTATTCTTGTAACTTTACAAATCTGCGAAATGTATTATTATAAATCTAAGAGTGTTCATTTGCACTATCTCCTTTTGCAAGCTTCAAGGTGGTTTTTATACCATTAGATTATCCATTAAATATGAATTGTGATTTTCTTTTTTATTATAGTGTGAAATTACAAAAAGTTTTTTGTTTTACCAAATATTTAATGTTAAAGTTTCAAACTATTTTCAAGTACTCCTACTTGATTTTTTATTCAAGGAATTTTAATTAAACAATTTTTTTAAATATCATATTAAAATTAACTACTCTTTTTCAAGAGATTTAAATTAATTTTTTTACAATTATCAAATTTTATAAGATAATCAAAACTCTCTTGTTTTGGTTATGAATATCAATAGTGGAACTTACTTAAAACCGAAGTTTGTTTTTCAGTGTTGAAATCAATATTCATAGTGAAGATAGATGGAGTTGAACCCAGTGTCAGTAACACTTGCCTTCTGCACAATTTGAATCGTGCTGCACCCTGTGTGCTTATCTTCATCATTTTTTATAATTTAATCAATAGTCAGTTCTTGTAGTGAAAGTAATAGCAGTCAGTCACATATCATCTAACATTAGGATTTATAATATTCCAAATTTAATTCAAATATTGTATTTCCACGGTGTAGTTACTATTTACATTTATAACAAGATAAGTTCTACATAACTTATATATCTACTTCAACGGATATTTATCTTTGATAGTTTTTTTATTGTATAAGATTACAATCTTATCATTAATTCACCATTCACACTTTCAGATTCATCTTTTTTAATACATCTTCTTATAAATATATTATTAGATAAGTTACTAATGCTGATATTTCTTGTTTAAATCTGATTTTTTGATTTAAATTATTGTAGTTCAAAATTACAAAAAGTTTTCTGTTTTGCCAAATATTTTTGTTATTTTTTATACATTTTCTCAAGTACTTTTACAAGAGATTTTTTTAAAATCAAATCATTTTCAGTTCTTTTATCTTCACAGATTAGAAACAATAAATTTTCATTTATTATATTTACTTTTTAAATTCTGTATTTTATTTTTCACTATAAAAAATTACTTAAAAATAGTGAGTTTTTTATTACAAAATTTAATTAATCTAAGTGTGTTCATTTGCACTATCATCCTCTTGCAAGCTTTAAGGTGGTTTCTATACCATTAGATTTTTTTCAATCTGAAATTTGATTTGTTTTTATTGTAGTTCAAAATTACAAAAAGTTTTTTGTTTTACCAAATATTTAATGTTAAAGTTTTGAACTTTTTTTATCATTTTAAATTATGATTTTTTACAATCACTTTTCATTTGATATTGTAGTGCAAAATTACAAAAAGTTTTTTGTTTTACCAAATATTTAATGTTAAAGTTTTGAACTTTATTTTCAAGTACTCTTACTTGATGTTTTTGTTTTGTTTGTAGTACAAAAGTATAAAAAGTTTTTGAAACTACCAAACATTTATAGATAAATTTTAAAATATTTTCAAATTTGAATATTTCTATTCCAAGGACGACCTATATTTCTATCACTTTTTGTTTTATGTTTTATAATTTTTTCAGATTCATCTAAATCTTCAAACCCATTATAATATTTACATAAATCATTCAATGAATAGAACACTAGTATATTATTAGTAATAGCAAATTCTACTTCATTGTCTGCTCCACTTGAATCTCCTGGTAATCTTAAAATGCAATCACACACTGGAATCCATTCAAAGTCCAATTTTAACCAATCTTCATATGGTCTTGGATGAGCCATATGCTGAAAATGTGAATATAATGGAGTAAATGGTACAAATCCTTTATTCATCAATTCATCTGCAGTATCCATTTGTGTTTTTACATTAACTGCAACATCACCTTTTGTATATGGTGAAGCTATATAAACTTTAATCATATTTTTATTTCTTTTTTTTAATATATATGGTATCATGAAAAATATAAAAAGTTTTGATAGATTTAATGAAAATGTACTAACTGATGGATTTACACCAGAAAATGCAAGATATAATGCAGGAATAAAAGCAAATAAAATAATAGATAATCTTAAAAATTTATTGTTGCCAATAGGAAAATTAACAGAACAAGTTGTTACTAAGTCAATTGATTCAATAAATTCACTAAATAGAATAATTAATGACGAAATTATTGATGATAATGCAATGATAACTCAATTAAAAAAATCAGATCCTACAGATACAATATTCAATGTTATAAAAAATATTGAAGTTAATCCAAATGGTATAAATAGATCTACAAATAAATACTCAGCAACAATAAATTCGTTATGGTTAGGAGGGAAAAAATATGATTTAATAGTAAAGCCATTATCATTTTGGTTGAATATGGCAAAAAAGGATAGAGAAACTGAAAATAAAATATCTAATCAGCTATGTGGTTGGATTAATAGTAATATAAATTTAACAATTGAATCATTAAAAAAAATAACACACAAATGAATAAAACAATTAAAATAATATTAATAATTTTGGCTGTTTTGTCTTTAATATTTATAGTTTATAAAATTGCAACTATTAAAGATAAGTCATTTAGTAAAATTGAAATTACTAATTATCATCACATATATAACTTAACAAACAAACCATATTTAGATACAATAGTAGAATCAGGATTACTATCTCTAAAAATTGATACCGTTACAGTTATAATAAAAAATATCGAATTGAAATCAACAGTAATTAATAATGAGGACATTGAACTAAAAGCATATATAGTTGATTCTAATGGAATATATTACATATTTATTGGTGATTATAATAGAAGTGAAAATATTCGCATATTATCTCATGAATTGATTCATTTAAAACAATATTATGATAAAACTTTATTTATTAGTAGAACAGGAGTTTATTATTGGTTGAATGAATCTATTGATATATCAGACATTGATTATAATCAAAGACCTTGGGAAATAGAAGCATTTGATGGAGAATCAGTTAACTCTAATAATATGAAGAAAATTTTATATAAATGAGTTATAAATTGAATTTTTTAGAATCATTAGTTATATTATAAATCTCAGGAGTAGTAAATTTGTTTGGAAAAAAAAGTTTATCAGATCCGTCATCTTTATCATTAATAACATATCCATTTTCAGTTTTAATTGAAATTAAATCACCTTTTCCTATTGTATCAACATCTAAATAATATCTATGTCCATTATTTTCTGAATACTTCACAATAGAATTTATAATAAATATATCACCTTCTTTTAAATAGTTAGACTGGTGACCTACATATATAATTTTATCTCCTATTTTTAAATCATTTAAATATTCAGGAGTATAATTTTTTATTTCAAATATTTTAAATTTTGTTATCATATATTGAATTTTTTTGAATTTGATAAATATTCCAAATCTGATTTTTTATCAGATAGAAATTTTATTTCTGTCCTGGTTACAGTTACTGAATTTTCATATTTTTTATTTGGATCATTATCGTGACATTGTATTTGAAATGAATGTTTTAAATTATCTGGAATATAATCATATTGAATAACATAATTATCAAAACGTTCTCTTATATTTAGAATATCTATTATCTGTCCAACATTAGATGATGTAAAATCACTTAACATAGGAAATGATTCACTTTCACAAATAACGTAATCTCCTATTTTATAATCTTTAACTAATATTTTTTTAGTTTTTGGCGATTTTTTTATTGTTTCATATAGTTTAAATTTAGTTATCATACATTGAATTTATTTGTTTGCTTAATTAATTCCAATTTGTCTTCTAATATTTTTTTAACAGATGAATATTTAAATACATCTTTTTTATCAATCCAAAAACCATCTTCATGATAATAATCTTTAAAATCAATTTTATATTGAGTTTTGCTTTTGTTTATTATTTGAAAAATATTATTACTTATTTTTGTTTTATATTGAATATCATAATTTATACCTTTAAGAACAGGTATAACGTAATATCCAATAGGTATTTCAATATCTTTAACAACGAATTCAAATGTTTTTATATATTTCATAATTTATATTTATATTTTTTAACACCATATATATTAATATATATTTGAAAAAAATTATCATGAAAAACTTATCAATATTATTAGTCTTTTTGTTTTTATCAATATTATCTTTTTCTCAAAGGACAAATGTTATAGTTAAAAATGATATCTATACAGTATCATATAATGAAGTGTATAAACAGCCTAATTGGGTCATTTACTATATAACTAATGAATCAAAAAATGTATCAAGAGCAGGAATGAATTTTTATGAAGTACCAGGTATAATCACATCAACGAATGCTGATTATGTTCATAACGTATGGGATAAAGGACATTTAGCTCCTGCTGCAACATTTTCTGATACAAAAAATCATTTATATGAAACTTTTTCATACCTTAATTGTTCGTTACAACGTGATTCATTAAATAGAGTAACTTGGGAACATTTAGAGAATTATGAAAGAACTATATTATTTAAAACTTATAAAAAATTGACAGTAAAAGTAGTTTTAGATTTTTCTGGTAAAATTATTATACTTAAATCTGGTGCTCATGTACCTAATGGATTTTACAAACAAATAATTACTCCCACAAATGATACATTAACATATTATTTTCCTAACTCTGTTCTACCTCATGATTTTTATTTTTATAGAATAAAAAATATAAAAATATAAAAACAAAAAAGTCCAAGTAATTTACTTGGACTTTTTATATAAATAAAATAACAATCTTATTTTTTTATATATAATATAAACAACAAAACACTACAATTATATATGTTAAGATATGATGATTATAATAAATTAAATGAGGCTTTCTTTCATCGAAGTAAAGATGAGTTAGAAAACCTCATACATTCTTTTAAAAGTTTGATTATAAATTTAAAACAATCAATAGACAAAAAATATACTTTAGATTTCTATAAAAATCAAATCAAAGAAGATTTAGAATCATATAAGAAAAGTCTATTGAACAATTATAATAAAACAACAATTATTAAATTTAAGGATTTATTCAAAGATTTTTTAAATAATGTTGATAACGATATAATTAGGCACATGAGATTAAATAAATTTGCGAATGATATATTAAAAATATATTCAATTAACAATTCATTTGATATTAATATAAAGAATGTAGATAGTGTTTTTAAAGCATATGCTGATAACGTAGATCGATATATAGACAGTACATATGAATTTTTTTATGACAAAATAGAGACTGACAAATCATATGAGCCTTATAATAAGATAGATATAAAAATAAATAAAGTTCCTCTTGATGAATATCAAAAAACTAAATATAAATATCAAATAGAGTTATTAAAATTACAGGAATGGATTACATACAATAACAAAAAGGTATTAATAATATTTGAAGGTAGAGATGCTGCAGGAAAAGGATCTGCAATTAGAAATATTACTAGGTTTCTTGATCCAAAACATTATAGAGTACAAACATTTGGTATTCCGTCAGAAGAAGAAAGTGATAATTGGTTTGAAAGATATGAAAAAGTTTTACCAAAAAATGGTGAAATTGTTTTCTTTGATAGATCTTGGTATACAAGAGGTTACGTTGAACCAGTGATGAAATATTCAACAGATGATAAATACAATAAATTCATGAAAGAAGTTAATAACTTTGAGGATAAATTAATTGATGATGATATTATACTTATAAAAATATGGTTCTCTATATCTCAGGATGTTCAAAAAATGAGATTTGAATTAAGAAAATCCAATCCATTGAAATATTGGAAATTTAGTAAGAATGATGAGCAAACGTTAGATAAGTGGGATGAGTTCACTAAATACATAAATGACATTTTCAAAAAAACAAATACAAAAGAATCACCTTGGATAATAATAGATGCTGACGATGAGAATTATTCAAGATTAGAATCATTTAACAGTATAATAAAAACTATTGAAAAAGATAAAGATAATACTAAAGAAGGCGGAATAAAAGTTGTATTTGAAGATATTGATGGACCTCTTATTCCTTATGATAAAACATCTGATACTGATTATCATAAATTTTTTAATGATCCAGAAAAATGGAGTAAAACTGCAATGAGCAATTTAAACAAAATAATAGAAAAAACAGATGCAAAAGTTGTATTATCATCTTCATATAGAGATGATAAACCTTTAAGTGAGATTGAAAAAATGATGAAAGATGCAGGGTTTAAATATAAAATTTATGATGTTGTTCCAAATGACAAATCAAAAAAACGTGGTTCTGATATAAAAGATTGGTTGAAGAACAACAAATTTGTTAGCAATTTTATAATTATTGACGATAATAAGCATGACTTATATGATGTGTTCAGTAAAAAACATATTGTTAAAACTACTCATGAATTAGGTATAACAGATAGTATTGTTGATGAAGCTATTGAAAAATTAAATACCAAGTAATATTATGAGATATATAAAAACATATGAAAGTATTGAAACTTCATCAGATAATAAGATATTCATTATTTTTCTAAATAGTTTTATAACATCATTAGATTATAATATGAAATCAAATCATTCAAGTTCAAATTTAGAATATGATTTTTATTACTACAGTTCAAAATCTGAAAGATCAAAAAAATTATCAATTAGTACTGAGATAGAAGGAGATGATTTATTCATTAGTATATATAATGAGATGTTTAATATTATTGAAGAATATTTAGAAACTATTTATGGATTAAATTTAATAACATTTGAATCTCGTACATACAACTTTGAAATAAAAGGAAATATATATGATGTAATGAGTCAGATAACAAAAGAAGATTTTTATTTAAAAAGAGAATCAAATAAATTTAACATATGAAATATATAAAAACGTTTGAATCTAAAGGAATAGATTTATTCAAGGCTATCATAAATGACGATGAAAAATTAGTTAAAAAATTAATTAGGTTTAATGTAGACATAAATATTCAGGATATGGAAGGTCGTACACCAATATTTTATGCTGCTAATCATGATTTTATGTCAATTGTTGAGATTCTTATTAAAGCAGGAGCAGATTGGAATATTATAAACAACAAAGGATATGATTTTACATATTTGTTGAGTGACAAGCAACTTGAAATAATCAAGAAAAAATACCCAAATGAATATTCTGAATATTTATTAAAAAAAGAAGCTACAAACAAATATAATTTATGAAACATTTAAAAATTTATGAGAATTATAAAGATAAAATGAAGTCAAAGAATAAGTTCAATGATATGATAAATAATTATATTCCAGGCTTTTATATGATATACAAATCTAATATTTATCATTGGAAATATGGTAAAATGAATAACTATTTAGCTTTGTGTAGAATTCTGGAGCCAACAGAATTTGATGATGGAATAAGATTAAAAATTGATATAATTTCATATGTATGCGAAATAGATGAAATAGACTTGAAAAACTCAGAAAGAATAAATATAGGAATAAAATATTTAAATATTAACAGTGACACATTTGAAAGAGTTTTTTTATCATCATCATTAAAAACTGCTCAAGATAAATTTGAAGAATTGAAAAAAACTACTTGTTATCAATGGGAGTTAAATAATATGACAAATAAATTCAATATATGAAAACATTCAATCAATTCTATGAATCTATAAAAAACAAATATTTTTCTATATATTTCAGAAGATATTATGAATCAGGTAGACATAATATATCAGATATATATTACGACATTGAACAAGCAAATAGATATAACATTGAATATGTTCTATTTAATAATACCACTAAAGGAGATGAGTTTTTTTACTTATATTTATTTCCATGTAATGAATATGAATATAAAATTATTAGTTCTGAGTTAATTGGTATGTTTAATATATCAAGTATAACTAATGTAGATTTAAAAAAAGAAGAAAATATAGAATTAATAAAAAATAATAAAAATGCTAATATTATAAATTTAGAAGATGTAAATTTAATAATAAGCTCTAAAAAATTTAATATATGAAAACATTTATACAATTTAATGAAATGAGTAATGTTGGTTGTACTGTATTTTTCAAAGTATATTTTAAACTTGAAAATATCTATAACCATCTTGATATATTAGATAAAAATAGAATAGATTATGATATATCTTATCATAATAAATTCATTAAAATAGATGCTTATGCATATACGGTAAGTGAATATAATTTTCTTATCTCAATTGAGTTCAAAATAAATAAAAAGTCACAAGAACTAATAAATCCAAATATGTCACTTGATAATATTAGAAGTATTGTAAAATCAGATAAAGTTTGGACACCAACAAGTAAAGAAGAATTACCATATCTATCAGATACAAATAAATTTAATTTATGAAATACTTAAAAAAGTTTGAAAGTAGAGAGATATCAATAGATCCATATTTAAAAAAAATATATGTATCAAATAACGATTTTACTGATTTATATGATGAAATTAAAACTCTAACTAATTATAAATTTGATTTTGAATTATATTATAGAGTAGATGAAAAATACATATTCAATATTATAGTATTTATTAAATCTAATGAGTATACAATGAGTAAATCTATGCATTATTATGGTTATATACGTTATGATACATTAAAATCCCATATTAACACATCAGATGCAAATATTATGAAAAACTATTTAAATGAGTTAACAGATTGGACTCATATTAATAATAAAAATGATATTGAAACTGAAATCACTGCAAATAAATTTAATATATGAAATACTTAAAAAAATATGAAAAATATGATGCATCTTTAGATTTGAATTATATATTAGATAGCGAAGTATATTCAGATTCTGATGCTATAAAATTATTAGAAAAGGTGAGATACGCTATTGATAATGATTGTGTTATTGATGATATAAATGTTCATTGGCTTGATAGAACACCTTTAATCGTGTGTTCGATTTCAGAGTGTCATATAAATAATAAAAGTTCTAATTATATTCATATATATAAACAAATAGCAAAAGAATTAATAGATGCAGGAGCAAATATAGATTTAGTTGATCATGATGGTAGAAGTGCATTGATATGGGCAGCATCAAGAAAACATTTTGATGTGATGGAATTATTAATTGAAGAAGGAGCAAATTGGAATATTCGTGATATATATCATTATGAATTTCATGAATATTTAACAAATGATGAATCAAAAAAAATCATGAATAAATATCCTGATAAAAGTGAATTATATACTACTAAAAAAATAGCTAATAAATTTAACTTATGAAACATATAGTTACATATACTCAGAAAGAATTAAATTCTGAATTATTGGAATATTCAGAAAATAAAGCATCAACACAGAAAGTAAGAGAATTGATATTAGATGGTGCTGATGTAAATTGTTTTGATGCTAGTAAAAGTAGGACACCGTTAATTAAAGCAGTATTAAAATTAAATTACAGTATAATTAAATTATTAATTGAAAATAATGCTGATGTTAATTTAACAAATAGATTTAATGAAACTTGCTTATTTTTTATTACTCATAATGGTAATTATACATATAAAATATTAAAAAAAAATATTGATAATATTATTGATTTATTAATGAAATCTGGAATTGATATGAAAATTGAAAATTTAAAGGGTGAAGATATATTTAGTAAAATTGATACATCAAATCCTATAATATTACAACATATAATAGAAACCTATCCTGAAAGATATAAAGAATATTTAATGAAAAAAACCGCAAATAAATTCAACATATGAAGCACATAAAAACATTTGAAAATAATAAAGACGTACCAAAAGAGGGTGATTATGTATTAATTAATGCAACAAGTGATATTTACACTGGATTTAAAGTTAATGAATTTATAAATTATATAAATAATCATATAGGTAAAGTAGTTTCTAAAACATGGGATTATGATCATAATGATATTAGAGTAATTTATGAAGATATGACATATAAAGAAGATAAAGAAATTGGAACATGGTTTGGCTATTATAAAGATGGAGATAAATTCATACATTCAAAAGATTTTAAATATTCTCAAGTTAAATTTTATCACAAAAATAAAGATTATTTAGAACAAATGTTGAATGTTCAAAAATTCAATTTATAAAATAACATATAAACAAATGAAAATAAAAAAATTCAAAGAACTAAATGAAGCTGATACCAATCAGATTCCAGGTACATCATTAGATAAATATTATATTTATTATAAAAGATGGTGTGATGAAAATGAAGTAGAATATAATTTCAAAGATGCATCAGAAGAAGAAATAATAAGTATAGGTAAAAAATATGCGTGTGATAATAATTTACCTAATATGATATATAATAAAAATGATTAACAATAAAAATGAATTATTAAGTTCATAATTCATTTTTTTTGATTATATTTGAATAAAAAATTAATAGACAAAAAATGTATAAAACATTAGATATAATAAATAAAACAATTTTATTTTTCGCTTTGATTTGGTTAGCGTTATCATTATGCGTAATAATTTTATTATCATTAATTAAAACTTTTTTAAAAATAACATATAACTCAATTAAGAATAAATTTAAATCAAAAAATGAAAAAAACATTACTGTGGCTAGATGATTCTCGTGATCCATTAGAAAATGATTGGCTAGTTTTTAGCCCAATAGGAAGAGATGTTGATGTGAATTGGGTGACAACCCAAATGGAATTTGAAGATTGGATAATGATTAATGGATTACCTGATGGTATATGTTTTGATCATGACTTAGGTACAGGCAATGGGGATGGATATGAATGTGCCAAATGGCTATGTAGATACTGTGACAACAAAAGTTTAAAGATACCTTTATATGCTATGCAATCAGCTAATACAGTAGGTCGAGAAAATATTGATTGCTATTTAAAGAATTACATGAAGCATTGTTATTAATAATATTATGAAAACAGATAAAGAAAAAGAAATAAAGGAATTTGAAAATTGGAGGATAAGAGAAGAATTAAAACTTCAAATTTTAGTTGCAATAAATAGTGCAGTTAAAAATTTTAAATCCACTACAATTGAAGGCTATAAGCCAACAAATAATGATATTAATTATGTTATAAGTGAAATTTTAAATAAACGTTTAAAGAATAAATAAAAAAAGAGTTGTGACTTAAATCACAACTCTTTTTTTTTATTTATTTTTGAAATGAAGGTTTCAGCCACATCTTAGTATGATTAAATACATAATCTCTCAAAGTAGGAAATTCATTTAATACTAATATTGTTTTCAATGTATCAAATTTGAAACACTTAGTAAGTTCATCTTGAATTCTTTCACTTGAAACTACTTTCATTTTTGATTCATAATCATAATTTTTGATAGCAATTTCAATTTCATCAGTCATTCTGAATCCTTTTGTAATACAAAATCTCACACATCTTAAGATTCTTAGGGAATCCTCATCAAATGTAAGCTCACAAGGTCTTGGTGTTCTAAGAATTCCCATTTTAAGGTCTTTAACTCCATCAAACAAATCAATCAATGTACCATTTTCATCAAGTGCCATCGCATTTAATGTGAAATCACGTCTGATTAAATCATCTTCAAGAGTACCAAGTTCTAAAATTGGACGTCTTGTACCTTCATAATAACCAATTTCCTTTCTTGCCATTACAAAGTCTGCAGTCAAACCGTCATGTTTATGACCCTTTGGAAATTTTGCTTTAATTGTAAAACATCTTGGCGTTGAATTATAAATAGTATAACCATTTTTACGTAGCCATAACTCCATATCCATGAATCCAGATTCAACAGATTGATTCTTATCATCCAATACAAAAGTAAAGTCAATGTCCTTACAATCAACTCCTAAGATACGGTCTCTGACCGCTCCACCTACTTCATAAATTTTTGGCATAATTTTATTTTTATTTAATATATTTAAATTCTAGTTTATCTGAAAATTCATTAATATCCTGAGCCAATGCTATAAGTAAGAATCCTACTAATATAACGCAAGTAAAAATTCCAATAAATCCTAATAACAAAGAAAATAATCTTAATAATACTATTATAAATCTCATTTCAATTTTTTTTATTTTTTAATAAATTATAAGAAATTATTATTATTGTAATTAGAACAAAAAAAGTAAAAAATGTTCCTAATCCAAAAACCACATAATTCTCAATACACTTATAAGTTGAATAATAATGTATATTATATAAATCATGAGTAATTTTAATTCCACCAATCATACATGAAAACATATATCCATACATGATAAATAATAAAAAATTAAAAAATAATTTAAAAATTTTTTCTTTCATAATATGAATTATTTAAAAATATATCCTTCTGGAAACTTTTTTCTACATTCTGAACCAACTCCCATAACCCATGCATCAGGATATGATTCTTTATCATCAGCTTTATACATTGCGCCGCCGTATATTGAATTAATGAAATATTTTGGTGTTTTTAATGCTTTACCACAACATGGACAATGCTCCATATTCATATAATCTGCTCTATCTCTATTAGAATCAAACATATCATAATTATCAATTGTAGGAATATTAATAATATCGTTAGGCTCTTTCATATTGCTGTTTATTTTTTAATTACAATACAAAGGTATATAAAAAGCCTTGAATATAAAATATTCAAGGCTTAATTTAATATATTTTAATAAAAATTAGAAAAAATTAGAGGCATCAACATATTTAAAGCCACATCGTTTAGCGAATGTTTTATCACTTGTCAAATCTCCAACCATTATACATTGTGATGGATCAAGTTTATATTTCTCAATGAATTCAACTCCAAAGCCAACTCCTGGCTTTCTACAATAGCAAGTGATTGGAGGAACAGAGTGCCCGCAATATTTATAATCAATATTAACTCCTAACATTTCATTTGTCTTTTCAAAACATTCTATTGCAGTCTCATGAGTTAATAATCCTTTTGCTATACCACTTTGATTTGAAACACCAAGTAATATATAACCTTGACTCTGTAATTCTAAAAGTTTTTCTGTTCTACCAGGAATTATTTCAATATCACTAATATCTGTTGGATAATGTCCTCCACTTTTCGTTAATCTCAAAGTGCCGTCATAATCAAAGAAGATTGCTTTATTTTTATACTCTGATGGATATCTTTTGAAATCTATTTTTTCTATATCATCAATACCTTCTGATAATTCTGGTGTTTCAAAATGTTTATTCATTTTATAAAGTGCAGCTACAGGAAACATATGTGGATCATTAACTTTAGAATAATCACTTAATTCTGTAAATAATCTATCATATTTTCTTATCATTCTTGTTACCTGATTGAACATACAATCTTCAATCTTTGTGGTGAAATAAAGGCAAATTATATAGTAGTCATATTTTTTTGCTAATTCAATAACTTCAGAACGAGATAACTTAGTTGTATATGTACCATCTAATACAATATCAACACCATCTATCATCAGTGCTTCAAGTTTCTTATTAAGTGAAATTAATGTACCACCTTCAATATCTCTTGATAATAAGGTGTAATTATAATCAACATAAGATTCAACAATACCTGATTTACCTGCAGCAGGTAATCCACAAGTCATAACTAATCTTTTTTCTTCTTTCATTTTTTAATACCTATAATTGTTCCATTTATTATTTTCATCTACAACACGGCCGTTTTTATCATAATAATAGTTATTTAATATTACATATACAGATAATCCTAATGATACAATAAGTATAATTATAAACAACCAAATTTGCTGTGCGCTACTCAAATCAACATCAATATATTCAAAATCTTTAAATTGTTTTCGTTGCCAATATTTTGGTATATTACTTTCTGTCCAATTAGCTAATTCTTCTAAATTCAATTTAGTTTTACCATTATAGTAACTTCTAAAATTAACTTCAAATGTTGGTTTATCACTCCAAGAGAATGCATCTACCCATTGTATATTTTTAGATATAGAATCAAGTCCAAAACACAGAACAAGTTCATTCTTATTACCACCTAACCAATAACTTTGTTGCTCTTTTACTATTGAACGAGATTTATTATAATAGAACATTAAAAATACTCTTATTTGATTTTTTTGACCATAATATCCATTAATATATTGCCAAGATTTTAATTCTTTTAAAGTTGGTTTGTAGCCTAAAAATGGTGATTGATCATTAGTACCACTTCCACTTGAGAACATACCATTAGAACCATCATTATTTGAATATAAATTTGGATAATCATATAATCCATCTTCTTTTGCTACTTTCTTTGATATTTTTGAGAATCCAAATATAGAATATGAACTATTAATTTTATTTGTATATGAGTGTTCGGTTGTGATAGTTTTTGAGCTATAAATATTATTGTCCCATTTAATATTATACATATTACCATCATTATTATAAAAATCTCTGTTCATATCTACAAATATTTTACGAGCATTCCAGGATTTTAATAATTTATAATATTCATCTTTTGATATTTCTTGTTCCTTACCATTTGATAATACTTGTGTCCAATGTTCAGGATGGTCATCTCTATGAGAACAATCATATGATTCACTATGAGATTTACCATTACCATCATCTACTGTTCTTGAGCAAGTTTCTGTAATCCATTCGTCCCAAAATTCATAATCATGTGCCTCAGTAACATAATCACCAAAGTACTCTGTTGCTTGCGTTCTACTATGAATCATCACTGTACTAATAATTAGTGTTAGCAATAAGGTTGGTACAATAACTATTAGATATTCCCACCAAACAACTTTTGTTCTGAAAAAAATAAAGATAAAAATAGCAATTACAATTGGAATAAAATAAATGATTGTCGTCATATTTTTAGATTTTTAGTATTAAATATATTTATTTTTATGTTCTGAATAATATTTTTTTAACTCTTGAAAAGATTTCATATCTTTTTGTATTACGCATCTTTTAAGAGAATTTAATTCTGATAATGACAAATTATTTAATTCTTCAGTTAAAATAAAATCATATTCATCATTATCATTTAATTTCAAATACTTTTCGATATATTCATTACCATCCATAAACCAGTGATCAACAGAAGATGAATACCCAACTCCTGACATATTATATTTTTCTGATTCCTCACCATCAAATACAATTTTACAAAAGTCATACCAATCAATCAAAGGATTACCAGTGTCAAATCTCATTTCTTTCTTATCTCCATAATATAAGATAAGAGCTACATATGATGATTGTAATGAATCATCATAATCTACAGTTAAAAATCCAGATTTATCCATATTATTTATTTTTAAATTATGTACAAAGATACAACTAATTAGTCATATAATAAAATATGATTAATAATTTTTAACAAAAAAAAGCTGTATATAACATATACAGCTTTTATTAAATTTCTTATTTTTTATTATAGTGAAATCTCATTATCATCGACTCGAGTTTTCATAACATCTTTTGTTTCTGTACAAGAAATTGGTATATAAACAAATTGTTTAGAGTTTTCTTTTGTCACAAACCATTTTGCTGGAATTTGAGTTATATATGTATCATAATCACGTTTCATATCTATCATTCGTTTTTGCTGATTAGCGAAGTTGGTACGTTGAATTTCAACACTATTCATTAAAGTTACATATAAAGTATTATCAAATTTAGGATTAGATTCTTGAATCCATTTCATTAATGTACCATCTCCTTTTGAATAACGACCACCAATCATATCAGTATAAATCTTATCAAACTTGTCTGCATATGCTGCAGGTATTTTTGCTTGATCTTTAAGAATTGTCCACATTTCATTATGAACTGCTTCAATGTTACCGTTCTGTGCTTCACAAGCTTTATACTTCTGAATAGAGCTGTTATTAACTGATACATAAGTAAAAAATACTGAAATTGCGATTAGTGCAGCAATTCCTACAACAGTGAGAATAATAATTTTCTTCATTTTTTTAAAAATTTTTAATTGTTTTAGTATTAATATTTATTTGTGTTTAAATTTCGAAATCATGTTTTTGAATATCTAATATAAAATCATCTAATTTTTTTTGATTATCTTCTGTATGATATTTTTCATCTCTCCACCCAAATTTACCAATTTTACTAAATTTCAATTTGTTATCAACGACTTTGAATATTAGTTTAACTCCGCTGCACCATTCAGAAGAAAAATAATAATTTAGCATAACTATTTTATCATTTTTTAAAATATATCCCTGTACAGTATCAATACTTTTTATATCTAATCTAGACAAGAAATCTTTAGCTGTATTCATCAAGTTATTATCAAGACTTGGTACAGATTTAAACAATTTAAATATATTCATGATTTTTTATTTTGTGATTTTGTTTTTTACATTTAAAATTGATTGTTCATTAACCTTATAATCATTATATCCTAATACTTCTACTTCAGAACTATTATTACATAATTCAACTGTATCATCACAAGCAGTTTTAATTACCTCTATAATTGTTTTATACAGATAATCATAATCATGATACTTTGAAGTAGGTGTAATACCCTTAGATTTCAAGATTTCAGAGATGATTATTTTGGTTTTCATTTTTATTATTTTTAAATTATGTGCAAAGATAATTATAATTATTTATACAAAAAATTATATTTACAATATTTAACAAAAAAATATAATATTTATTTTATGAATCCAAGTTTATTAATTAAGATATCTTCTTTACCTTTAATTAATTCAATCATAATTTCTTTAAGATAACTATCTGACCAAAAACATGTACCAATATGTTCATTTTTAATTAATAATAATAGAGTATCTAACTTAGTACCAGACCAAAAATCCCTAGCACAATTAATATAATAAGGCTCTTTTCCATCTGGTTTCTCAACTAAATTATTTATTGACAGTCTTAAATATCGGATTTTATTTTCCCATGATTGTGCGCCATTACTATTATATGGTACTTTTTTCCATTCATTACTACATTCAGTACATTTATTTATTTCAAGTGTGTCTATACTACCATGAATTGAACCTGATCCAAACATACCTCCAAGACTACCACTAATTGATGATGAACCATTAATTTCGCCTTTCAATTGGCTTATTTTATCAACTACTTTAGTAGATGAACATTTTGGACATGTTCCATTTGATTTTTCAAAATTTATTTTTTCTTTTTCATTATACTTAGATCTTTCTTCATCTAATTTATCATTTAGACGTTTACTTTCAAGTTCATAAATAGAATACACCCTTTCTTCTTCAAGTGTTTTATCAATACCTTCTTGTTTAACTCTTTCAGATTCAATTCTATCACGTTCTTTACGTGCATTACTTTTAAAAATTTCCCACATATTATTTAATTTTATTATACTTCAAATCCATTTATATAGATATTATTAATCAAAAAGTTATCAATTTTATTTAAATTTTCAATAGGATAAATTAATATATTATAATCAACATTAATAACATTGTTTCTTTTTCCTATTTTATTTCTTTTGTATTCAATATTTAGAATTGACATTTCTTTCTCTAATTCTTCTAAAGAATACTCAGATGATATGAAATGAATATTATAAATTTTTGAATGATGAAAAGTATCAAATATATTCTCAAACTTAAAAAATACAATCATAACTAATAATACGACCAATAGAACAAAGGCTGCTAATGTATAATTTTGAAACCCTATGCACATACCTATTGCGGATGCCATCCAAATGATTGCAGCAGAAGTTATACCACGAATATTTCCACCTTCTTTAAAAACAACCCCAGCACCAATAAAACCAATTCCAGTAACTATGTTTGATGCTATTCTATCTCCACTCACCAAATTAACTGATAATATGGTAAATACACATGAACTAACACAAATTAATATCATTGTCTTAAATCCTGCAGGTTTTCCATGAAATCCACGTTCTATTCCTAATATAGATCCAGCGAATAGTGAAGCTAATATTTGTATGATATATTCTGGTAACATATTTTATTTTTATATATTTTTCATAATCTCATAATACTCTTCTGTGTGTACTATTCCTATGTCATTTTCTATTGCATCTCTTAATTTAATTGCCCTATCAATAAAATCTTTATTAATAAAATCTGAATTAAATACATCTAATACTCTTTTATAATAATAAGAAAGTAATATTTTATTATCTGTTTCTTCAATTTTTGTCATACTAATTTTAATTATTTGACAAAAATACTAAATTTTTTGTTACTAACCAAAAAATAAAATAACATTTATACATTTTTCACCTTTCAATTATATTTATTGATATTAGTTTCAGAAATATAATCATAAACATGACCAATATTTTTCAATTTATATTGCCAATCATAACCATCAAAGTAGATTTTCTCAATTATAACATTTTTTTTATCATAATTGAATTTAACTTCATTGTTATATTTAGGATATGTAGTTGGTTTATTTGGTTTAACAACTTCAAAATGAGATTGTATAATTTCATCTGTTAGATTATCTCCATATTCTTTAAAATCACTATGCAAGTGACTATAATAAGGAAGTTTACAATTATCATAAAAGTCTTTATTTATATCAAATTTATCACCAACAAATACAATTTTCATTAGATATTTATTAGAACTAAATGAATCTATTTGATCACTGTAACCAGAATATTTTTTTTCAATCATTCCTTCAAAATCATCAGCCCAATTTTTATTTTTTGATGCATAATCATATTTAATTGCGGCCTCACGATATTTTTCACGTGTAGTATGAATTTTATATATTTTATAATCAACAACTTTAAATTCCATAGTTTTTATTTTTTTATATTATATGCAAAAATAATATAATTATTTCAATTGAAGAATTTAATTATGTTTTTTTAATATATAAAGTATGAAATATTTAAAAACATTTGAAATAAATAATAAATTAGAAATTGGTGATTATGTAATATGTGAATGGTATGATGGTAAATATAATAATACATATAAAGAATTTAATGATTTCATTAAAAATAAGGTAGGAAAACTTATTGATATTGATTATAAATTAATACCAGGTGCTACATATTATATAGTTGAATATGATCATATTCCAGATAATTTAAATAATTTCAAGAGATATAAAAATGAATCTGCATTTACTATGAAAGGAGCAGATATAGTTAGATATTCAAAAGATAAATCAGAATTAGAAATTTCTATTAATACAAATAAATTTAACCTATGAAATATATAAAAAATTTTGAAAAAATAAATAATACAATTCATTATAAAATTCCAGCATATCCGTTAGAAGCATATTTTATTGCACTAACTAAAATTGGTATGTCACAAGATGAAATATCAAATTGGAGTAGTAATAAATTAGCTCAATATTGGAATAATTCAAATTTTAAATTTATATATTTAGATCACATATACAATGATTATACTAAAAAATATCAATGGAGTTGGTCAAATAGAATAAATGTAAATCAAACTGTAAGAGAAATAACTGTTGACGATTATGAAATTGATGCAAAGAAATTTAACATATGAAATATATAAAAAAATTTGAAAAGATAAATATTAAAAAAATTCAATATAAAATTCCATCATACCCGTTAGAAGTATATTTTATTGCACTAACTAAAATAGGTATGTCAACAGATGAAATATCAAGTTGGAGTAATAATACGCACTCTCAATATTGGAATAACCCACATTTTAAATTTATATATTTAAATCACTCATTAATCTATAACAGTTGGAGTTGGTCAGATAAAATAAATGTAAATAAAACTGTAATAGAAATAACTGTTGAAGATTATGAAATTGATGCAAACAAATTTAACATATGAAATATATAAAGAAATTTGAAAATGATACTAATGAGACTGAAGTAGGAGATTATGTGTCAATAGTAAGTAAAAATTATATTAATCATTTGAAAAATCACTACGATGAAAAATATCTTGATTTGTTAAAAGATTTTTTTCTTAATTGTCCTGGACAAATATATACTACTTTTAATAACAACAAAATAAAGGTTATATATGGTTTTGATATTCCAAAAAATGTAAGAGAATTTTTTCAATATGATAAAAATTATGGCTACAATCAAATATTTTATTTAGAAGATATAAACTTATTAGCAAAAACAAAAGATGAATTGAAAAATAAAATAGAAATTCAAAATAATTCAAATAAATTCAACCTATGAAGTATATAAAATCATTTGAAATTAACAAACTAAATATTAATATAGGAGATTATGTTAAAATAAAAATAATTCCTGATTATGTGGAGAGAGTAGAAAAAATACCAGATAATTTATTTGTCAAAATAATAGAAATAACTCTATTGGAGAATCATAATAATGAAGATAAAGATAACATAGTTATTACATTTGAAACATTAATCACTAAGCAAAAAATAACTGGTAATATATATTTTATTTCAAGAAAAATGACTAAATCAGAAATAGATTATTGTAAGACTAAATCAGAAACAAATAAATTTAACTTATGAAGTACTTGAAAAAATTTGAAGATATAGAAAATACTCCAGACGTAGGTGACTATATAATTCCTAATGTAGAAACTCTTAATGCTGTTATTAATGATAAAATTAATAATAATATATTTCAAATAATTGGAACGAGACAAAGAAAAATAGGGAAGATTTTATATATCATTAAATTTAAATTAGAAAACCATATTGATGATAATTGGTATTTAGATGTATCTGAGATAAAACATATTTCAAAAAATAAAGAAGAATTAGAAATATTATTACAATCAAAAAAATATAACATATGAAACATTTGAAACAATTTGAAGCTACTGAAAATAACCCAATTGTTGGTGATTATGTTATTATGAATATTAAAAAGATGAAATATTTTCATTCTGATTTAGATGAATTATTAAATGAATATATAAACAATTCAATTGGTAAAATTTATGATATATACAATGGAGGTGTTTTTGTAAAATATAACAAAATTCCTTCAAATTTGAAAAAATTATTTTATGACGGTGTTGATAATGATATGCTGAGATTTGAAATGAATGATATTTTATATTTTGGAGATAAAAATGAAATGGAAAAAATACTATCAGCAAAAAAATTTAACTTATGAAATATATAAAGACATTTGAAAATAAAGAAACAATACCAGAAATTGGTGATTATGTTATACTGAATGTAAAAAATTTAAAATTTAGTGATCCTAACTCATATAAAAATAAAAATTATATAAGAATATTTACTAATAATGTATATAAAATAATTGGTGATAATAGTGAATACTCTCCAAAATATACAAGTAAATTCCCATCTTCAGTATATACAATTAATTTTTATGATAAAACTCATCCTGATGGATGGGATATCTATTATGAGGATATACTATTTTATGATAAAGATGAAGAAGTTGTTAAATATAAAAATATAGCAAATAAATTTAACTTATGAAATACTTAAAAAAATTTGAAAATAATAATGATGAACCAAGAATTGGCGATTATGTTGTTCTGAACACAAAAAATTTAAATTTTAGTGATCCAGAGATAGGTGATCATTATAGAAAAATATTCACTGATAATGCATATAAAATAATAAATTATTATAGTGGCTCAGCATACATGATTGATTTTTATGATGAAAATCATCCTAATGGATGGAATGTTTATATAGAAGATATATTGGCATTTGATAAAGATAAGAATGTTGTTAAATATAAAAATAATATAAATAAATTCAACTTATAATTTATTCAATTTTATCAATTTATTCTTTCTTTGATATGTTATATAATCAAAGTTCTGAGTTATTTCAACATCATCTAATGAGCAATCACTACAAAATTTAACTTCATATTTTCTGTTAGTTTTTTCTGATTCAATATAATATGGGTATTCACAGTCAATAAATATAGATAAAATTTTATATTTAGAACCTTTATTAAAATGATAAGACATACCATTAATTGAATATTTAACCCAATCATCTAATGCAATTAATACATCTTCTCTATATAATTTAATCATTTAGTTTTTTTAATTTTTTAATTCTTTGAATTGACTTATAATCAAAATGTTTCATTATTTCATCATAAGTCAATGAAACATATCTAAAAGAGTCATTTGATCTCATTTCTATAACATATAGTCCATACATATTTATATATGAAACTTCATATTTGCCACCTTTTAAAAATATATAAGAATTTCCGTTAAGAGTAAATTTAACCCAATGTTATAAAGAAATTAATACATCTTTCCTATATAATTTATTCATTTAGTTTTTTTAATTTTTTTCTTCTTTGAATTGATTTATAATCAAAATGTTTTATTATTTCTTCTTCAGTTAATAATGACAAATTGCAATTTGAATTTGCATAGATATATATTTCAGATTCTACTGAATAACAATTATATTCAGGACAATAATATGTAAATTTATATTTATTGCCTTTTATAAATGAGTGATTTTGAGTACCAAGATCATATTTTAACCAATCATCTAATGATGTTAACATCTCACCTATGCTTAAATTAAGCTTATTCATTTATATTTAATTTTATATTAAACAAAGATACAAATTATTTTTGGTTAAATAACTATTTAAATATAAACTTTCATATTAAAAATGATACAATAAAATAAACTATGAAAGATTTAGAATTAAAAAAATTAGTACATTCAACTATTGACAACACAATCAAGTATATTTTTTATACAGAGGATAAATTAATAATTGAATTTTCTTATATCAATAAGAATGATGGTAAAAATATTATTTGCTGTCCAGTTTCAACATTTTGCTCAATAGGATGCAAATTTTGTCATACAGCAGAATATGTTGGTAAAATTAAAAATAGAAATCTAACATCATTTGAAATTTCTAATGGAGTTAATTATATTTATAATGATTTAAAATTATCTGAAAACCCAAAAACTTTATTAATAAGTTTCATGGGTATTGGTGAAATTGTAACAAATGTTGATGAAGTTGTAGAATCAATGATAAATATTCAAAATACTTATCTGAAAGATATATACGTTAGATTCGCATTTGCAACATCTTTACCTGAATCTCACAGTATTGAATTTTTCAAATTAACAAATAAAATAGCTAAAAACAATTTGCCTGTTAAGTTGCATCTATCTTTACATTATACTACAAATGAGCAGAGAGTTCAGTGGATGCCAAGATCAATGAAAATTGAACCGACCATTGCAGCAGTAGATTATTATAAATCTATGACAGGAAATAGTGTTGAAATACATTATGCTCTAATAGAGAATGTAAATGATAAATCAGAAGATGCTATGAGATTAACTAATCTTATTAAAGACAAAGGATTTGATGTTAAATTTTTATTCTATAACAAGAAAGATAATATAGACGCTGAACCATCAAACATTTCTAAAATTAAAGTATTTTCAGATATATTTAGTCTTGTTGGAATTAAACATGAATATTACATACCTCCTGGACTAGAAATTGGAAGTTCTTGTGGGTTACTATCCATAAATGAGTATATTAAAATAAAAGATTAATATTATGACAGAAGAAGAGATAGAAGATTGTAGATATATAAAATCTAAAATGGAAAATGAGGGATTTGATTATTGCTTTAGACATTATAGCAACTTCAAAGAAATTAAAGATGATGAATTTCATGAACTAAGAAGACAATATATTGAAAGTTCAGAATTATTAGAAGATTATATAAATAATAAATGTGATGGAAAAATTTAATATTGGTGATAAAGTAATTAAGAATGAAGAAACTTGGATAACTAATGATTTTGATGGTTGGGGAAGAGGAATTGGTGTAGGAGTTGTAGTTGAGCCGCCATTTTACATGAATGACGATGAAGTTGACATCAGATGGAATGGTGGTAGATGTTTTGAATTTACAGAAGAATTGATAAATATTACAGGAAAAAATGAATGATTAATCACGCATTAAGAGAATAAAAACAAAAGATTGAATGATTACTCATTCAATCTTTTTTTATAAATTAATACAGGAATTTATTTATAAAATGGCATACTTCAGTTCTTTTTTGGATCCCTCTGTAACTTAGACCTATTATTTTTTTTAGCCCTGCACCGAACTTGCTAACTTTTTTCAGTGGCATCGTAGTTCCACTTCGGCTTACGAATATTATATCAAAAAATCACCAAGACTGTATGATATCGCTTGTTGTCATTTCAACAAAATGAATAACATGACTTTGTAATAATAATACTCTAATAATTTATATTTAATCTTATTGAACCAATTTATAGCACATATCAAAGGCAACAGCAGGATTACCGTTTAATTCCTCGTAATATGAATATATTATGTGAATATGTCTTACTTCTTTTACAAACAATAAAATTGGTAACATAGTTTTGCTATCTACAATACCTCGATTATTATCTTTTGTAATAGGACATATAAATCTATCACCTTTTTTTAATATTTTTTCAACAGTAATAAGTTCAAATTGATCTATCAACACAGTTTTTGTTCCTGTTTTGTAGTCTCTGTTTCTATCAATATATTCAAATTCTTCCATTATTTATTAGATGACTTATAATGTTTAAAAAATTCATCTAATTCTTCTGGTGACATTTTAGAAATTTTTTCACTTACTATTTTTTCAAAATTAACCTTATAACATTTATTAGATGACTTATATGGCATCAGATATGAATTAAAATGTGTGTCAATAGTCTCATTTTTTTTATATTCATGATAAATTGAAATAGAAAAAATAAGAATAAAATAAAAAACAAGAAGCAAATAATAATTAGATTTGTTCTTATTAGATATGAAAACAAATTCTAAACAGATAATAGACAAAACGCCAATAATAACTGAGGATAATAATAATGCTATCATAATAATATTATTTAAATTGTTTGAATTGAATTTTTTTATACACAATAAAAATTAAAATTAAAAAAAATGAAATTTAAAATGTCTTCTGAATCTTTTATTAAATTAATGAAAGACAATCTATTCTTATATAATTCTTCAATACCGATTTCTATACCATCAAATTCTTCTAATTTATATTTAGTCCTTGGTACTTTAAAATTATTAAAATTATTAAAAATACTACTAGATATAGTAGAAATATTAATAAGACTGAAATGTGTTCTCAAATCAGGCTGCAAGTACGTATTATTAATCTCACTAACTTCCTTTAAAGCATATTCACGAAGTTTTCTATTAACTATATTATGAACAATATCATTAAACTCAATTTGATGAGTGTCTATTGTTAATTCTTCTTCTGGAGGATAAACTGATACTGACATAATTATATTGTTTTATTGTTTGACTTAATACAATGCAAAGATACCACATATAATTTATATATGTGGTATATCAAAAGTTAAATAATATTATTAATAACTAATGTGTATTAAAACACTATTTCTTACTATGGATTTTTTAAGAATATAAATAAAATCAGTCTGTTCTTCATCAGTCCAATGCTTATTTTCTTTCATTAAACTTTCTATGTTTGGAATGTCACTCTCTTTCATATTTACAATACAATCATTAAGTTCATTTCTTTGATAGAATGAATCTGGATCATATTTTATCTGACCATATTCACCAGCCAAATAATTTAGAACCACCCAATTATTTCTAAGATAATAAATTTCAGTGACTAGTTTTTCAAAATCTTCTAATATTATTGAGTCTTTTTTTTGTTTAATAAGACAATTATCATCTTGATATACAACTGGAGTCACATCTTTGTATATATCTTTTGTCTTGTAGAATGTTATATCAAGTCCCATATTTATTTATTATTATCTTTATATCTAATCATTAAACCTGATCCTTCTGTAGAATTTGATGTATAATAAAATTCAAGGTTGTGAGTAACTAAATATCTAACTAATCCTTCATGATCTGATTTTGATACTCCACTATTTCTATTTGGTATTAATTCTATTCCATCCTGAAATCCTTTTTGATATCCTATTTGTCTACCATTCTCAAATGATTTAGTGTCTATCTGATATTTATCAAGAATAATTTGAATTTTCATCTCATATATCTTTTTAAATATATAATTAATAATTTTCTTTATTAGATTTTTCATTTAATTTAATTATTTTATATTTTCTATATTCATATAATGTAAGATATGTATGAAATTTAATATAGTAAAGATGATTTTCAAATTCTTCTACTTCAAATCTAAATTCATTAATATCTATAAATTTAATATGTAAAGGAGTGAATAGTGGTAATTTTCTAGTAAAACAAGTATCTGAATTTTTATTTTCTATACAAAATATCACATCACCAGGTTTTATCATTCAAATTTGTCAATTTTAGTTTTCTATATTCAGATGATGTAATAAATTTATGATGCTTCATCATAAAAAAATTATCATTTATTTCTTCAAAAATAATCAATACATCATCAGTTACTAATTTCACATGTAAAGGTTTTAAAAGTGGTAAAAAAGCACCAACTCCAATTATTGGAGTAATATTTTCAATACAAATCAATACATCACCATTTTTTATCATTTTATATTAGTTTTAAATTATAGTCCTATTTTCCAATCAATTGGTCCTTCTTCAATAGAAACACCTTCATATTTAGTTTGAAGTTCCTCAAATATACCGTGAATTAATTTATATTCAGAATCAGTTAGATATCTTTCAATCCTCATGTTATCTGTTCCAGATATTTCAAGATTATATAATTTCTTTTCTTGTTCCATGTCATTTATTTTTTAATATTTTTATTTTTTTTCTTCTTAAATATCTCTCAATGATATCTATATCAATATTATCTAAAAAATCATCATCTATTAAGATATTAGGATTAACATAATATTCCCAGCCATCTTGCCACTCACTTAAATTGAAATCATGTTTAAGATTAGGAAAAATTGTTTTTCTAGTACAAGTAAACATAATATAAATTCTATTATTTAGTATTCCTAAAAATATCATTTCTTCTCCCATATATGATCCATCATCTCCATGAGATCTCTCTGTTCTAACTATATGATCTCCTTTATTAAATATGTGAATTGAACTCATTTAATCATTTAAAATTTTGTAGTCCATTTTGGATTAGGTAAATAATTTTCCTCTTCATATTTTTTCAATAAATTATAAAGTGGTTCCCAATCTGAATCTGGAAAAAACGCTGCCTTATCATCTAGGATCACGTTGAAATACATTTTTTGTTCATAGAAACCAAAATTTCCATTATTCGATGAGATGTTTGGATTTTCATTTATATTATCAAAATGAATATAATTATTATCAAATTCTTTGATATAATTATCAATTTCATTTTGATATGATGATGTCCACATTATAATATGAATATCATTTCTTGCTGTTAATAATTGTAATACTTCTTTTGCAAAAGGATAAAACTCAAACTGATTATCATTTAAGTTATAACTGGATTTTATTACAGTTGAATGTAAATCTATAACCCAATAAGTTGTGTACCATTCTTTTTTAAAAGAATTGGTAAACACCTTATCAATATATTTAGTCATAGAAGTAGTTAATAATTCGTCAAACATTTTATTATTTATTATCAGGTTCAAATTCATTTTTAAGTTCAAGAAATCTTTCATATCTATTTTTTTTCAATAAATCTTTAGATTTCTGTGTTTCTATCATTCTCTTATTGTACTGTTCATCTGTTTCTTCTATCATTCTATTAACCTCTAAATAGAAATATCCATCATGCTCATAATCAGTTGTACACATAGGTTCTATGTATTCAATATTTATGATATCATCATCCTGAAATTGTAAATGTTTCAAGTCTTTCCATGTGATATAGTTATCTAAATGCTTAGTAAAGATAGTTTTTTCAATTTTCAATTTTTTCATAATGTTATTCAAATGGTTCAATAATTTTTTTTATATATTTAACTGGTATATCAACCTCACAACACAAATGATTTCTATTAGATGACATATCTTGATCTGAAAAACTATCATCATAAAAAATGATACCATCTTTAATCAATTCTTGGGTATCTATTGCAACTATATATGAATCATCATAATATCTAAACATATCTCCAGTAGTATGGGTTATAGGATATGAAAAAAATAGCATTCCTGTCTCAACAATTGATTTATATTGCGGTTGATTAATTTTTAGTCCATCAATTTTAATATTCTCAATTCTATCTTTAGTAGTTACATGATACAAGACATCATATTTACTAATATCATGAAGATTAAACTCTTCTTCAAAAGTTTCACCACTAAAAAATGATACAAATTTCTTTTTCATATTATTTAGTCAAAGGACAATTATTACATTTATTATCTATATCTATTTGATTTATATAATTATCAATACCTATTTCAGGTATATTAAACCATGATGATCCTCCTTGTTTTTTGCAATATTCAGCAAATTTCATTAATTCAGATTTAAGTTTTATTTTATCTTTTTCGTTCATTATTTAAATTTTATTTTTCAATTAATTCTACTGTATGAATTTCACTATTTTCAACAGAATAGTAAAAAAATGTCCAGTTTTTCATTGCATATCCTATGTTAAATGGCTCTGTATCACCAAAATCCTTTATACATGATGGAATGAAAAGTTTTTTTAATTTATCTTTAAAATCTTCTCTATTTGTAACAATTTCAGTAGCATTCATATTATTTCATCAATGATTTTGCTTCAACTAATTTTTGAATTACAATATCCATTAGATTAATATTATTAATTAACAAATCTGGAATTTCTTTATAAACTTCATCAATTAATTTATAATATTTTTCAGATTGATCACTGAAAACATGAGTAGGTAACCATTTTTTAATAATATCTTCTAATACTTCAGCACTTTCATCACTTTCAAAGGCTTCTTCTAATCCTGCTATAATATTACCTTCTTCATCAATAGAAATAACATTATCAGATATAGGTTGTAATGTACCCCAATTATTATAATGTGACATAAATCTCAATTCATATCTACCATTGAAAATTCTTTGACTTTCAAATGTAAGTGGAAATCCGAGTGAACAATCATCAAGATCATCATTGTCTTCATATGATTTGTTAATGAAATCTATAATTTCATTTCCATTAATTATTTCTAAATTAATCATTATCTTCAATATAATAATCTAAATCTAATCCAATTTTATCACAGTAGTCACTAAATTCTTCAGAATAATCTGTGCCATATATTTTTTCAAGTTCTTCACTATCATCTGGTAATCCATCACAGCATCCATAATAACCAATAAATTCGCCTTTATTTTCAAAAGATGCCATATATAAATTACCGCAAGGAATACCATTTTCTTTGGAAAATTCTTCAAAAAAATGAAGTACAATATTTACTGACTCTTTACTGTTTCGGATATAATTTTTATAGAAAATATCTAGAACATCAATTATCATGTACATTTTCTTTTCGTCAAATTCTTCACTTGTAATAACTGGGTAATCTTTAAATTCTTTCATTCTTTTTATTTTATTTTGTTTAAATTTTCTAATTTCCTTTTTCTATTTCTGATTGTAACATATTCTTCCTCAATATCTTTTATTTTCATTTCATCCATTAAACTTCATCCATATTGCAAAAATAAATGCTCTATTTCTTTGGCTGTCCAATCATCTGGATTATTCTTAATATTTTCAGAGAAAAATCTAACATCCATTATTTTATAGTTTCTTTCGATCCATATCTTGTTCCGTTAACACCAATCATTATTTCTAAAAATGGTGTGATATGTAATGAATAAGTGTTTAATTTATCATTAATTTTTGTTTTACTAACTCCAATTAAGTATGGAATTATTCTATAAAAATTTGTACTAATATTACCTTTATAATTTGTCATGTTTTATTATTTATTTATTAATCAATGATTGTCTTGATACTACATCCATTGTAGCACTCATACAATTTATTATCATTTCAAGTCCAAATTCAGTTTCATTTTGTATTTCAGTTGCTAACTCACGTCTGGAATATGTATTTACTCCACAACACATATAAACTACATCTAAATCACGTGGAGAATTCATTAAATTGTCAATCAATCCGTTTTTTAACTTCAATGATAGTTCATTTATCTTTTCCATTTTATTATTTTATCTTTTTTATAATCATTTAAGTATTTTTCAATATATTTCAATTCTATACTTTCAAAAATCACAAATATTGAATTATTATATTCTTTAATGTTTAAGGAGATATCTAAACATTCTAATTTCTTCATTCTTAAATAAGATTCAATATTTTTAACACTGGTATTTTCAAGAATGTTTTTTATTTTTTGTAATTTAATATTTAGTTCATTAAGCTTATTAGAAATCTCTGTACAATCATCATCCGCTATACTCCAATATAATGCTCCACCCATCATATTTCTGATTTCACATGCTTTATCTAAATTTCTCTGACCTTCTTCAATTGTGTCAAATATTAATAAATCTGTGGATAAATTCATTATTTATATAAATTATGTATATGAATATATTTCTCAACTGATGATGGTACAAAGATACTAATATCTTCTGAATTCGCAATAAGATTTCTAATTTTTGTTGAAGATAAAGATGATATTTTAAAATCACTCAAAAAAACAGTATCATTATTTATAATTACATTATTACTAAGTAATTCTGATTTTTTATACACAAAACATTTTTCATTTGTTTCATTATCAAAATCTCTTGGTAATACAATAAAAGGATATTTTTCACATATAACTTTATAGTTTTTCCATTTGTCTATATCTAACCAAATATCCAACCCCATTATCATATAATACTTAGTATCTGGATTTGATAAACTTAATGAGTTTAATGCATTTATTGTATATGATGGTAAAGGTAAGTACTGTTCAACTGTATTAACTGTAATGTTAATATAAGGTTCTACTGATAAACCGCACATTTTACATCTATCTTTATAATCAGCCAAATCATGTTTAAAAGGATTTTGTGGAGAAACAACCAATTGTACTTCATCAATATAATTTAGCTTAGATATATTCTCAGCTATCTTAATATGAGTATTATGACAAGGATTGTAGCTACCAAAAAATAGTGCGACATTTTTCATATTATTTTCTTAATCCTAAATATTCATCAAATGCATGAACCCAAGCTAAAGCATCTTCTTCATATGATGTATCTGGATCATAATAATCCAATTCTATTTTCATTGACATATCATCAGAAAATATCAAATCATATTTTGCATTCCAACTCAAGTCAGAATTTATAATTTCATGAGCTTCTGAGTTTAAATCTATTAACGCTCCTATTTTCATAATACTTATTTTATTTCTATTTTTACTTTATAATAATGATTTTCTAATCCAGCATTTTTTAATGCATTATAAATTTTCATAGCTTCTTCTTCATGATCATATGAAGTAAAAACTTCTATTTCAATCTTAGCCTTACCTTCTAATTCTCCACCTTTTATCCAAAGTTCCCTAGAATTATGATTTAAAACTTTCAACTTATCATTTTTGTCAATATAAAAACTATCTGAATTCGCCATAATTTATTTTTTATTTTTACAATTAATAATAATATTTGCAATTAACATGATAAATAAAACAATAGAAATAGTAATAATAAATGATAAGATAGCTAATTGTGTAAAGCTATACGGAGATTTACTAACTGTAGATAATACAAAAAATCCAAGCCATGTTGTTAATATACTATATTTTACCTCAAACATAATAGCCAAATTTCTATATAAAAATTTTTTCATAATATTATTTTTCAAGATGAGTGTTTGACTTTGACATCAATAAAGTTAATAATAAAAATATAACTGATGCAACTGAAATAGTAAAATAAAATGTACTGAGTGCTAAATCTAACATACTACAAGGAGATTTAGTAAGTATTGAGAAAATAAAAAGTAATAACCATGTTGATAAAATACTATATTTAAGCTCCAAAAAAATATTGAAATATATCTTTAAAAATTTTTTCATATTAATAGTTTTTAGATTCATTTTTAGATTCATTTTTTCTTCTGTTTTCTTCATCTAAATGAATTTTATAAGAATAAAGATTTACAAACAATAAGATAGGAAGAATAATTGCTGCAGCAATTAGAATAGTTAATTCTAATGGATTTTTACCACAAAGATGCAGAACAAAAATGGCTAACCAAACAACTACAGTTGTCAATGAAAGTCCAATAATATCAGATTCTAATTTTTTCAACATATTATTATTTTTATTAATTTATATAATACAAAAGTAATAAATAAATTTCATATAAAAAATAAATTATTATTTATTAACCTAAACTATTATACCATTTTATATTTTCAACTAACTGCTTCCATACATCATTCAATTCATATAATGATGCACTATCATCAAGTTCATCACACAATCTCATATATTCATCATAATTAGAATTAATCAAATGATTGTCTCTAAAAAATTTATCCCATTTATTACAAACTGGCATTAATAATTCCCATTGAGAATTAAAAAAAAGAATATTATCTTCATCTGAGCTATATTCAGAATTTGCATACCTATCTAAATGTAATAGTGCAGCATCGTAACCTTTATTCCACTCAGATTTTGATATAAAATATAATTCATTTTCTTCATCATATGTTATACCAATAAATTTTGAAATAATTTCATTGCCTTCAATAATATTTGTTTCCATGATTTTAATCTATTTCTTCAATTGTTATTTTAACTTTCTTGCCTATAAATTTATCAAAATCTTTATGTTCTAATGTATCATCCCAAGAGCACAATTTAATAAACATTCCGTTATCTGAATCTTCATCTAAATCAATATGAAAACATTTATATTGCTTACCGTCTTCTGTGTCCATATCTTTCTCATTCAATTTATAATCAAACGACAAAAATGATTTTTCTAATTTAATTTCATTTAAAACTTCTAATTTACTTTCGCAAACTGGAATATGTGAATATTTATAAATTTCACTAACTACTGGTTTATCTGGTTCAACCATATATATTCTACCTATTAAAGGTATTTCAGTAGTAGCAACGCCGACTATTATACCAGTACCATTTTGAGTTTCTGTTGTATATTTTATTCGTGTTCCTTGTTTTAATTCTTCCATTATTTCTTTAATTTATAAATTATTTCAATTTTATTATAATCATCTAAAATATAAAAATATATATCATTATTATATACATATATAGATAGAGTATAAACATCATTAGTATAAAAACAATCAAGACTTGAGTTATTACTATATCTTTCAAGTTTTTCATTCATATAAATGTAATCATTAGTGTCAGTATCTAATTTCAAAGTTATTTTTTTGACATCTTTATCAATATATAATTCTCCATTAACTTTTTGCCAAGGTTGCCAAGTATACAAAGTATAGCAATTCTCATATTTAACATTATTTACTCTTACTTTCACACTATCAATAATATATTTATCAATAGAATAACCATTTAAAAACATTCCAAATGTAAATATAAGAATTGCTATTATTTTTTTCATATTTATAAATTACTATAGTATTATTATTTGATATCTATATTATCCTTTAACTCTTCTTCTGTTTCATTATAAGATTCATTAATATCAACATCAGGTTCTAATGCAGTAGATTTATCCACATATGTTTCAGGAATTTCATGTTCTACATATGAATTAATTCCAATTTCATTTACTCCCACACAATAAGTTGCTTTTCCCATTTTATTTTAATTTATTTTAATTTATTTTAATTTGTTCTTTTCTTTTTAATGTAAATAATCCTATTTTTAATTTCTAATGCATTTGATAAAGAAGCTATAAAAAACAACGCAGGAAATATAAACATAAACCATAATATTAATTTATAATTCAATAAAAGAAAAATTAAATCAATAACAATACAGTTAATTATGATACTTTTCCAGTTATTGCAAATTTTCCATATTTGAAAATATGTCAAATCAGAATATTTTCTATAAAATAGTTCTTCTTTCAGTTCTTTTTCTTTTTCTTCAATTCTAACTAATTGGTCTTCTAATTCATACTTTGTTAATTCTTTTTCCATTTCCATTTTCTTTTTATTTTTTATTTAATTTGTCAATTTTTTCAGCCTCATCATCTGTTATATAAATTCCGTTAATTTTTCTTCCTAATATAAAATGAGAGAATTTTAGACCCCCATAACATTGTATAAGTCCGTCAAATTTAGCATCAAATGGACTAGTAAAATGTTTTTTACAATAATATGTAATATCATGATAACCTTTTGCCCTTACTTTTGATATCTGATATCCAGTAAATTTTTTAAAATTACCATCTTTAAAATCCATTGAACAGTAATGAGTGCAGATATAAATGTCAAATTTATCAAAAAGCCATTTAATAATTGATTCAACTTCTAAATAATTATCCAGTCCTTTTGGTTCATAACCTAAATTCTTGTATCTTGATATTAAAGTTTCATATTTCATAATTATATCTTATTAATCTATTATTGTTTTACTTTTATCATCTTTATTTGTGATAGAATTGTATAAAATATCTATCCAAAAAATTAAAACAACAATATCAAATATAATATAACCTATTTTAATATTAACTCCTATTAAATATAATGATAAAAGATCAATTATAAGATATGACATAGTTAATATTACAAAAAAATAGAAATATATTTTTATTTTTTTCACTATTTTCATTTTAAATATAGTTTTAATATAGAATTGCAAATATCTTCCCATTCAACTGATTTATCATTAAATACACACATTATTTTTGTTTCATCAGTAATTAATTCTATTGAAATATCATCATCATCTAAATGCCATATAAAATCTGGGTTATCTAAGAAAAATTTATATTTATCTACCATATTAAGAAAATGAATATTTTTTTTATCAATACCCAATTTTTTTACTACTTCAAATAAATAATCATTAGTATATGCACATTTAGTAGTATCTTCAAATCTATCAGTAACTATATGAACTTCAATTCCTTTTTCTATCAAAGATTTAGCATAATCCTGAATATTATTTTTTGATAATGTACTATCAAAATCAAAGGAAACTTTTAAATTTTTAGGCTGATTTTTCATTTGGTTTGTTATTGTTTTTATTATCATTAGATTCATCTTTTGATCTTACTAATGCTATTAAAATATATGGAAATATTACATAATTAAAGAATAATATAAACAATATTCTTATTAATAATACATCAACATTAAAATATTTTGATAGTCCAGAGCAAACGCCGCAAATAATACCATTTTCTGTATCTAAATAAAACTTCTTCATTTATTTTTTATTATTTTCTTTAACTTATTTTTTCTATATTCAATATTAGTTATAAAACAATCTTCTGAATATGTGTATTGAGGATGTTCCTCAATATAAATAGAATATTTTGTATGACCAAATAATCCTGAAATGTTACATTTTTTTACTGTATATATTTTATCTACGTATAATCTTGGACTAGGATCGTATGCTCCTCTTATATTCAATATACAAACAATCTTATCTCCTGGTTTCATAAAATATTAATACGGAATATTATATTTTTCTAATATTGGAATAGAATTTGGACAATTAATAGCTAATAATGCAATATCATATTCCTTTTCGTGTTCACCATCAGTTAAATAACACCTATAACCTTCATGAACTTCATCGAACTGAAGAATTAGATGAGCATCTACTTTTTCTGATTTACCCCACATATTACCTAAATTAACTCTGCAGGAGACAGAATAAACAGTTTTGTATTTACTTTTTGTGAAGAGTTTTTTAAAGAAATTCATGATTATATATTTTTTAAATTGATAATTGATAATTAATTATGTGTTATAAATAAAAACTAATCTAATATTTTATATTTAGCAGCGACATTATATGTAAAATCAGAAGGAGCATCCCACCAATGTTCAGTTTTGAATGGATATATAATAACATGGTGTTTTTCTACCCATTGAGGTCTATTGTACATAATTTCTTCTGTAAATAACCAAACAGATTTCGCTATATCAGTAATTAATTTTGGTGTTTTATTTTCAGAGACACCAAAATTGACTTTTTCTATATTAGTCAAAAGTTTTTCAGCAGTAGGAGAATTTCCATGAATAATATTTAAATCTTTAGATAATAATTCTGATAAAGATTCTCCAGGTAAGTCACATTTTGAACATCTCAAATATTTATCTGACAAATCTAATATTGCTTCTTCATCTGTCAAATATTCACCTTCCACTGTCAATTTCCATGTCTGAAGTCTATATTTCATAATTTTTAATTTTTAAAAATAATAAATCCATAATATAGATGCAAAGATACAACTATATTATGGATTAACCAAATAAAAAATTAAATATTTCAGTATTATTTTAAAGATTCAAAAAAATCTTTTTCTTCATCACAAACATCCCATTTATTACACTTAGGACCGTCATAATCAACAAACCTAGTTATATTAGAATCTGATATATTATCCAATAAGCATATACCAGCAGAGGCAAAACAATGTTTAAATTGCTTACATGTGCAACAAAGATCAAGCATAATTGTTCTTTCTAAAATTGCATCTTCTTCTGTGTATTCTTCAATTTTTTGATTTTGAATATCAAAAAAATCACTAAAATCTAACTCTTCTGTTTCCATTTTTATTATTTTATTATTTTGCATAGTAACCTCCGTGCTTACCTATTCTTAAATATAAATATCCTAATATTCTCACATATCTATAACCTTGCAATGTATATACAATTCTAATATCTGTATAGTCTTCAAATACAAATTTAAATAATCTGTTATTTTTTTGTTTGTGGGGTTTCATATTTTTAATTTATATGGAAGAAAGGCTGGAATCGAACCAGCATCAAAATGTATATTTACACGCTTTTTTGGCTATTAGTTTACCAGTTAACTTACTTTCTTCAATTAATAATTTTTATTTTAGTGGAATCTTAGGAATCGAACCTAAATTGATCAATATTACATTGATGCTTTTGTGGCTCAACATCCAGTGTTCCAATTATTTTTTGAAAATACCTTTACGTATTTTCACTCTTTTTAATATATCTAATTTTGATCTTCTAATATCTTGATTTGTTACTTCTGATGATTCAAATGTATAAACACCTATTTCTAGTAATCTATCTCTATCATTAGTTAATTTGTCTATGGTTTTTTTAGATTCTAATTCCCATTTATATTGTAATGATTTAATAATATTTTTTGTGATTTCAAACCTATATTTACCATTATAATATCTATACATTTTGACATAACCAGAAAATATATTATTATTATAAACTTTTATATTATATAAAACTGAATCATTAATCATACCAATAATATTTTAAAACTGTAGTTAGGGCGGGACTCGAACCCGCACAAGAGATTAATCTCTGAGCTACCTCACTAATAGGACTTTTACCTAAACGTCTGACCATTTCGCCACCTAACTATCTCCACCTGAGACTACGATGAATGGATGTAACCGATGTTTTATTTACTTTGAAAAAACAACTTAATCATCTTACTGAATAAAAAAAGTCACCTAAAAATGGAGAGAATTGGTTATTCCTATTCCATATAGTACGAAATAAACTGTTGTACAATCAGTATCATTTTTTACGTAAATGATAAATCGTTAAGTGTCTCTTACTTAATTAATTAAAAATTAAATTAATAATTTTCAATCATACATTATATATAAATATTTAAAATTTGCAATTTGCAAATTGCAAATATAATTCATATATCATTTATAATGAGTATTTTAAATGTCTTTATCTATTAAAAATTTGATAATATCATCAGTCAAATATTTAGTTGATTCTAATGAATCTCCTGCTGCTGAATGCTTATTTCCTATTAAGTATGCTGTTTGTAGCATTTCATTATTTGGTACATTACAATAATCCATTTCATTTTTGAATCCTAACATATAGAACTCAAGTAATCTTTCGTTTTTCATAATTCATTAATTTTATCAATTTTTATTTTTCTTAATTCTTTCTTATCATAATAAATAATAGAATATACTAAATAATCAACTTTTAATGTAGTATTAAAAAATACAACTGATATATTATTATCTTTTAGCCAATTATTTATTGATAGTTCAAGTTCTTCACTTTCATTATATGGTTCGTCAAATATTTTAATTTTCATATTTTTAAATATTTAAAATGTGACAATATTCTGGTAATGAATCAATATAGGTAACAGATGAATTATGCATTGGTATTTCATGCTGTACTATTTTATCTGTATGCGTATGTCCACAAATCTGATGATAATTTTTCAATGGTTTAGTCCATGTTTCAGTTTTATCTGCCCATAATGGACCTCCAATTTTCTTATGACCGTTTCTTTTGAATCCACAATCAACTAAGCAATTCAATTCAAATTCAAATGCCAAATTTAATTTTTCTGATATAGTACCTTCAAAATCAGATATTTTTTTGAATTCCACTAAAAAATGTTCATACCAACCACGATGAATACCTGCATGAGTCCAAATATAATTTTCATATTGATAAGACATTCTAAACAACTCTAAATTATAGTGAAATATCTCATATAAATCGAAATGCATTTCTGATCTATATCCAGTACAATGACACAATAAAGGCATTTCTGGAGGAAGTATAGCATATTGATAATCATGATTACCTAATAATAAAACTACTTTATCTGGATATTTTTTCTTAAATTCTATTATCTCTAATAAATTATTTAATATTATAATATTACTAAGATGATATTCATCTACATAATCTCCAACAAATACAATTTTATCATATTGTGAAATATCTTTTACAAAATATTTCCATGAATCAAATCCGTGAACATCTCCTATACTTAATATTCTCATTTAATAATAAAATTAATGATTTCCCTATTAGTTATATTACATGCTATAACACTAGCATTTTCATCTATATCAAACTCACTAATTTCAATTGAGTCTACTATATCTTCAACATTTTTATTATCATCAATATCAATTATTAACTTAAAAACACAATCAACTTCTACTCTTTTCATTATATTAAAATAAATTTATTGCTGAATTCTTTTTCACTGTATGAATTCAATGGAGTTTGTTTATCAGTTGAATCGAATATGACATAATTATTATTCTCAACAATAAGACTTAATGTACCATAATCATGACAATTAGATATTACTAAGCATTCATCAGCATCAAATGATGCATGAACTTTTGTTTTATTTTCAAAAGAGTCATTAAATGACTTTACTGCAGTATTTATATCATCAACAATTGAAAAATTACCTTTCCATTGAAATATTAAAATATCTTCTATCCTACTATATTTTTTCATTTTAATTTTTATTGTTTTTTTCTTGATTTTATATCTGAGTATACAAAAAATCCTAAATATACAAAAAATGCACAACCTGATAATACAATATGTAATTTATCATCTGGTAGAAAATATAATATATAAAAAAATAACCAAGTTATTGATATTATCATAAATAGAATAAAATACATTAATGTTCTCATAATTTTTATTTTTCTCTATCTTTTTTATCTTTATATAACGAAAATTTTAAATATATCAAAAATAATATCGAAATAAGCACCAGTTGTAATTTAATATCATATGGATAAGAAATTAGATATCCTAAAACACCAAATAATATAATGAATATAAATATTTTAATAAATATAATTTTTCTCATACTTTATTTTTATTTTTTCTCATCAAAACTCACAAAATCTGTTTTGAATTTGTATTCATATGTATTTTTATCTACTGTCATATATTTAAGATTAAACTCATTATTTACTTTATTATTTAATAATTCAGAACCAATTAGAAAATATGATTTATCTTCACTTGTAGTATCATTATCAAGAATTGTATCATTATATGATTCTATAAATAAAACGTAATTGCCTTTAACTCCTATAACTTTTTTGTGAATTTGTACATCAGGTTTAAATGGATCATTTTTATATGGATTATAACTCCAAATTTGTCCAACTTCAATAGTTTGTACTAATTCATCATCCATATTAAGTAAATTTGAATAATAATCAGTTTCATTATTTTGACTAACTTTAGTTCCAATTTCAAATGAAATAAATGAAATGAAAGCAATCCCTATAACAATTAAAGCGTGTTTAAATGATGATAAAGTTCTGCTTTGTTTATAATCATAATAATCCTCGTTTTTCATAATATATTTTTATTTTTTTTATTTAATATTCATTTTACAAAGATACAATAAAATATCAATATAACATAGTATAGTATTTTATATATTAATATTTTTATTCATATTTAACATCAAAATCTAATATTTGACAATCCATATTTTTTTAATATATTATAAAAATCTATCCATGTTGTGGAGTACTCATTTTTATTTTGACGTGATTCATACCTCATAAATATTTCTGTATCACCTTCTAAAATTGGCTTAGTAATAATTATACTTGGTTTAGAACTACTATATGTTACCACAAATATTTCAGTTGGAGATTTTTCAATTAATAATTTTTTTATTTCATGATATGTTAAATCAACTTCAATTTGTTTTGTTACGGTTTCAATTCTTACTAATCTATTATCTTTCATTTTTATATTATTTTTAAAGTTATGATAAACTAAATGGAGAATATGTATAAATATTAACATCAATTGATATTATACCTCCTTGCTTAGATTTAAAATGATCAAATATTGACATCTCAGCTTCAAAGAATGAGTTATAGTCATGTTTAAAATTAGTATAATACAATTTTGCTGGCATCCAACCAATTAGATTTTTCTTATATACAACAAAATATGTTTTACTATGTTGGTATGTATGAACTTGTTTAATTATCTTAAATTTGTTCATATCTATTTAATATTTAGGAAATGCATTATATTTCTCTAACCAGTCAATCAATCCTATCCATAATTTATCCCAGAAATATTCTTTATTAAATATAATTAAAATTATAAATATAAAAGCCATGGGGGACAACATCAAAGCATCTAAAATAAAAACAAGAGAATAAGATAACAACTTTACTAATGTTAAGGGAATTAATAATAGAATTCCTATTATTTTCATAATTATATTCATGATTTATTTATTGTTTTGATTTATTTCTTCTAATTTTTCTTTTCTTAAGTTCATTGGATCAATAGTAAGTAATTTATCCAATTCAATAAGAACTTTATTAACTTCGTCAGATGACTCAAAATCTATATGTAGTTCAGTGATACCATCTTCTGATTCCTGTTCAACCACAATATACCACACATCATGTTCAGCACTTTCATCAGGATAATATGAATATATACTATCTATCTTTAATCTATAATTTCCTATTTTTATTCTATTTTTTAATATATCAAACATCTTTATTTATTTCCAAAATTTTATCTTTCCTTATTTGATTCGGTATATTTAAAACTAATAAAGAATCCAATTCAGATAAAGCTGTTTTACATTTTGATGATCTATCAAATTCAATTTCAATTTCATTTATTCCCTCAATGGTTATTCTTTCAATTATAAGAGTAGTATCATCTGTAAGATAATATCCAAATATACAATCTATTTTGATTCTTCTATCTCCAACGTTTATTATATTTTTATCTATCACCATAAATCTTCTGATTGTAATTCACTACCTAACAATTCTTTTTTTAATTGACCGTTTGATTTTACTAATTCTAATGCATCCTCTCGATTTAAAAATCTATTTTTTGTAGTTAGAAATCCTTGAATTGTTTTATTACCATATTCATCATGAGGATATATTCTTTGAGTCATCTCAAATATACTACCGTGTCGAATACCACCAAAAACTAAACCTTTATCAATATTATATGGCTTGTGTGAATAATCAATATCATCATCAATCCAATTTGCTGAGCACATAACATATTCTATTTCACCATTGCTCATATGAGATTTTAATCTTGGTATATCTAGCATTTGCAATTAATTACTTTGTTCCAACGTTCTAAAACTAAATTTTTCAATGAGTCTAATGTTACTCCATCATAACCTATGTTACTAGATTTTTCACTCATTTCTAATCCACATTTGTTACATTTAACATAAGCATAGCCAGAATAACATAATGTGTCAGTATAATCAGAATTAACTTCAGCATTACCACCACAAACACATTTACAGACACCACTTTCAGAAAATGAAGGATTCCATCGATCTATTAATCGTTTATATAAGAATGATAATTCATGATCATCAAGTGCATTAAAATCTATTTCACTAGCATTGTTATGTATAATACCATGTGATAATTCTTTAAACTCATCTCCCTCAAAATTATTAGTTTCTGTTCTAATATTTTCTATTTCTCTTAATATAAAAGTTCTATTCATTTTATTTTTAATTAATTATAATTTGGATTAATGATTGATTCAAAATAATCAGTTAATCTTTCTTTAATATTGTCAATAGCATTTTTCAATGTAATCACAATAATAATATTATGTGATATATACATATTAAAGTGTTCATCATATTGTTCATCGGATAAATTTAAAAAATTTATCCGATATTTATTTTTATATTCTTTAATTTTTATATCATAAAGTTCATCAGCTTTATTTTTATCTAAAAAAACTTCGATTATTTCAGATGAACTTATTTCATATAATACCCAAGTCTCATAAGATTTCATATTATTTTAGCCAATAATTATTTTTCTTTACTCCCTTAATATTCATCATTTCCAAAAATTCTTTTGGAAATTCTGTACCCCATGCAAATGCAACGTCACAATGTTCGTCTTCTGAAAAATCAGTTATGATACTTGATGTAGAAAACAATAAAGGATCTTCTCTTCTTGCTAAAGCTTGCTGAACTTCAAGTTTTAATGTTTGAATCTGTTCTGCTTGCTGAATGGCTAATTGCTGCTGACGAATTTGTTCTTTTGATATTTTTTCAAGCTCTGTTTGTATTCTACTAATATTTTGTTCTATTCCTTTTACTTGTTCTTTTAAAACTTTTGTGGAATTTTCAAGTGCATCTACTCTATTACCAAGATTCACCATAGTTTCATACATACTTCTGAATAATGGTAAATTCATACCAACATTCATACTAACCATTGATAAAGAATTTGGAAAATATACATCATAGTATTTTTGACTCTTTACATGTTTTTCAAAATCATAAAACCCAATTGGACATAAAATGTATAAATTTCGTTCTGAATTAGCAATTTTGTAGTTGTTAATAGCAGATTCAATATCTTTTGAAGTTCTTTTTGGATCACAAGTTAAAATTGAATTCTTTGCTAATTCTAATGGAAGAATCATAAATCCAAATGTTTCTGCTATTTCAACAATAGAACTCAATTTCGAGTTTAACCTTGAATTAAGATATTTATTATAAGTTTTGTCTATTTCTATTTCAACTTGTTCATATCTATCTCCTGATGAACTTCTTTCATTTTTTATTAAATTATATTTTATTAAGTTTTCAGGAACCTTAATATTAGATGATTTCAAACTACCTAAAATATTATTATATTCATTCACTTTTTCGTTGATTGAATATCCTAAATTCTTGAAAATTTCTCTTTTAGTAGAAAAACAAGTCTTAGATTCATCATAATAGGAATTAGATCGAATAATATGAGCTTTTTCTAATACTTTTAATGTCAACATAAACTCTTTCAAATCAGAGTCTATCAAATTCAGTTTATCTATTAATAATTGACTTTTTTCAGTGTTTTTTACTGAAGCTGATACGCTTGTTGTTGGTGTAACATTTAATAAATTCATAATAATTTTATTTTAAATTAAACATAAATTGAAATATTTTTAAATTTCAAAAACAAAGATAATAAAAAAAATCAAATTGGCAAACAATTTGTTGAAATATAATTTAATTCTTTTATTTTTTTCTTTCTTAAATAAGAATCATAATTTTCATCATTGTTTAAAATGATTATGAATTCAGATAATTTTAAATGAGATAACTGTAAAAAATCTTTGTTTATTCTTCTTCTAAAATTAAAAAAATCCTCATTTTCAAAAAAGTAAAACTTCAAATCTATGATTGCAATAAAATCACAAATTTCAGAATATGAAATTTTATAAATATCTCCATTTAATGTTGTAGATAAATGATCCAATGATCCAAATGTCAAATCATTTTTTTGATATTCTATTACTTTATTTAATAAAGTATTAAAAATTTTTGAATTTATTATACTAATAGATTGTAAATCTGAATATAATAAAAGACAATTATATCTATAAATATCTTTTAGTTTTTCAATATCAAGTTTTTTACTTTTAATCATAACATTTTTTTGATAATTGTATTAACTTATTTTTTCTAATATCTTTTTTAACTTTTGAATAATATTCTAAATAATCAGATTTATCCTTAATAAAATCAAAAAAGTTATGATGTTCTCCCATATATGGTTCATTTTCATCAACATAACAATATAAGTTATATGCTTTTTGATCTAAATCAGTAATTTTATATTCATTATAATCCATTGAGTTTTATTTTATTTAACTTATCTATTCTTAATTTAGATTTTAAATTTAATTCTACCAAACGAGAGAAATTAGCATGACACTTATCTATTGAATCAAGAATATGAATAAATTCGTCATAATGCTCAGAATTATAATCATCATTGTCATATAATTCTCCATTACTATCTGAATGATTTTTTTCAAATATAAATAATTCATTTTCATGATATTGAAGTTCTGATATTATAAGTTTTTCATCAATCATATTTTACATTTTACACTTAACAAAATGATCAAGAACAAATCTTAATTTAGATTCAAATTCTTTATCATTTTCTATTTCTTTTAACATTTTATAATAATATGATGTGTCTAATGTATTATCATCAGGCTCTCCATTTCTTAGATACATCTGATAATTTTCATTTACATAATTATCTACATTTTCATATTCATTTATTTCAACTATAGATTCTTTAATATCATCAATAATTTTTTTTGATTCACTATATCTCATTTTTATAACTTTTTTACTTTTATGCTATATAATATAGCATGGAAACATTAGATATTAAATTTAGAATGGAAGGTTTAGAGAAAAAACTATCCAATTTATATCCATATGAATTCGAGATTGACGGTATATCTATGGCTTCATACGAAGGCTTTATACAGTCATTAAGGACTCCAGACATACAAATTAAAGAGAGTATATGGAAACTATCAGGATTTGAAGCATGGAAAGCTGGTCAATGTTTAGATTGGATAGATAAGCAAGAATTATATTGGATATCTACTCCAATAAATAGACAATCTAATGACTATTATAATCTTATAACAAGGTCATATGATTGTTTATTTGAACAAAATGAAACATTTAGAAATAATCTAAAAGAGTCAATACCTTATAAATTAGACCACACTATTGGAAAATCTGGAAAAACTAATACTTTAATGACAAAAAGTGAATTTTTAATTCAATTAAATAGATTAAGATTTAAATTAACTAAGAAAAAGTTTTTCAATTTACTTGACTTGTTCTGATTTATAATGATTTCTAAATCTTTTCAAAGTTTCACATACCCAATTCTCAACTTCTTTAGATTTCCAACCACTATTAAGCTGAATAATAGCTAATTTAAGAACTGCTCTCTCATACCTAGTTGATGCACCTCCTTTATACATGTAAATAAGACTAGCTACTTTTTCATATTCTGATATTTTAGTACCATTACGTACAATAACTTTTCTGCATTTGACTGGTTTATTAGTATCTGCTTCTGCTTTTACATTACTCAATATCCTATCTCTTAAAATTTCGCAAGAAATTAATTTTAAATTTTTATCGTAATAAAATGCTGTATAATCCATAATTTAATTAATTTGAATTTTAATCTTTATTTGATATTGGTGGCTTAAATCCTCCAATTCCACTATAACTATTTTCACCAAAAATATTAGATATTACTAAAAATATAAAAAATGCAGCAAGTGGTATGCATATGCATAATAATACTATATCATTCATGATTTAATTGATTATAATTTTTATTCATATAACCATAATAAGTTAAATAACCGATAAGAGTGTAAATATTTAAATTGTCACTATACCAATCATCACCGTTTTCTTTATCATTATCTCTGACGATATAAAAAGGAATCTCACCATCAGTAACTATAATAATTTTACATTTTTCATTACTACAATTATAATCATCAATTTTATTGAAGTTATTTTCTTCTAAAAAATCTGTAATTGAGGTATACATCATTTCTTTTGTAATTTTCATATTATCTTATTGTATCACCTAAATGATGAGTTTTTGCTATAACATCAATAATATCTGAATTTTCATCATAAAATTTAATTTTATTTTCAGCATCTTTAACTACTATAGAATATACAGTATAAGAGCCGTGATGAAAACTATCATATTGTTTTGTTGAAATAGATTGTATTACAACAGGAGATTTTAAATGATTTATTGAATATTCAACATACATATCATAATTAGTAAAATCTTGTCCATCATATTTTATTTTATGACAACTAAATAAAAATAAACACAGAACAAATAAATATAATTTTTTCATAATTTTTTAATTTATCGTATAGTATCACCAACGTTGTGAGTTCTTGCTATGACATTAACAAGATCGGAATTATAGTTATATAAATGTATTGTATTTTTAGAATCCCTAACTACAATAGAATATAATGTATCAGTAATATCAGTCTTGTAAATTTTTGTTGAAATAGATGTTATTGTAACTGGAGATTTCAATTGATTTATAGAGTAATCAACATACATATCATAATTATCAAAAACCTTACCATCACAATTTATTTTTTCAGTACAACTAAATAATAAAAAACAAAATCCGAATAAAAATAATTTTTTCATATAATTTTTTTAAAATTAAAACCAAGATCTATGTGATTCCTCTATTGACTCAAATCCATTATCTTCTTCACGTATATACCAATTAACTCCTTCTGGAATTTCAACAACTTTCAAGTTATCAGGTTTTAATTCTTCTACTGCAGTAACTAAATTAACATCATCTCTTAAAATTGATGATATATCAAAATAATTTTCATCAGTAAATAATTTTTCTTCAGAATCCAATTCTGGACCTAAATCATGTAATGATACATCAAAATAATTATCAATAGGATCAACTCTTATATGTTTAACTTTTCTCTTTACAATTGAGTGATTACCCAATTCTCTTATGTAAAAATAAGGTCTATCAAATTTTGAAAGTTCAAAATATCTTTTTATTACATCAGAGTTTAAATTATAACAACAACTATTACTACCATTCACTATTACTATTTTCATATTTTTTCTAATTTTTCTAATTTAACTTTTCTAATAAATTTAACTGTCATATTTCTACCAAGTTCAGATAACTTATATCCTACATTATATCTATTACAATCACCCTCAACTAATTTATAAAATAATAATTCCATAACTAAATATAATGTACCTCCACAATTTCTTTTTTTGAATTCTTCAACTGTCATAAAAGATAAAGACTTTTCAAATTCTTGTACTGATTCAAATTCAGGATCAGAATATTCTGCATATCCTTTACTTTGAATATGTATTAATAATTTAAGTGCATCATCACTTATGTTAATAGGATTTCTATTTAACATTATAATTTTCTATTTGTTTTATTTTTAATTTTCTAATTGAATTTTTAAGAATTCTTTTTCCAATATCAGATATTCTATACATATTAAATTTTAAATCATAATCAGATTCTATCATTTTATTATCTAATAATTTTTTTATTAAATAATATGTACCTCCACAATTTCTATTTTTAAATGATTCTAATGTCATAAGTTTTCCAGAAAAATCTAAAAACTTTTTACCTTTACAATTTTTAAAATCATCAATAGTTTCAAATTCTGGATCTTTATATTCTACATAACCTGATCTATAAATTGTAAACAATAAACTGATTGACTCGTTATAAATCATTGCTTTCTATTTTCTCTAATTTCAATTTTCTAATTAAATTATCAAGAAGTGATTTTCCTAAATCAGAAATTCTATATGAAATATGCCAAGCATCTTCAACATCACAAATAAAATTATATTTATATAGTTCAGGAATTAAATAAAGAGTTCCATTACAATTTCTTGATTTGAATGAATTAAGATTCATTGATACATTTCCACTTTTTTCAAATTCCTCTATAGTTTCATATTCTGTATCTCTATATTCAACATATCCTTCTTTGCTAATTATTAATAACAAATTGAATGCTTCATCACTAATTTTAAATCTAAATTCTACCATTGTAAATTACTAATATTAAACATATTATAAAAAAGATGCAAGATCATGATATATATTATAAATATATAAATATTCTTCCCGTAATCTTTTGATTATCAGTATTATATGTTATTAATTTATTAAATATTCATTGTTGATAACCTTGAAACTTATTGATGAATCAAGTGATTTGAATACACTTCCCTCCCGTTTTGATGTAGTTGTTAATACAGATTTACCTTCAACATGTTTTAATAATTCATCAATAGTATTTGGTAATTTATATTCATTACAAATCAAAGGAACAGTGTCAGCAATTAATACATTCTTTACTATATGAACAAAAGAATCATAATCTTCGAGTTTATATTCATCAATATTAAACACTCTAAAATATTTAATAGTTTTGTAATCTAATTTATATCTATTATCTTCAATTCCAGAGCCTATTAATTCTCCTTGTACTGCAATATTTTTACCGTATGCTCTTAATTTTTCTTCTATTTTATTTTCAATTGCGAATTTCCACATTAAATTATCTGGATTTCTTTTATATTCCCAATTTCTACCACAAACTCCAAATACGTCATTACGTAAATACATGGTAGTAGATCTGCCATCAAGTTTTTCTGTTTCATAGAAACTAATATCTTCATTTTTCCATTCATCAAAATCATCTGATAAAGATTGAATTCTTTCTTCATTTGTTTTTAAAATGAATGATGGAATAGGTCCAACAACATCAGCTTTAAGTTCATCAGGGATTTGTACTTCATATTTTATAATATTCAAAAATTCACTCACATCATATCCAATTGGTAATTCTATTAAATTATTATTTATAGGTAATACTAAACCTTGTGATATTTGTTTTCTCAACCGAATACTTCTAAGTAAGAATCCTTCTTGACTTTCAGTTTTAATATATGATGTTTTTCTGAGAAATTCATATTCTTCAGTAATAGGAAGTAATGAATCTATTTCACAATATATTATTTTTTCTCCTATTTTAAATTTATCTTTTTCAACAACTACTTTCCAACCAAGAATTTTCACAACCTCTATTCTATCTGCCCCTTTTATTGATGAGATGTCTTTAATTACCTGAATTGTTGCTAATTTCCTATCTATATTCATAATATTTAATTTTTATATATTTTAATGTAAAGATAAATCATATTATTGTAAATAAAAAATTATTTAACATAAAATTTTATGTAAATAATCTATAATATCTTCATCAGACATTTTATTTATTTCATTTTCCCATAAATAATAAATTTTATAATTATGAGATTCTACTTTTATTTTTTTTCTTTCATCTTTTTTCCATAAATCATTTGCTGATAATCCTTTTAATATAATATCATTTTCATTATACATATCTGGATTAGCGTGCCAAAAATCTCCTTGAATTTCTAATATGATTTTATTTTTAAAAATAAAATCAAAATTATAACGATATAAAAACCCATTTGCAGTGTATTCTATATTTAAATCATTTAATATAGATTGTATTCTTAATTCTAATGAACTAATATATTTTACATAAGATCTTGCATGTTCTGTGAATTTTCTACGATCATCATCACTCATATGTGAAAATGCTAATTTTTTTGTTTTTGATATTTTATCACCTACACCAGGTATTTGTGCTACATTAGTTATATTTATACCATATTTAAGTTTTAGATTTTGTATTAATGTTTTTTGACATTTATCGTAATCTATATTTTTTTGTGCATTATTTTGTATTTCTTTGTTACAAAAATTATTTTCATAGCCATGATTTTTAATAAATGTATTTTTTACTTTGTTTTTTATTTCTTTTGAAGAAGATGGATTTTTAAACCCATATTTTTTAATATTTGTAGTTTCAATTTTATTTTTATAAATTAAAGTTTTTTTACTTTCACTATTAGTTCTTTTTATACCTAATAATTCAATGTAATTTGAACAATTGATATTATATTTTAATTTTATATCATATGAATTATATCCACTAATATACATTTCTTTTATATCATTTAAATTTTCATCTGATATATTAGATTGAGATTTTAAATAATTTAACTCATTTGTTAATTTATCTATATTGTGATTTTTATTTATATGAGATTTTAAATGATTATTAAAATTAAATTCTTTACTACAAATTATACATTTCATATTAATACTTTTTATTGTATATATTAATATGAAAAACTGATTATAATCAGTTTTTTTAATAAAATGTATTCATAATATTTAATTTAATGCGTCTGATTCACTTGATGATATAACTTCTTCACATAAAATGATACTTACTTTTACACCATAAGAATCAGGTCTGCAATAACCTGTTTCATGTGGTACAGTTTCTATTTCTATTTTTAAATTCTCTTTCAAAAATTCTTTTAATTCTTCTTTATTCATAATATTTTATTTGAATAATTTATAATACACAAAGATATACAATATAATTGATTTATATTGTATATCTTATTATTTTTTAACTTTATTTTATTTGTGAAATATATGAACATCCTTTATCTAACCTATATTTCAGATTAGTACCATATTTTTCTTTATATTCAGACATATATCTTTCAATTTCTTCTATATTAGAATGAACATAAATAATTTCTTCAAATGGTTTTAAATAGTCTATTCCAAGAAATTGATCATTCCATGCGTCAATGCACATTTCCATGTGTATTTCTCTGAATTCATTGGTATCAAATGGATCTTGTGTCATAATATTTACTCTTTGAAATTAATTCTTTTGTATTCATTATCAAAATCAAAATATAAAAATTCGCTGATATTCCAATTTAGTCCGCAATCATTATAAAAAAGATCAAATTTATCTGAATTTTTTGGAGATTCTACTCCACTCTCTACTTTCCATTCTTCTGATATTTTAATGAAATCTTTCCATAATAAACAAGATGTGTCTCCTTGCCCATCATAATAAATAAAAACTAATCTACTTAATTGTTCTTCAGTGAAATTATTAAGTTCATAATTTGTTATATAAATATTTTTCATTCTTTATTCATTTCAATGAATGATTTAATAGTATTTCTATTGATATAAACTGATTTTGGTACTATTTTTTTCAAATCTGCATCATTGCTTAATATAGCCTTTCTAACATCAGTGGCTGACACGCCATCTTCAACCGTGCCTCTTGCTAATAGAACAAGTGATACATTATTTTTGAACATGAATCCTGGAAACCATTTAGTAATAATTTCAAATCCATCAGAATAATACATTGTGAAGCAGCTATCTTTAATTTGATCTACTATTTTAGTATAAAGATAAAACCCCCATTCAATAGAATTATCACTTTCTGTAGTTAAATCATCTAATGGTACAATTTTACATTTATTAATTAAATCAGCTTCTTTTAATGCATCTTTTAACATCTCAATTCTAATGCTAACTGGAATTGGATTTCTTGAATCAACTTTATTTGCACTTCCAACTAGTATTACTACTGATTCATTTTCCTCACACGCTTTTTTGATTAATGCCATGTGACCATTGTGTACTGGTTGAATCCTTGCTAAAATAACTCCGAATTTATTCATATCTTTATATTATTTAATTTTTTCAATTTTTCTTTTCTGTTCTCTGATAATAATACTAAATGAATATACCCAAAATTAAAATTTGAAAATTCGTGTAAATTGACAACTCCACTGTAATAATTTACAAAACTTATTGTGAAAATACTATTTTTATTTTCAGTCATATCTTTATGATGTTCATAAAAAACATCACTAAATATAACTTTATCTCCTATTTTCATTTTTAAACTTTATTACAAACTCCTCTTAATATAAGTCTGTTTTTATATTCTCCTTCAGTTATGATATACCAATCTTTATTATTTGGAAATCCTCCAAATCCACTATAATAAGCTTCTCCATCATCTTTAACCAGTATTCTTACATTTAATGTAATATTTGGAATTTCTTTGAACCAAAATTCTTCAATTCTTCTGACTCTATTCTCAACAGCAACATCAAATGATTGTTCTTCAAATTTTCTGACTGTTTCCTTAGCTTCAATGTATTGTTCTTCAGTTATCATATTAATAATTTCTAGTTTTAATGAAATTGAATATTAAATCTAATTCCTTATTATATAACAGTCTGTGAAACCTTTCTCCTTTTGAATTACCAACATAATCATTAAACCATTCTACAAATTTTTCACATGTCGTAGTTGATGAATTGCCATATAAGTCAATTCTTATTATTCCATCTCCTCCATAAGCTATAAAATTTATTCTTTTTGCAAAATAGAATTCCAAATCAACTTTATCAGCAGTTAATTTGAGATTAGGTTCTTCTGTATTAATTTCAATTATAAATTTACCAACTATAAGATTCAAGTCTTCTATTGTTATCGTCTGTTTCATTTAATTGTTCTATTTAGATTTATTGTCCATACCAAACTACATGAGTAGCATCAAAATTAAATAATGATGATATTGCTTCACATTCTGTTGATTTCTTACCATTTTTTACATAGTAACCATGTCCATCATATTGGTCTATCATTCCTGTTCTTAACTCTTCATCAAATTGTGAAATTGTCATTAAACATTCATTATCTAATTCATCCAACTCTTTGTCATAATTTCTTGTGAATTCCATTTTTTTTTTTTATTAACACCACTTCATTAATTTTTTACAATTTGGACAAGTTAAATAATGATACACATCAGAACCTCCTCCATATACTTCTTCTTCTACTCTACTAATAACTTCATTTGGAAAATATTCAACTATTGCTCCACAATCATAACATGTTATTCTTTTTGCTTTTGACTCGTCTATTCCTATTATTTTTGCCATTTTTAATACTATATTTAATTATACAAAGATAAATAATATAAATTAGATTACATTAAATAATTAAAAATATTAATATTTTTTAACTTATAACTTATTCTGAATATGTTTTTATTTTTTCTAATTTATTTTTTCTAATTTTTGATAATAGCATAAATCTACTATAATCGAATTCAAAATAATCATTATCTATTTTTATACCGACATAATCACCATTAGATAAATTAGATATCGAATTAATAGTATAAATATTATTTAATAATAATTTTTTATTTATTGTGTGACTATTATTTATACATACTACTTTATCTCCTTGATTGAACATATCTTAATAAGTTTTAGTTTTCTATATTCTTTTAATGTTATGAATCTACTCTCAAGATATTCAGAATATCCATTTTTATTTTTTATTCCAACATAATCTTCCCAAATTGAATTTATAATATAAATTTGGTTTAATATCAATTCTGAATTATAAGTTAAATCATTATTGATGCATACTACTTTATCCCCTGGCTTGAACATATTATTTACATATACTACTTTATCACCTGGCTTGAACATAATTCTAATTGTTTAAGTTTTTCTTTTCTCATTAAAATTTCTATATCTTTACCTGTTTTTAATTTGTATACATTTTTTAATTCTTTTATGTTAGAAATAAATTTATATTTATCTTTATACATATTAGTTTTTCTATCAATTAAAAAAACATTTACAGAAGATTCAATGCATATCATATAATCATTATTAATGATATGATATTTGTCACATCCAGATTTAGATTTTTTGAGATTTAGATTTTCTATATAGTCAAAAAGATTTGAATCACTTATCATTTATATTTAGATTTAATATGATAATTTGTATTTTTCTATGATATTTTAATGATATAAATTTGTGATATGGATATCCATATTTCAACTCTTTTATTGTAATAAGTCCTGCTTTTTCAAAATACATTTTGAAATTTTCATCAGGATAATCTATAACTTCTAATATTTTATTAGGTATATTATTATCTTCTCTGTATTTTTTATCATTACAAACTATTTTATCACCTGGCTTGAACATAATTTAATAAGTTTTTCTTTTCGATATTCTTTTAATGTTAAAAAATATTTTGCATAATGTCCATATCTTTCATTATCAAGTATTATTAAATCATGTTGATAAATTGTTTTATCTGATTTAATAAATGATGATACATTATATAATTTATTAGTTAAATTGAATTTTTTTCTATAATCTCTATTAATACAAACTACTTTATCTCCTGACTTGAACATAATTTAATAAGTTTTTGTTTTCTATAATCTTTTAATAGTATAAATCTATCTGCATAATAGAATTCAATTAGTTCATATAGTCCCACTCTACAAGTATAATAAGTTGTGTCTATTGATTTTATTGTATAGTTGTTGTATTTAATAACTTCTAATTTTTTATTAAAAGAAAAAGGATTGTCTGTTTTATTTACACCTTTATCATTTATACATACAACTTTATCTCCTATTTTGAACATAATTTATTTAGTTTTTGCTTCCTATATTCTCTTAATGTTATGAATCTATACTCGAAATAATAATTATCATTTCCTTCTAATTCAACTCTATAACCAATTTTTGATTCTGTTTTTTTAGACTTACCTAAAAATGATGATGTTTTTTTTGTTGTGTAAATATGGTTTAATAATAATTTTGATCTATCTGATAAATTACTATTATTGATGCATACTATTTTATGTCCTGAATTGAGCATATTTTTTTAAGTTTTTCTTTTCTGTAATATTTTAATATTATAGATTCTGTTGAATTAATATCATTATAAACAAATTCACAATATGTATAAATAAATATATCATTTGGTTTTATGTTATCATTTGTCTGATACATTATAAGTGGTTTCCTTTTGCAATATATACTATTTAACTTTGACATCATATCAATACTAAATACAACAACAACTTCACTATTTTTGAATTCTTTTCGTAATTTTTTGAATAGTAATTTATAAAAATTTTTAGTGTTTTTATTTACATCATCAAATATTTCAACTTCAAACTTTATTATTTTCATTGAATGAATTATTTAGTTGTTCAATTTTCAATTTCCTTTTAAATTGTTTGAAATTTATTTCATGTGGAGATAAATATAAATCATTATTTTCTAATTCATCAAATGATATATAAACATAACAGCCACATAACATACCAATATAAGGTACCCCTGATTTTATAGATTTCATTATAAAATGCTCATTAAATAATAGAAAATTAATGCAATCTTTTCCGACATAAATATGAGGTGCTTTTTTGTGTATTATTATATAATTTTCCACATGATTTTTAATGATACTGTATATTCGTTTATCATGTATGTCTTCATTAGGACTTGACATTGTATAATCTACATTATAATATTCTATCATAACTTTGATAATGTTTTAAGTTTTTTTCTTCTTATGATAATGTTATAATCTACATCATTATTGATTAGATATAGAAAATCTTCTAATTCAAAATCTTTTAGTTTAATGATGTCATCATTTATTCTTTGAGAGCCATAATTTGATAATCTACGAAAATTAAATATGTAATTTTTGTAATTATATAAATCTAAAAAATTATGAACATCTCCATTAAATACACAGCCATCAAATTTAAGTTCTTGAATTAATTTATATTCTAATCCACTTCTACTTTTAAATTCATCATTATTTGAATTATATTCTATTAATTTATTTAATATAGTTTTAAATGATAAATTTAGGTGATAACTATCATAATAATGAGGATATTCTTTGAGAAATCTATTACCTTCTATTTTTAATCTATTTAATTCATTGTCTCCTACTATTGATGTTGGTATCATAAACTTGACAATTTTTGTAACTTTATTTTTCTGGTGAATCTTTTCTTATATTCATCACTACTGATAAGTTGATGAAGTTGATGCATAGTAATATTTTCAATGTCATTAATATCCTGATTTATATAATGATACCATCCTCCAAATACAATTCTCTTATTATCTAAAACATCAAAAACATATTGAAAAATTGTAAAAAAATCATCTAAATCAGATTCATTTATAGATTTCAATTCAACTTTCATTATTCCTATTAGTCCATTAATGGAGCAGAAATAAACATCTCTATTTTTATATTCAACTAATTTATTCAATATTATATTAAATAAATTTGACATTGAATTATAATTGAATTTTATATTTTCTTCTCTGAACATATTAGTATTATATGACGAGTATGTCTTTATATCAAATGTCGCTTTTATTTTAATCATATGATTAATTTAGATAATTTCATTTTTCTTAAAAATTTTAGATAATGATGAGAATTAATATTGTAGCTCATCATGGTATAATTATTATCAGAAACTAAATATGTAATCATAATTAAAAATCTTTCATGATTCGATTTATTGAAAATTTTTATATCATCAATTTGATAATCTGTATTATGAGTAAATATTTCATCATGATTTAGTATATAAATCATCATCTCCTTTCTTTTTATTTCCATTTAATTTGTCTAATTTATATTTTCTAATAAATTTTTCATAATCTTTTAATAAAAATGTTCTATCTGAGAATTTGATATTTCTATATGTGATAATTCCAATATCATCATTAGGATAATAATTTATAGTAAATCTTATTTCAGGATCATTTGTCCATAATATCTTATATGAAATAAGTTCATATAAGATATTATCTTTTTTTATACTATGATTTATAAAATTAAAATATTTAGTACCATTTCTCAACCAAGTTAACAAACTCATATCTTTGATAAATTTTCAATCTTTGTTTTTCTAACAAAAATATCATATTCATTAAGATATATTATTATCTTTGAAAAAATAACTTCTCTTGATATTGAAGTATTACAATAAATAACTCTTATTGCTATACAATCTGTTGAATTATTTGCAATCTTATATGATATTAGATTAAATTTTTCACTATCTAATTTTATTTTTTTATCAATAAAATTGAATAACACATTATGTTTTTTAGTCCAAGCATTCATGTCTTTCTATCGTTTTTAATTTTTCTTTTCTATATTCTTTTAATGACAAAAATTGATATGAATAATAATCATCTTCGTTTGTATCTTCTCTTATTTTAATTACAGTAGTCCATTCTCCTTTTTTTAGAGGATGATTAGTACGAAATACATGAGATATTGTTAATTCAGTATTAGACGGTAAATCTATATTGTACCATAAACTTTTAATAAAATATACTTTATCATTATATTTAAGCATTTTCCATTATTTCTTTGAATATATTTGAGTTTTTTTAATTTTTCTTTCCTTTTCAGATTAAAATAATCATTTGATGATATAAATTGTTGTTCATAATAATCACCTCCAATTGTATCTAATATTCGAATTGTAGTATTAGAAGGGTAACCTCTTATAATATTATGACGATTCTCAATAATTAATCCTACTGTTAATTCTTTATCATATGATAAACTAAGATTATATGATAATCTTTTAATAAAATAAACTTTATCTCCTGCTTTAAACATTCTCCATTATCTCTTTGAGTTTTTTCTTTCTTATGAATGTTCTTAAATTTTTCATATTGTTATCTTGATTGTTTTCTATTATATAAAACAATTCAGATATATTAATGCCTTTTATTGAATATATTTCATCACTTATTGATATAGGATTTGAATCATTTAATATTCTAAGCATTCTCAAAATGTCAATAAAGTCTTTTGTCCCTTTTAATCCAATTGATGTATTTTTATGTATTTCTTTTAGAAAACATAATATTCCTCCCAAATAATCACCATTATTTTTTATTGATATTGCATTATCCAGCATGTTATTAAATTCAACAATAGCATTAGAATATGTATTATCATAAAAAGTATTATTAGTTGTTTCTAATGTATGACTAGGATTTTCAATTGAACATTGTACTATCATTATTTATAAGTTTTAAAATAAGATACAAATATACTAATTATATGTTGAATATGCAAATATTTTAAATAAAAAAAGGATTGAAGTGAATTTCAATCCTTTTCTAAAAAAAATAAACATATTACATGAAAAATATATTTGTGCTCACCATCGGGCTCGAACCGACATAGATAGATTTAGAGTCTATAGCCCTACCATTGGACGAAATAAGCAATTTTGATTAAAAATGGGGAGCTTATAAAGCTCCCCATAGTTTTAAATTACGAAATAGAGAATCATTACCATGTACTGCTACTGCAGTTGGTTTATTATCTAAATCTGGTTCATAGAAAACTGTGAAATCTAATTTTTTAAGATTTAACTTAAATATCCATTTTTCAAGTTCTACAGAGAGAAAAATTAAATATTGATTATTCCAGGTTTGTACCTATTTATGATCAAGTAACCATTGACATGATGCATGAGCACCTTGGACTCCTCCATAAGCGACATCAAGTTTTTTATCAATGAGTATAAATAATTTATCTTTTTCTAAATCCTGTTTGACGTTTTTCATTTAGCATTTCTTTTAGTCTATATGAAATTATCTCATCACCAATGATATCAACAGTTTTAGAAAGTTCATCAGCTTCTTCATCTGTAAAAGAAGTTGCATTTTCTATTTTTGTTATAATATCACCTATCATTATATGAGATTTAGACTTTTCAGCTTCAGTTATTTGGTGTTCATTGTTGTTCAATATCAATAATGATATGTCCCATAAATTTGCAGCAAATGTCTTAACTGGACAAGTTATAATCACATTATTTTCAGTTAAAATGCGAACACAGCAATCAACCATATCATAAATGATATTAGAACTCTTTGTGATGATCAAAAATTCCTGTAAAGGTGAATTGGTAACCATAGAGATGAATTTTTTTGCTTGTGATTCTGTCATTTCATTTTCAGGAAACATAAAAACATTTGGAGAATAATCTAACTCAAGTTGTTTTTGAGTGTGATATGGTACAACTAAGCATTTAATCACTTTATTGTACATCATCTTTGATGTTTCAATGTCTTCTTCTGAAAGTTCAAATAAGTTTTGAGATAATTTCATTTTTTATTTATAGTGCTAATGACTCTTCTGTAATTTCTTCTACCACTTTGTATTTTTCAACTAATTTATCAATTGAATTTTTGTATTGTGATAAAGGTAATTTATCAGGTTTATTTTTAGGCTCAATTTCTTCAAATGTTTTACCTTTTAGTACTCCATATGCAGCATATAACATTCTTAATTCATGTCTGTTTTCAGAATGTTGATAATCTGCTTGCCATGCTTCCATTACTCTTTCACCTTTAAAGTGAATAGTTTTTCTTTGATTTCTGAGATTTGATTGATTCTCTGCAAGTTTTTTAATATCAATTTTTAATGTAGTTTTCATATTTTTATTATTTTTATTTTTTATTAATTTGTTAATTTGTTTAAATCTTCTAATTACTAACTGTTTAAAAATAATAAAAGGGGAACCTCTACCAAATGATAAAACCTAATGTTGATGTTTCATAATTTTCTTCTTTTTTTTTGTTAAGCATAACAATATTGTCATGTTTGGGTTTATATTATTGTTTATTTTTTTAATTTGCTTATTTTTAAATATCTAACTATTTTTTTATAAGTTTTTTCATTATAATTTATAGCATTACAATCATCAACTATAGAATATTTAGTTAAAATATCAAGAGATTTTTTATATTTTTTATAATAGTTTGAATAATAAATATAATAATCTAATTTTCTTTTTTCCCTTATTTTTTTTAAAAATAAGTAGCAAAAAATATTAGTAAAATAAAATATTAAATAATACTTAATTGATAATCCTCTATTATCATCTTTGTATTTTGTTTTTTTATCTAATGCATGAACATTAATGACTGCAAATATTACAAATAATATTGATGTTATAAGTTGATACATTTTCATTTCATTTCATACAATTATTGTACCAAGTTTATCATATCAAAATATTAATTTAAAATCTTCAAAGTCTTGACAAAAAGTGATCATTGATATTTGTTCAGGTGACATAAAGTCAGTTAAATTGACAAATAAATTATTCCATTCTTTTCCAAATAGGAATATTCTTGGCTTTACTTTTAATTTTCTGATACCATCTAATAGAAGAAAAACTTCAGATAATGTACCAATTCCTCCACGTTGAACTATAAAAATATCACTATCTGATATCAATAATCTTAATCTTTGATAAATATCAACAGAAGGAACTGTTTCTGTTAAAAATTTATTACCTCTTGCACATCCAATTGATAAACAAGTATAGCCAGTTACTTCTCCTCCTGCTTCATTAGCACCTTTGGAAACAGCTTCCATTAAGCCACCATAGCCACCGTTTTTAATTTTGTAGTCATTCTCTGCTAAGAATTTTCCAATGAGAATACTATCATTATATTGAGTTGTCGTTCTATCATTTATAGCACCGCCAAAAAAAGTTGCATTTTTATTCATTCTTTTGATTTTCTATTGTTATGTAAAGATACTATATTTTTTTGATATTACCAAATATTATTCTAAATTTTTCAATTTTTCTAATTTTTCTTTTCTAAAACATTTTTCTGACATAAAATAGAAACAAAAATATGAATTTTTATTAGACTCATTTTCTAATAATAATGATTCTACCTGTGTTCTCGTATTTATCATTACTGTTGAAACTGTGTATGATTTTCCTGATATTAAATTATCATAACGATAACCAAAATAAACTACTTTATCTCCTTTATTAAACATATCTTTTGTAATTTTATCTTTCTGTCTTCTTTTGTATATGAATCAAAATCAACATCATAAAACAAATGAATATAATGAACCTCATTAATATCTTCTTTCAAAATATATAAAGGTGGATTATCTGAGACTTTTTTGTGTACGTATGCATAAGATTGATTTCTTTCTTTTAATATTAAATATAGTTCGTTTTCTTCATTTAAATTATTCATATTTAATTTAACTTTCATATTTAATCTTATGTCTTCATCTTTCATAGTTATCAAATATATTTTTTAGTTTAATTTTTCTATCTTCTTTTATATAATCAACAAAATCTGAAATATGAAAAAAATCTCCATCATTACCATCTTCATCTGATAATACATATATGATTGGAACATGTTCTGAATATATTGTAGTCACATATGCATAAGATTGATTTTTTTCTATCATTCTTTTATATATCAAACTTTCTTCTAATTTACAATTATATTTTGATATTATTTTAACTTTATTGTGTAATTTAACATCATCATCTTTCATATTTATTAAATATATTTTTTAGTTTAATTTTTCTATCTTCTTTTATATATGGTTCAAATTCTCCACTAAGAAAATAGTCTCCAATTCCATCAATTTCATCTGATAAAATAAATAAATGCGGATTTACGTAAAAACATAGATAATTCACATATGCATAATCCTGTTTTTTGTATATTAAAGTTTTATATAATGCATTGGTTTTTAATCTTTCTTTAGAATTAAATTTAACTTTCATATGAACTTTTATATACTTCTCATTCATTATGTTTATATATCTTTTGTAATTTCTTTTTTCTTTCTTCTTTTATGTATGGTTCAAAATCATCACCAATAAAATGATCTCCTCCAACATCAATATCTTCTGATAAACTATATATGATAGGATATGTACCTGGATGTATCTTAGTTACATATGCGTACTTCTGATTTCTTTCTTTTAATATTTTGTATAATACACAAGTTTCTAAATGTCTATTGTATTTTGATATTATTTTAACAGTCATATTTAATTTTATATCTTTATCTTTCATATTTATCAGATATATTTTGCAATTTAAGTTTTCTTTCTTTCTTTAATGATATAAATCTTTTAGTGTTGTATGAATAACCTCTTGTTTCAGATTCCACAAATCTAAATTCTAAATATTCTGTATCTTCATAACAAAAATCAGTATCAGTAAGGTGACGAATACCACCAATTCTTAAATACTCTAATATAAGTGATATTTCATATGTATTATTTATTTTAATTTTATTATATGGATCATTATAATCATCATTATAATTATAATAATCTGATGTATCTATAAGTATAACTTTATCTCCAACTTTCATTTATCTGTTGTAATTTTAGTTTTCTATAATGCTGTGGTAACATAAATCTATCTGTATTAAAAGTTAAATGACAACCTTCTAATATTAAACTGTAGTAAGAATTATCAGTGATATCTATATCCATTTTTATTTCTGATATTGTATATTTTTCATATTTAACTAAAAAATTATCTTCATCCCAATATAAATCATCTGAATATTTATATGGATTATCATTTATATAAATCACTTCATCTCCTACTTTCATTTATTTTTTGTAATTTTAGTTTTCTATATTCTTTAATTGATATAAAATCTGACATAAAAAAATAAGTATTCTGGTATTCTTCTTCTACTAAACATACAGAATCATTATAATTATCATTATCAGACATTTCACATATTTCGGATAGTGTATATGTTTTACCGTATACTAATGTGCGTCTATTACTGTGTGCTATATAAATTAATTTATCCCCTATATTCATTTAAATTTTTTAATTTTAATTTCCTATATTCTATATTGGTAAAAAATCTTTTTTTGTTAAATAAAAAATCAGTAATTTCAATCAATTCAAAAAATGCATCTTCTTTATTTGAATCAGATACTTCTTTCACCCATTTTGAGCTATCAGATTGTAAAAAAATTTTATAAATAGTGTAGGATGTATTATTTTTTAATGAGTCATCATTATACTTATTGTTATTATTGTATAGTTCATTCTCAAAATTATAATCTTTATTAATGAATGGATTACAATCATCGTCATATTTATCATCAGAGCTATTATCAATGCAATAAATTATATCGCCTATTTTCATTTAATTTTTTTAATTTAAGCTTTCTATATTCTTGTGTAGATATAAATCTTTTTGAATTTAAATATCGTGAGAAACCTTTTATTGATAAATATTTATTATGATCATCTTCAAAATCTTTGTGTATATTTGTTATTTTATATTTACTATTTTTGATTAAAAAATTTAGATCATTTAAATAATAATCATCTAAATATTTAGTATGATCATCTTCTATGAAAATTACTACATCACCTATTTTCATTTAATTTCTTTAACTTTAATTTTCTATATTCTTGTATAGTGATAAATCTTTTTTTATTAAACATATAATCACAAATTTCAGATAATTCGTAAAATGATGAACCGTTATATGGTTCTGGCTCTTCAAATGCATATTTACTATCATGTAAATCACCATGCTGTAAAAGAATTTTATGTATAGTATAAATCTTATTATTTTTTAATAATTCTTGCCTATTATTAAGAGAATCATCATAAAATTGAAGATCATTATAATATTCAATGTCTTTATAATTATTAATATTGACTATGGTGTATTGATTATAATCATCATCATAATCATCATTAGACTTATTATATACACAACAAATTTTATCACCTATTTTCATTAATTACTCTTCTTCATTATTTGATTCTTGAAGCATTATCAATTTAACAAATCTTGTATTTTTTTCAACTAATTGATCTCCATCACAATCAAGTATAAGATATTCTTTTGGCTCAAGTCTTAGCATGACTTGTTTAAGACTATCAAGAGTTTTAAATGCGATAGCAGTTTTTCCAAATTTGGTATTTTTCTTAGTACCCTTAACACCAGATTCTTTTAGTATATCTTTGATACGTTGATCCTCTTTTAGTTCACTAAAATCTAATATACAATTTTTATTTCCATAACGGGTTTCAAAATTATTAGGATCACGATAATCATTAGGATAATAAACTAATATATAAGAGAACTCTTTGGCGTCCATTACATTCTTAAATACTTCTCTTGCTGCATGTCCAAACTGAGCAGTAACATTTATCAATCTCATTGAATCATCATAATACTTCATCATATCAAAATCAAGTTTAATAGGATTTTTCTTGTCACCGTTAATGTATGACATGATTTCGATATCTTTGCACTCATCTCTGTCAAATGTATCACAAGCAGATTCACACCACTCAGGTATTTGAGAATCTTGTAATTCAGGATTACGATCAATATATTTTTGAATAGCTTGATATTGATTTCGATAATATCCAATTGTGATAAGTAAAGATGCTTTAACTTTACCAAGATCATTGAAATATTTTGGTTTGTGAGCTTTTCCTTTATAAAATATTTTATATCTTGTTGGAATAACATCAGGTTCATTTATTTCTTGCCCTTCAATCTTATCAACTTTAAATTTAAAAGGAGCCCAGAATGAATAATAATAATGATTATCATCTTCAACAATTTTGAAATGAACTGCATTTGTTTTTAATTTAATGATTTCAATTTTTGTTCCTGATGGTATATTAATATGGTTATAATTTGATATACCATTTTTTGATACTTCATATGTATTTAAGCCTGGCGTGTCTTTGGTACTCCAACTATCATTAACTTTTGAAACTTTGTTATTTATAATAAATACATTACCAGGTAAGCAAATATTTTTATCAATCATTTTATAATAATTTTTAGTTAAACATTTAAAGTGCAAATGTAAGGAATTATTCTGATATATTTTGTAATTTTTGTAATTTATTTTTCCTATGTTCTGTTAATGTTATAAAACAATCTTTTGAGAACCACCAACCTATATAAGAATCTTCTAATGATATGCTATAATCTTTAACTTCTTTAATTGTTGATATACTATTTAATTTAAGTCCATAATATGTTCTTTTTATATAAACTACTTTTTCTCCTACTCTGAACATAATTGAGTTAATTTTAGTTTTCTATACTCTGTTAATGTAATAAAAAAATTAGAATAATATAAATTTCCTTCTGATTTTTCTGATAATGATAATAAATATTCTCCAGCATCAGTAAGTGTATAATCTAATTGATAATCATTTATTGTATATGTCATAAAATTTATTAATGAACTATAATAATCACATGTACCCATATAAACTATTTTTTCTCCTATTCTGAACATAACTTTTCTATTTTTAATTTTCTATATTCTTGTGATGATATGAAAAAATTTGTATCGTAATGAGTATTATCATCAAATCCTCTTAGTGTAATATTATTAACCCTTATGTGACTATATGTTTTATTAGGAAATCTAATATAAGCACCTATTATTGTATATTCTTGAAATTTATTAAGAGAATCACATTTATTAGTTATACAAATTACTTTATCTCCAATTTTTATCATAAATTTTTAATTTTTTGTAATTTTAATTTTCTATTCTCTGTTATTGTTATGAACTCACATGAGTCATAAAAATTTGAAGAATTATTTTCTAAATGATAATAAAAATGAGGTAAATTATTATAATCAGAATCATTGATAGTAAATTCTATTATATATGACTTTCCTTTAATTAAGTCATAATAACGATTTCCATTATAAATAATTGTATCTCCTTCTTTAACTCTCATAAATTTTTTAACTTTTTTAATTTTATTTTTCTGTATTCCTTTTTTGTGATAAAATCTTTAAGATAAAAAACATCAGCTACTCCTTTAAATCCATCTAATGTTATATAAGTATTTACGTCATGTGTTAAACTATATTCTACTGAATATGTATTTCCATATGTTAACTTAGTAACATCATCACCAACATATACAATCTTATCAAATTGTTCAACATTATATATCATATTGTTCTAATAATTGAAGTTTTAATTTTCTATATTCTTTTAGTGACATGAAATATAAAGAATCACAAACCTCAAAATCAATTCCTTTTAAATAATAATAGATATGAAAATTTTCTATATTTTCATCATCTATCACATGCTCAATTATATAAGAATTTCCGTTGATGAAATTAGGATTATGTATTCCAATATAAATAACTGTATCACCATATTTAATGCTCATATTCTAATAATTTAATCAATTTCATTTTTCTATATTCTGAAACAGAAATGAAATCTTTTATGTAAAATAAATCATCAAAATCCCCCATTTCTTTTAAAGTTATATGATCTTGAACAGGTCTAACACATTCTAAAACATATGACACAGTATATGTATTATTTTTAGTTAATTGTTTATATCCATTTCTGATATATACTACCCTGTCTCCAACTTTAAACTTTGGTTTTATTATTTTTTTCATTTTATCGATAATTTTAAAAGCTTGTCTTTTCTTAATTTGTTTACTGCAGCATCGAAATATGCCTGATATGATTCTTTGTGTTCAACAAAAAAATCAATTGTATACCAATTGAGACACCATTCAGTTCTCATAAAATCTACATATAGTTCATGTGCAGTTTGTTCTAAGTCAGTGTGCATATTTTTTGATGTTATTGAGTTTTTCTTTTCTTAATATAATATTAGCTACATCAAAATATGATTCATATAATTCCTTATGATCAATAAAATAGTTAATGTCTATGTATAGAATATTCCAATAATTGAAACTTTTTATTCTTATATATTTTTCATATAATTCAAACGCTTTTTCTTCTAATTCGTTATGTATTCTTTCTGAGTTTTTCAAGTTTTTCTTTTCTTAATCTAATTATTGCCTTTTCATAATAATGTTTATATGCAGACTTATTTTTAATGAAATATTCAATTGAATTTGGATATTCATTAAAAATAATTCTTGTATGATTTTCATAAATTTCATATGATTCTAATTCTAATTCACTGAACATATTTTGTTTAGTTTTTCAAGTTTTTCTTTTCTTAATTTTATTTTAGCTTCAGAGTAATATTTTGAATATTTATCTCTATATTCACAAAAAGATTCAAATTTACGATAATAATTTCTATTTTCCATTATTATATGTAATCTGTATATTTGATATGCAATGTCGTCTAAATCTGTTATTTTTTGCATAATTGTAGTAGTTTTTCTTTTCTTATTACTATTACTGCCTTTTCATAATATATTTTCTGAAAATCTTTATCTTCTCTAACAAAACTATGAATAGTATAATCGTATCTTAATCCATCACAAGATGATAGTGCATAATCTAAAAATAATTCATAAGCAATATAATCTAATTTATTGTACATATTTTAATTAATTTATCAAATCTTAATTGCTTTAAAGCAATATCATAAAAAGGTTTAATGTTACTACATTTTTTTTGCTTTATAAATGAATAAAATTCAAATTGTGTTACATATCTTTGAATATCAATATATTCTTCATAAACCACGTATGCTTTTTGATCTAATTCAGTTTGAAATGTAAATTCTTTTATTTGTTCCAACATATTCTATTGAGTTTTTCTTTTCTAATTTGTTTTAATGTTATAAAATATTTCATAGGATATAATCCATTTACTCCATTAACTCTAATGCATTTTTCATTAAAGCTATTAGTAAAAACATCTTGAATGATATATTCTTTGAATTCTTTCAATCCCCTATATCCAGTGTCACCGTTTGATGTGATTTTATCTCCTCTTTTCATTTGTCTGTTTCATCATTTAGTTTTTGTAATTTATATTTTCTCATGTTAGGAGAGAATACTAATTTTATTATGAATTGATAATTATCAAAGAAAATGAATAATTTATAATCATGAGAATATATTTTTTTTCTTAGATATTCATTTCTTTCTAAATTTATATGAAATATATAAATGCTAGAAAAATATTGTTCTGAAATTGACTGATATATAAAAATATCATGATCAACTAATTCTACAATTTGAAGTTTTTCATTATAAATTCTATTAAAATCAAATTCTTCTATTCTTATGTCTTTTGAACTTAAATTATCGTTTCTATCATAAACAAAATATATAGGAATTTTTTTATCATAGAACTGTGGTAAATTAAAATCCATACTTGGATATTTAAAAATGATTTCAGTTTTTATGCTAAGATATTCTTTTATTATATTATGATTACCTGTATAATCTTTTTTGAAGTTAATTGTATTAAATTTAAGAATGTCATTCATTGCTTTATTTATTCAGTTTTTTAATTTTTATTCTTAACTCAATTTTACGAATATTACTATTCATTTTAGCAATTTCCGAATTATAATACTCTGAATCTCTATGAGACCATAGATTATATTCCATACTATATATCATATCATTCTTTCTTTGAATATAAAAATTTAATTTGATTTCATCTTTATGATACTTATTGTATATTATCATAATTACAGTGAAAAAAATATATAGAAATTTTTTTTCAGTGATAATATAATTATAAAAATAACCATAAAAATCAGAATTTTCTTTTATCTTTCTTTTGTATAAAATGAAAGAAATTGTATTTATTATGAGATATGAACATAATGATATGAAGCATATTGATATGATATTATTTGTCATCATCATTCATTTTTTTAATTTTCTTTAATTTTATTTTTAATGAGTAATTTTTCATTTTTTTTCTTATTTCTCCTTCCCCTTCAATAGCTAATTCCATGTTTGGATATGTAATTTGAATGTAATTATCATTTTTTATTCTATCAATTAAATCAACTTTATATTTAAGATAGCCATACTCAATTTCATCTTTGTGATAATTGTTATATAAAAATATAAACATAGTAAAAAATATGTAAAGAATGGGTGATTTTTTGATGTGCTCTTTTTCAAAATATACTCTATATTGTGGAGTATATTTTTTAAGCTTATTTTTTAACATAAATGAATTTATGATATAATATACATATAAGGATGCTACAATTACTAATAATGTTATCAACGTGTTTATCATATTATTTTAATTTTTTAAGTTTAATTTTTCTTTCAATTTTATTAAGTTCTTTTTTTAATTCAATCATTTCTTCATCTGTTGGCTGGATCCATCTCTCTCCTTTTATCTTTTCACATAAATATAAATGATTATATTTATTGTCATATTTTTTCCTTAATATTACTTGAAAAGGATATGATAAAAATTTTGGAGAATCAAGATAAAATGTTATATAAAAACTAAAATCATAATATTTTTTTCCATATCTTTTTTCTAAATATATTTTAGACATCAAACAAATCATTGCATATATTTCAAATAAAAAAAATATACATATTAATATGATTAATCCTGTTTTCATTGATGATTATAGATTACTTAGTTCTTTTAATTTTTCTTTTCTGATGATGTTTGAAATGCTAAGAGTTTTAAAATTTATATCATTTCTAATATCTAAACTATAATCTTCTATTTTATATTTGTTGTTAGTGAATTGGGAATAATCAAAATTTGGAAATGCTCCTATTCTAGATATATTTAGTTTAAATGACTTATCAATAATATATCCATGATCATTAAGAGTTTCACATTCATATACTATCTTATCAAAAATTTTTCTTCCAAATTTAAAAATCATTATTTTTCCTTCTAATTGAGGATTATTATTATCTTTAATTATTTTAATGTATGAATGATTTGTTTTTGAGTATTGAATATTTTTTATTCTTTCATTTGTATAATTAGAATTTGTTCTAAATTCAAGATATATTTTACTTAATTCATCTGTCATTTTGAATATACCTTTTTTCCATTTATTATCATCTATGTACTCAACGAATGCTATTTCATCTGATATAAAAGTGTTATTTGTATTAACAAAAGCAATTTCAGATATATAACTATTATCTGGATTAATGTGATTAATATATTTATTATAATATTCAAACATAAATTATTTCATTTTAGTTGATGTTTTACCATTCCAATTATCTAATTCTGCTTCTCTTGGAAACATCTCATAGAATTTCTTCCACACTTTCAAAGAACGATTCTTTTTAGGATATCTTGTCATATTTCTATTACCCCCAAATCCCATACCAATTCTAACTCCTTTGTTGTCACGTCTTACTATTGGTTCTTGCTTATTATCAAATTTTTTGTGTAAAGATAACTTTATCTGTTCTTCCTTGTAGATTTGTTTAATGATATCTTCACTTATGTTATATTGTCTTATAATATTATATAAATCAATATAAACATAACTTGATCCATATCTTACACTATTGCTACCATCCTCTTTAATTTTTAGCCATATTAATGCATATTTTTTAATTATATCAAAGTAAGTTTTTTCTACTTGATTAGGATAAATATGTAGACTCACTTGATGAAGCATGTTTCTAAGCTTTCTTAAGTACTTTTTTTCTGTCATTTCTTTTTTTGTATATTAAACTTGCGAGTGAATAATCTATTTCATTGTTATTGTATGATAATATTTCTTTTTTACCCAAAGGATATAATGTAATAATATAATTATATCTATTAAATGTTATCCAAATATATCTTTCATTGAATATTATAACACTTCTATATTTATTTTTTGATATTCTTATGGATTTTTCTTTTGATGATAAAGAACATAGTTCATCATAGTCATTATCAGATAAATTTATATTAAATCTCTCTAAATAACGTTCCTTTGTGTGAACTAAATGATGATCATATTTATGACTTATCATTTAATTTTTTTATTTTTAAATATCTCTTCATTTTAAGATATTCTGATTTACTTTTACTTGATAAAGATTCAAATCCTAACATTCTTACAAAATTTTGATCATACATTAAAATTCTATCTTTATACCAATCTGTTTTTCTATGCTCTCTTATTTTATCTAAGAAAAAAAAGCAGAATATATTAACCAAGCAAAAAAGAATATTGTATTTTGTTTCAAGAAACCATCCTTTATCTTCTTTTGGTTTTGTTTTTCTGTCTAAAATATTCGGTAGATATGCAAAGCTAGTAGAATATAAAATTATGAATATAATTATGAATATTGACATTATTTTAATTTTTTGAGTTTTAAATATCTTTTCATTTTAATATATTCTTTTTCATTTTTTTCTGACAATGATGTAGTTCCAAATGATTTTTTATACTGTGTGTAATATAAAACTATAGATTTATAATAATCAATTTTTCTATATTCTCTAATATTATTCAGAAATAAAAAGCAAAAAATATTAAATACGCAAAATAAAACAATATATTTAGTTTTGCAATCATCAGTTTCAATTTCATTAGGCTTAGTTTTTTCAATTAAAATATGAGGACATGTAGGAACACATAAAACATATATCATAAATAATATGAATGTTAATAGTGTCATATTATTTTTTTTAATTTTAAATATCTATTCATTCTGATATAATCTTTTTTTCTATCATCTTTCATATTTTCAAAATCATAAAAATCTAAAAATCTAATAGCCTTTTTATAGTAATCTATTTTTCTGATCTCTCTTATTTTATTTATGAATAAAAAACAAAAAAAATTAAAAATCATAAAAATTATTAAATACTTAATATGAGAATTTTGTACATCAATACTGTTGATATACTTAATAGTATCTACTATTTCAGTTTTTTCAATTAATATTCTTGGAATAAAGAGGAATCCAAATAGATAAACTATTAATACATACTCCATATTATATTTTTATGTTACTATTCTTATTTGATTATAATAATTAGCAAAAATACTACTTTTTTTTAAATCTACCAAATATTTTATTCAATTTTATTCAGAATATAAAATTATTTATATTTAATGCGTTAAATTATATTAATATTGATAATATTATAATAAAGTATTTTTGTGTATGATAATATTATATTATCTTTGTATTCAATTTTATTATTAAATTTATTATGCTTAATTAAATTATTATATGAATGAAGATGTAAAAAATAGATTACTATCTGTTAATGAATTTGGTATTTTAAGAAAATTGATGTCAGAAGAAGAAATAAAAATTGCAAATATTCTTGTTAAAGAAGGATTAATGCATAAAGGTATTTCAGATGATAAACAACATAGTGTTTGCTATTTTACAATATAAAAAATTAAAAATATAAATCATGCAACTAATGGATGGATTTTCTTGTTTTGAATTAGAATCACCTTTTGTTGAATATTTCAATAGGTGTAAGGAAATTGGTATGACTAGACTACAAATTCAAAAGAATTTTAAGTATTTAGATCAATATTATGGAGAAATGGTTATAGATAAGCTTATGATTGAGATTATTTTTAAATCTGATCCATCATTAGATAAGTTATTTAATAATTGGTGTAATGTAAATAATATGAACTAATCATGATTAAAAATAAAAAAACAATAGTAAAGATTGAATCTGATATTGATTATCCTAATAATGGAATATTAAATATGTCTAAATGTAAGAAATTTCCTACATATGGTGAAACTGATACAATTAAGGATAAAAAATCTAATTATAATGATTGTTCTGATTTGTATTCAATCTATAACTTAAATAAGGAAGAAATTGGTAAGTATTTGAATACTTGGTATGTAGGAGAATTATTAAAATCTAAAAAAGGAGACTTTATTATTACTGATGAAATAGTTACTGTTAAAAAAGTAAATGAACACACATCTAGCTGTTTGTATCATAAGGAATATAATCCAGTCACATTAAGAATATTGTGTCCAACAGGAGCAAAATTTGAACTTGATGATAACGGTTATAAGTTATATCAAATGAAAGCACAAATTCATTCTATTGATGATTCATCTTATGGAGTTTGGTTTGAAAATAAACCAATTGAGGAATTGAGATTAATCAGAATAGAAATAATGAAGTGGTTAAATTCACAGAAATTATTAGATGGTGATGAATTTATAAATTTTTGTGTAAGTCTTGGCGCTGATGAAGAATCAATAGATTATAATTAAAACTACATAATTATGTTAAACATTTTTACTGAAGAATTTATTAAGGAAATTGGCTTCAAATTCTCAAAAGGAGATGAAAATAGTCAATACGGTGAAGCAGTTAGTATAAGACCAAGAGGTATGACAGTCATCAACTGGAATAATGAAGGACATACATGTACATATTTTGGTGATAAGTTGAATGACAATGTTTCTGTGTCTATAAAAAAAGATGCTGGTTCAAGGACAGCATTTAATGGATATGTTTATTCTCAAGATGATGTAAGAATGTTAATTGATAGAACTTTATAACAATTTAAAAATATATAATATGGCAATTTTAGTAGGAATTATTGAAAGTGAAATTAGTTATTCAAATTGTTATGGTAGTCAAAATGATACAATTAGGAACTTAATTATCATTAAAGAAGGTTCAACATCAGACTTAATAGTTTATTCGAAACAAAAACGTCAAGATGTAATAGATGGTCGTTTAGAATTTGATGTTCTTATAAAAACTCATAATCAGTGTTTAGTAGAGGGCAGAAAAGCACTTAAAGAGTATAGTGAAAAAGCTGAAATTATTCGTCAAAAAATTGATTTTGAGAAATATAAAGATATTATGATTTTAGAGGGTATGATAGTTTAAAATATGGAAGAAAAAGAATATATATTATGCTCAGCTATTAATATTAATGATATAATTATTAGTGGAAGAAGACACAATGATTGTTATGATACATTGAGTAAACTTGAAATTTCTTGTGAGTCTAAAAAAATTCATGAGCCTAATAGAAAAGAACAAGGATTTTTAACTTCAACTGGAAGATTTGTTTATAGAAAAGAAGCTTGGAATATAGCTAAAAATAATAATCAAATCAAATATGGTAGAGATACCGCAGAGAATGGAGATGACTCTGAATTGATATCTGAGAATTTATTTGGATGATTAACATTATATAACTATAAAAAAAGTAGAATTATTCATTTAGTTCTACTTTTTTTTATTATCTTTGTAATCTAAAACTAACTATATGAATAGATATAAAGAAGCTAGAAGAGTTTGTATACATAAGAATGCGATTCTTAAATTATGGATAACTGAAAAAACAAAAGTTTCATTGTTAAGAGTTATTGTTCATGATTTAGAAAAAATGATTCTAATTCTTATCTTAGGCGATATTATTGCTACTAAAATACACAGAAGAGTGGCAAGGCATCACAATATAAAGACTGATAAAGATTTCTATGAAGCATATTTGGATTGGGCATCAGCAAGGCATACTAAGCCAGAGATGCAAATGGACGCAATTCAAACCGCAAGTAAATATCATCCAGAATTATTGCAAAAATGTGTAGAACATTATACTGAAGTTAGATTTAAATAATAATAATATTATGAACAAATCAGAAAAATTTTTAATTTATGTTCCAATTATTGGAATAATCATTTTGATTATAATATTGAATAGTGACAATATAAGATACGAAAATGTGCATTATGATGATATTAAGAATTCTGTTTGGGTTCAAACAATATCAGTTATATATTTTTGTGCTATGATTGGTTTGTGTATTGATAAAATAATAATAGTATGAAAAATTATAATGGAATTTTATTTTGTATTTATTCTTTAGTACTTTCTTTTTTAGTACTTTTAGATATCAACATAAATATGTTAATTAGCCCTTTTCATATTATATTAGATGCAACATTGATTTGTTCATCTGGGACTTTCTTAGGATTTGGACTTTATATAATAATTAAAAAATTAAAATCATGAAAAAATCTATTATTTACTTTATGATGTGTTTGGCGTTTTTTGCTCTATTTGTTATAAATATCAATTTGAATACATCATTCAGTGTTTTTCATACTGTTATGTCGTCATTATTAATTTGTGCTTCTGGTGTATGTTTAGGATTTGCAATTGGAAATTTAATAAATAAATGAAAATTAAATAATGAAAAAATCTATTATTTACTTTATAATGTGTTTGGTTTTTTTGATTCTTTTTGTGTTATTTGGAATAAATCTTAATGAAAACACTCCTGTTAGTTATTTTAAAATTATCATATTATCATTTTTGATTTGTTCTGGTGGCGCTTGTTTATGTATTGCTCTTGGAAAAATTATAGATAAATAAAAATCATGAAAAAAATAAATTCTTCTTATTATTTTGCAGCATCTGCATTTTTGTCTTTTCTGCTAGTTATTCTATTCATTTTAAATAAATCCATAGGATTAACTGATCCAGTATTTATAGTATTATTGTTCTGTGCTGATGGATTATTTTTAGGAATTGGTGCTGGTAAACGTAGATATGAATAATAAAAATTAAAATTATGAGAAAATTAAATAAATTCTCTGATAACTGTGACAAATTACAGTTTGGAGATTATATTCTATTTCAAGAATATAAAGATAAAAATTCACTAAGTGAAGATATGTTTAAAGTTACAAAACCTATATTCTCTATTTATCTTGGTTGCTTTGTTGCAGATATGGCGTTATCATTTAATTATGTTGAATGGATTAATGATAATAGAGAAGAAGTATCAGATTTTAAAAGTCACTATGAATGGGTTGATTGTGTGGATATACTTGGTATTTGGAAAGTTAGACCAACATGGCAAGAAATTATTTCTAAATATAGAAATCAAGAAATTAAAGATTTTGTGTCAAGTAATGATATTGATTGGTAATAATAAATAATGACTGAATCATTAAATAATGATATTAAATATGTAATTGGTCAAAAAGTTTGGATTGAGTATTTAGGAAAATCTAAAAGAAAGGCTATTATACTTGGTATCAGTGAAGATATTATAAAAATAAAATTTTCATATTGGGGTGTTGATATTGAAGATTATGTTAGAGACATTGAAGTTTTTCCTTTAATGATTGATGATTATATTAATGAGATTAAATTCACTATGAAAATATTAGGTTATGATTTGACTTTTGTTGAAAATTATTTAAGAAAAATTAAATTATTAAAATTGAATAATAATTCTAATAATAATATAACAAAAGAAGAAGAAGTTTTTGAGAATTTTGAAATTAAACATATTGAAGAATATGTATTAAGAATTAAAAATAATTAATGTAGATGATTGAAAAAGTGTTGAATATCAGTGAGGAATTAAAAAGTAAATTACCTGATGATGCAAAAGATTTAAGAATGATTGATAGTAGATTATATTTCAAGACAAAAGTTGGTGGTAAAAAATTTATGATAAAGTATATAGAATATGAATAAAATTATAGGTAAAACAGAAGAAGAAGGAATAATAATATTAAAGGAAAATCATATAGATTATAGAGTTGTTAGAAAAAATTCTATTGATTATATAATCACTTGTGATTATATTCCTGAAAGATTAAACTTAGAAGTTGATAATGGTATCATCACATCTTTTAGTAAAGGATAAACAAAAACACTAATATTTTGAAAATTATATCAAAATTTAAAGATTATTATGACTTCCTAACAGGTATTTATGGAGTAGATCCATTAATAGTTTTGGATCGGTTAGATTTTTCTATGCCAATATTTAGAAATTTTCCTCCTAGTAAGGCATTTCCTGATGGTGATATTGAAGAAGGTAAGCTCAGATTATATATTGGAGGGTTTTATATTGAAGCATACTATAATGGTGATAAAATATATTATGGTGAAGAATTAAAACAATTTGCTATTGTAGAAAAGCACTCAAGTTGGTATTACAGATATCATATGAATAGTACAGAAAAACCAAAAGATAAGGTTTCTATTAAAGTTAAATCTTCCAGGTATCATTGTGAATCATTTAATTTGTTTATCATAAAAGATACATTAAAAATGAATGATAAATATAATTGTCCAATACTTTCAATAAAAAACGATGAGTCAGATAAAAACATACATAAAAATTGTATTTTAAAAGATTTAAATCTTAATTCGTTTATTTCACCTGAAGAAGTATATAAAATGATATCTGATTGGATTTCATATCAACGAACAATTGCAGAGGAACATGTAGATACTATGACTAATGTTCAAAAAATAGAATCAAAAGGATTTGACAAAAAAACGTCTTTCAGACCTAATATGAAATAATATTATGATATACAATATTGTTGATTCTGAAACAGGACAAAATATCACATATGATAGTAATAGTAATAGTACTATTACTAAAATTAATACTGATAGAGAAAAACTTGATAGTATTGATGATAAAGTTATAGAATCTTACATAAGAGAGAAAAAATTAAATAATATTAAAAAATCAAAATAGTTTATGAATAATTTTCCTTCAGATTCATTTATTCATTCATGTGATAATATATTTTATGGTAAAAAGGCATATAAAAAAACTATTAAATATGAAGAATCAATTGAGGATAAGCTTGATAAAATTGATTTTAGTATAATAGAAAGATATGTCAGGAATAAAAAATTAAAAAACATAAATAAGAAATAATATGTATAATTTAGAAGATGACTTGAATTTGAATTTTGATGCTTTAATTAATGAATATAAAAATAAAAGAAATCCTTATGATTACGTAAATATCAGAGATATTGAAGAAACTGATGAAGAAAAACTTGATAATATTGATATTAGAGTAATTGAATCATATGTTAGAAAGAAAAAATTAGAAACCATAAATAAGAAATAATATGAATAACGATGAATTATTAGTAATGTTAAGCTGTGTTAGTAATAGAAGTTTGAATCAAACTAAACTATTATTTGATTTGTGTGATAATGACTTCGAAAAATTAATGAAAGTAGAAGCTTGTGTGAAAAAGACTTTTGTTTCTTATTGTCCAGGAGATAAGGAACTTGTTAATGAGTTAGTTAATACTTGGGATGAATTAAGAAAAAAAGAAAAATCTAAACAAAAATAATCATGAATACATATTTATTAATATTGCTAGGTATTTGGATTGCATCATTGATTGGTGTTATTTCAATATTTGTTATTTCAAATTATATTGAAAAAATAAAAAATAAAAGGTTTGTAGAGTGGTGGAACAAAAATATTAGTCATCTATTAAATCCGGATGATCCTAGATTTTAAATCTAACAACAGATGTTTAAAACAGGCGAGAAAGTATTATGTTTGCTAGATGATTATAAATATGATTATTTATATGGATATCATGTTAAAACACAATTATTAAAAAAGGGTAAAATATATACTATCATGAATCCTTATGATATAAGTTTAGAAGAATTACCAAATTACTCATTCTCAGATGGACATTTTATGTCAATGAGTGAATTAAGAAAGAAAAAACTTATAAAATTATCTGAATGTTAAATATAGGAGATAAAGTAGTCTGTATTAAAACATTTGATAGTGACAGAATAATTTGTGATCAATTAATTATTGGAAAAGAATATGAAATATTAGATATTCATCAGAGTGTATATCTATATGAAGATCTTGAATATTTTAAACTTGTTGGTGTTGCATATAATCAGGAGTCATATAAATTTTTATCTATTCCTGACTATATAAAAAAAGTGAGATTAGAAAAACTTAATATTATAAAAAATGTTAAAATCAGGAAATAAAGTAGTGTGTATAACTGATGAAGGTTATTATGAAAATCGTTATGCATTAAAAAAATATACTAATTATATTATAAGAGATGTTTATTATGAATCAGTTAAACTTTCATTAGGTAATGTATATGTTTATGATAGCGAAATAAACTGGCGTCCTACTCAATTTGTTAAATTATCTGAGTATAGAACACTTAAACTTAATAAATTAAAACTGTGCTAAAAATAGAAGATTATATAGTATGTATTGATGTTATTAGTCATACTAATAGTGATAAACTTACAGTAAAACATTTATCTCTAAATAAAAAATATTCAATTAAAATATTTTTTGATAGAAATACTGGCTGTGAATATTCTTATTATCAGGATTATTTAATAGTTAATGAAATTAATCATTCATATATTTATGCTTCAAATAGATTTATTACTGATAAAGAATATAGAAAACGTAAACTTTTAGAAATAGATAAATGTTAAAAGTAGGGGATAAAGTAGTTTGTTTTGATATTATTAGCCACACTAAAACAGATAATAATACAATAAAAAATCTAATATTAAATAAAACATATACGATTAAGATGTTTTATGATATAATTAATTCTAAAAAAACTAATTATGATGACGATTATTTATTTGTCGAAGAGATTGATAATAGATGCATTTACTCATCAAGTAGATTTATGCTATTATCAGAATACAATAAAAAATTCAAAATTGGAGATAAAGTTGTATGTATAGATAATAGTGGCAAGACAATTAATTCATTAAAAAAAGGAGATATTTATACAATATCCAATTATGTGCCATATATTGATAAGTATGATGAAATAGTTGAAAATGTACATTTATATGAACAGCCTGGTGGTAGATATTATCCTGATAGATTTATGAAATTATCTGAATATAGAAAAAATAAACTCTTAGAAATAGAAAAATGTTAAAGGTAGATGATAAGGTAATTTGTGTTGATAATGGTAGTCACAGTGAAAATGATAAACTCACAATTGGAGAATTGAAACTCAATAAAATATACACTATTAGAATATTTTTTGATAATGACACCAGAAAGAGAACTCAGTATTATACTGATCTTTTATTCTTTACTGAAATTAATGGTTGTTATTATTATCCATCTTATCGGTTCATGAAATTATCTGATTATAATAGAAAAAAGAAACTGTTAAAAATTGAGAAATGTGTGAATATATTAAATTAATTGAACATTTTAAAGATGGTGATAGAATTGTTTGTGTTGATAACTCAGGATTAGGAAATGTTTTAAAAACTGGTACGACATATATTGCAGTAAGATTTAACACAGAAGTTCATTGCATATCTTCAATGTCTTATACTCCACAAAGATTTATCACATTAAAAGAATATAGAAAACAGAAACTAATAAGAATAGAAGATGTATGATTATATCGCAATAAATCAAAACGATAGATTTTATAATGGTGATAAAATAGTTTGTGTTGATAATGACAGAGTTGGAGAATTAAAAATTAATAAAATTTATATTGCTTGTATTGGATTTGAAATGATTAGAATAGTAAATTATAAAGATTATCCTATTGTTTATAAATCATATAGATTCATTCTATTGAAAGAATATAGAAAGCAGAAAATTAATCAATTGAAGAAATGTTCAAAGTAGGAGATAAAGTTGCTTGTATAAATGGCTTAGTTAAGAATACATATGTAAACAGTCTAAAAATAAATAATATTTATACAATATCAGAGATTCGTGGTATATTGGTTAGATTACATGAAACTAATATATGCTACAACTCTAATAGATTTATGTCATTACAAGCTTATAGAAGAGTTAAACTTAATCAGTTGATGAAATGTTCAAAGTAGGAGAAAGAGTTGTTTGTGTGAATGATAAGTCAATAATTCCAAATAAAATTCTATTTATAAAAAAAAATAATATTTATATTATATCGGAAAATATAAATGATTCAGTTAAATTGATTGAAGATAATATATATCTTTATTCAGAGACAAGATTTGTATCATTAAAAGCTCACAGGAGAATTAAACTTAATCAGTTAATGAAATGTTCAAAGTAGGAGATAGAGTTGTTTGTATAAATGATATACCATTTAATAGAATGAAACCTTTACTTAATATCTATAAATATAAAGTCTATACTGTAAAAAGTAGTGATGATGATTTTACCGAGTTATTTGAAACACATAATTTTTATAATTCTAATAGATTTGTTCTATTATCAAAAATAAGAAAACAAAAACTTAATAAATTAAACATATTATAATGGTTAAAATAGGAGATAGAGTAGTTTGTGTAAATCCAGGTAAAATTAATTCTGAACACTTAAAAATAAAATGTTCATATTTAGTATTGTTTGTTATTGATTTTCATGCATCAGGATTAGATGGAGTTAAAATACGTATAGATAATGATACTAAAATTTTTTATAAGATGAAAAGATTTATATTATTAAAAGAACAAAGAAGAGATAGATTAAAACAATTGGAATGTTCAAAGTAGGAGATAAATTAGTTTGTATTGATATTGATAATCTGGTAAATATTGATAAATCATTATCATTAAATTATACTGAAATATACATAGTAACTAAATGCGATAGTATTAGAGTTGGAAGTGTAGAACTGAATAGTGTTGAAATAAATTGTCGTGATTTTCTTTATGACCGTAATAGATTTGTATTATTATCTGAACAAAGAAGAAATAAATTAAAACAATTGGAATGTTCAAAGTAGGAGATAAAATTCAATGTATAAATAATAAGAATTTGAATCATCTTAATAAATTAAATCAATTGAAATATTTTTGTGTTTATACTGTAACAGATTCTATGATAGTAGGAATTAAAATAAATGATCTTAATTGCATTTATTCTGAAACCAGATTTTTATTATTATCTGAACAAAGAAGAAATAAATTAAATAAAATAAATAATTATGAATATAATATGTAAATTTTTTGGACATAAGCCAGATTTAATCAAGCTTATTGATAGTGAAATTGATCTGAGCAATAAAGACACTAATTACACAACTAACTGTACCAGATGTAATAAATTGATGACATATGATGAGTGTTGGAAACATAATTCATATAAAATGGTAATAATATTGCAGAATAAATTAAAAACTATATTAAAAAATAAGTAAAAAAATGAGTAAATATATTTATATTAAAGCTGATACTAATGATGGTGATTACATTAGTAAAAAAAGTGAAATAACAGACGATCAAATTGAATTAATAAAACCAGTAATTGAACAACTTAAATTTCGTAAAGATAAACTTAACGAAGATAAAATGCATAATTGGAATGAATGGCGTCATAACTGGGTAACATCAGAGTATTCAGAATCAACACTATATGATATGTATATAGAAACTAATTTATTGACTCAAGAACAGGTTGATTTGTTCGATGAATTCGTTCCATTTGGTGAATATGGAGTTCATACTGTTGAAAGTGTTGAGATATTAAAAGAAGGTGAAATGTTATTTTAATAAAAAAAGGGAGAATCAATTGATTCTCCCTTTTTTTAATCTATTTCATCATCTAATGTTTCTTTTGAATTTGATATTAGTTCTTTAATTTTATTCATGAATAATTCCTTATCAAAATAACAGTCAGTTATATTTCCTTCTGATATTAGTTTTTTTATATGTTCATCATAATCTGTAATAGCAAATTCCCCTCCCTTGAATACTATTAATGAATTTGGACTTCTTCCTTCTGAAGCATAATTTCCACAACTATGCAATACTAATATAAGTAAATCAATAGAATTATCTTTATAATTCTCCAATCCTCTCACAATTACTGATTCTTCTAACTGAATGTATTTCATAGTTTTTTATTAAGAAATCATTTCATTGACATCTACAAATTCTACTTTATATGACAAATAATAAGGATCATGTTTGTCCTCATAGTATTTTTCAACTTTTGTTTCTACTTCAGTTTGTGATTCTGCTTCTACAATATGAAATTGTTCAGATGTTGAAGTTTTTCCTTCATAATAAGATTTGGTGACTTTCAAATGTGCTAAGTAAATCATATTTTTATATTTTTTAATTGTATTACAAAAGTAAACAAAAAAATCTGTTACCATACTATGATAACAGATTTTTTATTTATTAGATACTATATTTAATATAAATTAAATATTTAATCTTCTGGATTTTCTGGTTTAATTTTAATCATTAAAGATTTGATAGTTGATTCCAACTCTGTGCCTTTAACAGTTTCTAGTAATCCTTCAATTCCACCTTTTCTGAATATATCAGTCCAATTACCACCTTGTTCTTTTAAGTTTTTAGCAAGCATTTCAGTAGTTTTAACACCACCAAGAGTAATCATTGCTTCAATCAATTTAGGTGTGATAGCTTTCATCTGTGCATCATATTCTTTTGTTCTGATTTCAGATTTTTCTTTATCTACATCAATGTCATGTTTATCAATTAAACTTCTAATTTCAAGAGCCATAACACTAATCTCATCCAAAATGAGTTGTTTTTCTTTCTTAGCGTTAGCGTTAGATAATTCTAAGGAATTTAAAACTTCTGTTTTTTGTTTGTTGATTTCTGAACGAACTTTATCAGTTTCAAATGATTCATTAAGTATTTGACGTTTAATGTCTTCTGATTCTTTTGTTAGTTCTAATTCTTTCTTAGCCTTGTTGATATTCATATTTTGTTTTACAACATCTTTCTGATAATCTTTCAAGTAATATGAAATTTCATTATCTCCAATAGTAATATTCAGTACTTCAATATCATAAACCTGCATTCCATTTTCATCAAATGTTTTACCTGGTCTTTTCTTACCTTCTTCTGCAACACCTAAAATAGTATCACGAAGAATATCTGCAGCATCATTATTGAAATCTTCAATATTGACTTTCTTAACTTTGTTTCTGACAATTGAACGAAGATGTTGAGTTAATAATTTAACATAGTTTCCTACATTAAACCATTTTTTGTTATCTCCAGTGAAGTTTACTCTATAAGATAATCTAATTGTTACATTAACTAAATCTTTTGTTTCAGCTTCAATAATATCAGATACAATATTATTTGTAGTTTGTAAATAAACAGTTTTGAATAAATCATGATCTGTTTTAGGCTTACCAGTTGATAATCCTAATACTTCAAGAGTTTCATCAAATTCAAGTAATCTAACTTTTGGTCCAATTACTACTTCACGTTCTCCAGTTTTCTTAACAACTTGAATTGCAAATCCTGGCCAAACATTCATTGTTACAGCGCCATCATATTTGGTGTCCATTGTCAATGTTCTTGGTTTAGTGAAAGAACTTTTTCTACTCATTTCATCAGCCATGTTCATAGTTGATGAGTAAGCTTTAGTTCCTTTTGATATACTACGATCGGAAATATATGCATTGCTTCTTCCACCAAGATCACTTAAATCACTATTACCAATTTCAGTTTCTAATGTTTTGTTATAAGCTACTGCATCTGTACTAGTTGGAAACCATAACTTTACTGTTTGTTCGTCCAATACACGTTTAACAATTACTTCTGTTCTTGGATCTGGATTGAACATCTTTGGTCCTTTGTATAAAGTAATCTCACCTGATTCTTTATTGAGTACATATCGAGCTTCACCTCCTGTGATTGCTACAGCATAATGCATAACTTTATCATCATATTTTACTACTGCATGTTCCTCACGTGGAAAGTAAATTTTTTGCTCTTTACCTGTAATGAACAACTCTTCACCTGTAAGATATTTTTTTGTTCCTTCTTCATAATCAGCAATAACTTTGATATAAATACCCATGTTATTGTTTAATTCAACTGCTTTGAATTTTTTCTTGCCTTCTTGTTCAAGAAATTCCTCAGTTGGCTTTGGAAATACAACAGATGGTCCTTTTACATAACGTTTAGCTCCATTTTGATCCAATAGAATACAATATTCTAATCTTTCTAATGTTACTGCTTTACGAACAAATAGATCATTTTCATCAGATACAACTTCAATACCAGTAGGTGGAATGTAAAATGATACATCAGTACCTTTAATTACAAATAATTTACCTGTAACTAATTCATCTGGTGAGATTAATTGAACCTTTTTTTGTTTCTTATCATTTTTGTTTTCTGTGTCAGTTGTAGCATCAGTTGTTTTAATAATTGAATTACTAATATTACTTTTTGCTTCATCTTCATTATAAACTCGTACAATAAGATATTCATTATACTTCAAATTGTGTCCAGATAATACTCTACCAATTTGCTGAGGCCAAAGTGGAAATGTTACAGGACCAGGAATGTTAATTTTACTACCAATCTTCAATGGTGTTAAATTAGAACTTTTTCCTTTGTTTGGATAAAGAGGATCTCCATCCTTAGGTGCAGCGGGATTGCTCAATACAATGTATTGTCCTTCATCTGCTGATAGTGAAACTTGAATTGCTTCTGTAAAGTTTTCCGATTGACGAAATGTTTTTGTGTCTTCATCAAAAGTTACTACTCTGTCAATTTCACCAATACTCTCTTTGTAAGGACCAACAGCTACTGCTACCTGTCCTGAAGCTCCATCTTGAATATACACAAATGTTCCTTGTGGTAATACTAGATCGCTCCTTTTGTTTTCATAACCCATAAATTACTTTTTATTGTTTTAAATTAATACTAGAAAATTATATAACTATATTTTTAAATTGTTTGCTATATTTATTTTTTGTAATTTGAAATTTCTACTAATTTTTATACTTTCGTTTAAATGATGTTTTATTAAATCCTTTACTGATGAACAACTCATAATTGTATTCATTCTATCTGAAAATAACCATTCCTTGGAATTTATATTGTATGTTTTATTAATATCATGCAATATATTATTAATAACTTTAATCTGAGGTTTAAAAATTGTTCCTACTTCAACATATTTAACTATATAATCATCATTTAAATTAGATGATGATGTATCATTTGATAATGTATATGATACAATTTCTAAATTTATTTTTGTTTCAATCATTTCTAATGATACAGTACAACAATAATAATTTTTTTCTTTATTATATGATGATATTATGCATCCTAAAATTTTTTTATTCATTATTTATTTTCTTTGATAGTTTGTAATACAAATTTCTTATCAATGTGATTAAACTCGCACCAATCATCTAATAAATCAAATGACATGACTTTAAATAAAGTCATTTCACCACCAAATTGACATTCAAAATATTTTAGTACTTTATCTTTATCTGATAACTTTTCCCATACATCTGGTTCTTCAGAATCACTTAAATTATAACTAAATATAAACATTATTCTAATTTTTTTATTTGTTTTTCGTCAATTTTTTTTATAAACCTTTCAGGAAATTTTTCTTCTGCTCCTGTTAAATACCAGTTATTTTGATAGTATTCTCCTACTACCCATCCATCTTTACCAATATTTATCCAATAATAACCATCATATCTCATATTTTTATGTTCTTTTTCTATTATTTAATTGTGGATATTCATCTTTCATATTTTTAGTAAATTTCAAACTTTCAGTACGACGCCAATTCAAATTAGTTTGAACAATTGGTATCCATTTAGTTTTTGATACTACTTTGTAAGGATTTTCTAAATTATCTTTAGTCCATTCAAATACATCAGGCAATGATTTTGGTATGAAATAATAATACCATCCTTCTGTGCATACAGCAGATATTATGCCATATTTTTCATATATTTCCTCAAATGCACAATCATATGGTTCATACATATAATCAAACAACCAATCTGTTAGACTCTTTCCTGTTAAATGCTCAATATATTTACCTTTGAATTCATGATATTTTCCTGCTCTTTCCCAGTGCTGTTTTATCACAACTGGATCTTTACTAACCTTATCATAATGATTATCATCAAATCTGTGAGTTAAATACTTGTCAGCATAATAACAAATTTTTATTATATAATAATCTTTACATTTTATTCTAGTCATTTTTTAATATTTTCATTGTATACTCATTGATAATGGTATTTAATGGACAATCTGAAATATCTTCTTTTGTTAATTTATGACATAATCTATCTTCCATACAGTCCATGCATAGCATTTTATCTCCAACTCCAAATTTTTTCCATATTTCATGAGATACCATATAGTAATCTTTATTATCAACAATAGTATCTTTGCCACAATCAGAACATAACCATTGTGATTTTTTTGTTACCTTTCTGCTATCTTTCATAAATTATTTCAGTTTTTGTATTTTCTTTTTTCTTAGATATTTTTCAATATCTTTTATATCATAATAAGATGTAGTACTTTTAATTTTATCATCTAATTTATAAAATTTCAATACTGATTCAACATCTTTTATATTTAATTTGTCTAATTTTTCACTGATACTTAATTCTATGTTATCATTTTTTAATTTATTACCTGGTTTTATTTTCAATATAAAATTGTGTATAATATCTATTATAGCACAAAAAAATAATAGAACATATTCAGTTATTGATTCATAACCAAATTTTATTAATAATACAATCATTAATAAACATAAAAAAACTATAATACCTCCACCTATTATTAACCCCATGACTAATGATTATATTAGTTTTTGTATTTTCTTTTTTCTTAAATATTTTTCAAGTTCTTTAACATCGTAATCCAATGCAGCACTTTTAATTTTATCATCTAATTTATAAAATTTTAATATAGTCTCAATATCTTTTGAATTATAGTTATCTAGTTTATCACTAATACTTAATTCTCTAACCCTTATATTTTCTTTATACTCAGGAGTTTTTTTAATTTTTATTTTTCTACAAAAACATCTAGCATTAGTTATAATATAATCAAAAAAATTATATATTGGTTCAGATAACAATGCTATTATAATAAAAAATGCAAGCAATAAACACAAAATTTCAAATATAGTCTCCATATATTTTATTTAATTTTTTTCAATTTCTTACTTCTGAGATAATTTTCAATTTCTGAAATCTTAAATTCATTTAGAGTTTTTAATGTATTTTCATCTGACTTAAAATATCTCAAATGAGCTTCAATATCTTTTATTTTTAATTTATCTAATTTCGTACTTACTCTATAGTTTTTTTCAATTATCAATTTTTTATAATCAGGAGTCTTAGTTACTAAATATTTTAATAATATTGTAGATACTTTAATGACTAATAATTTATAATACATTTTTATGTTATACCAATATGCAATAATTACTGATAATGTAATAGGAAATATGATTACAAAAAAAATTAATTTTAATACTACAATCGTCATAATTATTTTTTTATATTATCAAAGATAATATTTTTTTTTGAATTATACAAATAAAACATATAGTTATTTTAATTTATCTGACTTTTTAATTTTTTTGTCATAATGATTAGTAAATCTTATTCTATCATCATCAGATAAATCTTCACCACACCAGTCCAATATTCCTAAATCATCATCAATTTCCCATTGACTTCTTGGTGTTAATTTAAAGTAATTTGAAGGTCTCTGAAATGATTTCTCAAACATTTGTCTTTCTGTCATAATATTTTAATTTTAATAATTTTAATTCTCTAATTTTTTTTAATTTAATAAAATTTGAAGATTCAAAGTTTATATCTATAGTATTATTATTTTTTTCAAATCTAAGAAATATATTCATTCCATTGTTATTAAATGATGGATATATTGTGGATGAAATAATGAATATTTTATTGTACAATTCACTATCTTCATTTATGCAAACAACTTTATCTCCTCTATTAAAATAATAATAATTAATCATTATTCAATGTAACTAATTTAATTTTTCTTGACTTTTTTGTAAAATAACATTCAATATAATTGAAATCCATAAAGCACATAGAAATATATTCAGTGTATTCAAAATCTATTCCTACCATTTCACATTTATAATCTAATATAGAAATTCTATTTTTTACATGACATATAAATTTTGATATTATATCAATGTCAATTTTATTAAGAAAAAATTCGTATTCTTCTTTGTTTATATTATCTCTACTAATTAAATAATTTGCATGTCCAATCATAACATTAATTATTCAATAAAATTATTTTATCTTTTCTGATTTTTGATGTATAATATTTACACTCAATCCAATTTCCATTGTCATCTTTTCCTTTTTCTATAAAATTGGTGCAAAATTTCCAACAATTTATAGATAATATATGAGTATTTATTGTTGGCTTGTTTTTACAAGAGCATAAATTTATATGATCTTTGTTATAAGTTCTATATTCAATATTTTTCTCTTTTTTGTAATATTTCATCAATCTAATTTTTCTAATTTCTTATTTCTTAGATAATTTTCAATATCTTTTAATTTAATGGTTTCTAATAATTTATTAGGATTTTTTAATAATTTTTTATAAGATTCAACTTCTATCTCTAATGCATCTCTTTCATTTTCAACTAAATTGAATTCATGTAATGTACTAATATATTCACGAAATATGTGATCGTATTTATCTTTTAATTTCTCATATTCATCAAAATCTACTCCTGATATTATTTTAATGCTTTTTTTATTTTTTTCCATATTGTAAAATTTCTAATTTCTTTTTTCTTAGATAATTTTCAATATCTATGATATTTAATTGTGGTAGAACAAATTTTGGATCAGTAAAATTTTTATTTAGTTCATCAAAAAAATAATTCAAATTTTTATGCTCATTTTCTAATTTATAAAATTCATTTCTTGATGTGTTGCGTTGCCTTAATGCTTCATCATAATTAGTTCTCAATGATTGTTCAATTTTAATATGATCTGAATAAATGTTATCAAATTTATCAGTCAATTTGAGATAACGACGTTCTAATTCATAATATTCTTTATCGCTTTTCATTTATTCTATTTAATTTAGTTTCACGTACATAAGATTCTATTATATTGAAATCTATATCGTTTAACACTAATTTTGTATTTGATAAATAAGAATGTATTTTATCATTATAAAATCTCAATTCGTTATTTTCATTGTAAATTTTATTGAATTTTGATTTTAATTTGCTAAATTCGTTCTCTAAATTTTTATAATCTTCATAATCATTTATGTTCATATACTATTCATTTAGTGCTTATTTTTCTAAGCTTGGTCTTACGTATATAATTTTCAATCTTAGATAATTTTATGTGGTGTAATATTTGTTCTGGATTTTCTATAATCTTGTTTCTT